AGTTAATATGTTTATTACTGAAGGTAAATATAGATTACAAGTAAAACAACCAAATGATCAACAATAATGAAGTATATTGAGTTACAAACCGCTTTTGAATTAGAGATAGATCAATTAGACAATAATCTAACAAAACCTACTACTTCAGATATTGAGTATTGGTTAATGGCTGGGTTAGATAAATTTATTAAAACTAGATACTCCGGTATCAATTTTAAGCAAACTGGATTCGAACAAGATCAAAAAAGAATAGATGACCTGCGTACATTAGTTACTAGAAAGTCTTATCAATTCACTACATATCCAGAAGAATATTCAGTTACTCTGCCGGATGATTATATGTTTACTGTAGGAGAAACAGCTGTAATATTTAGTTATGATCATTGCTGGCCTGTGGGTCCAAGTGGTCAACCAAGAACTAAAAATGTAGATGTGTTAGAAGCTACAGTAGAAAATATTGACAGACAAAGACAAAACACTTTGTCAGAATACAGATTACATGGTAGATCAGCTAGACCATTAAGATTGTATGAAGGTAATGCTATTCATTTATATACAGATGGCAATTACAATATAAGAAATTATATTCTCACTTACTTGAGAACTCCTAAAAAGATTAGCCTTACTGATGCACCATTTGATGAGTACACAGATATGCCAGCTGCAACTCACAATGAGATAGTTAAGTTAGCGGTAGAGTTGTATTTGGAAAATAAGGCTAATCCAAGATATCAATCGTATATGAATGAAGTTTCAACAATGGAATGATTATACGAAGTAGTTTAGTTTGACGAGGAAATCTGAAACATGAAAGTAGAAGAACTAATCAAAATGTTAAGCTAGACGTCTAATTAAGTTTAACAAAAATAAAAATAAAAATTATGCTTAATCATGTGAATACAGTACTTATCGGTACTAAAGCACCTGCATCTTATACGACAGTAGATGCATTAACAGAAGGTCAGATTGCATTATTTGATCAAAATAGAGCAATTGTAAAAGATACAAACGGAGCAAAAGCTGCTAGTTCATTATACATCGGTGTTTGCGAAGGTAAAGAAGATGTTTATAATGTAAAAGGTGAAAAGTCTACAAAATCAATTATTCGTTTTTCAATGCCGATCATGAAGGGTTCTAAACCTCACATGGTATTTAGTGAATATGTAGCTGCAGCTGAGGACAAAATTGTAATTACTGCTACTGATGTTGCTCCAGAAGTTGGTCATCGTTATGTGTTGCGTTTAGTATACACTGACATTTATGAAGCACCAGGACAATTTACTCATACTTATGAAGTTATTGCAAAGAGTACAAGTGCAACTGATTTGATCACAGCTTTTAAGAATAAGATCAACAAACACAAAGAAGCTAGAGTAGTAGCAACTAGTTCAGCTGCTGTACTTACTTTGAATGCAAAAGAAATGCCATACAATGAAGGCATCATGTTGGATTCAAACTATTCTCAGGTTTCTGTAGAAGCGTTTATGTGGAAAACTATTCCTTCTGGGTTGTTGAGTAATGTAATGTATCCTGTTGCTAATTTAACGATTGCTAAGACTCAAGGTACTCCTGGTAAAGGTAATCCGAAGATTGTTCGTGATCGTGAAAATGCAGCTCTTGGTTACAGAGGTATTACACATCGTGCAAATGGTATCTATCCGTACATTGCTCCTGAATTGAAAGCTGATTTAAATGCTACTTACGATACATTGTCTATCGAATGGGATAATAAATATCTTAGTGATGATAATCAATACATCAAAACAACTCCATTAGCTTGTGAATTGTATGTAAATGCTGGTGAACTTAAAGACTCTGCATTTATGACAGCTTTAAAAGCTTTTGTAGAAGTTGCTTAATCAAAAAATATAATTCAAACCAAAAAGGGGATTGGGAGTAATATCCCTTTCCCCTTTTATTTTATATACGATTGATATGGAAATGAATGAATCATTGTATTATGCAGAAATAAAACTGCTAACTACGTATTGCCACAACTGCCTAGATAACAAAATGAAGGATAAAATAATGATGTTTCTGTTTAAGAAAACACTTTATGATAATGCTACTACTCTAGGATTAACTGAAGATGCTGAGCAATATTACGATGAGATGTTGAGCTTGTTAGATATGACTACGTGTAATTGTAACATTAATACTAAAACTTGTGAAAATGGATACTGTCAATTATGTAAATAAAGTAGGAAAATTAGTAAATGATTCTACTAAATATAATGTGAAATTGGATAGAGTGTCTATTGAAAACTTAGTATTGATCTCTCATTTTGATGAGCTTGTGAAACAAGTAAATGCAGATAAAAAATTAACATCAGAAGAAAAGACAAAAGTTCTAAAGAAGCTTAATAATTATATAAATTGTCTTAAAAAGAAAATTAATTTTTATCCTGAGAAAAATATTAAACCTGACTGTATTTTAACAGAGACAGAGAAACACATAATCCAAGAGTAATATGAATAAAAAGATATCACAATTTGAACTAACAACTAAACTGCAAGAGCAAGACCTCATTACCCTTGTACAAGATGGTAGTAATAAGAATATTACTAGTGGAAGCTTTACTACATCACTATCAGGTACATTTGCTACTAATGAGAGAGTAGATGCTGTAGAAGAAGATGTTGAGATACTAGATACTAAAGTAAATGATAATTATAAAGATCTTAGTAATAAGATAGTAGAAGGAGATACTAGTGTAACTACTAATCTTAATAGTACTATCACTAGTTACTATGATGTATTGAATAATAAGATTATTACTTTAGATACTAAGCATGACACCGATATGTCAGAGATTGGTGGTACTATGCAAGAGTGGATAGATGATATTGATAATAGATCTACATTACAACAATTACAGGATGCTCTCAATAGACTCACGGTAGCTGAGAATACTATTACAGCATTATCTGAACTTATTGCAAATGGTGGAGGTAGTGGATCTGCTCCAGGCTATCATACCCAAAGTACAGCAACTATATTCCCACTATCTGGTTATTATAAAGGTAGTAGTGCGGCCCCATTAACTACTACAGATACATTAAATCAAGCATTATCTAAACTTGAGAATCAAGTAGAAGCAGTGGCTAGTAGTTCTGGTTCTTTACCTGTTATAAAAAGAGGGGAAAGTACTCCACCAAGTGACTATTTTTTATATACCTCTGCAAAAGTAGCAGAAGATTATATTAATAAACACGGCGATGAGGTTGATGGAAGAATAGATTATATAACTGGTTGGCAAGGTGGTAAAACATTTAGACAAGGTTGGGATGGAGTTGGAGCTAGCTTATATCCTCTTGGATCTAAGTGGAATTTAGAACTGGACAATTTATTTGTAAGAGGCAACATGACAGTTAATGAACTTACAGTAAATGAAATCAAAGCTGTTGGTGGAGATATTCTCGTTACTGTTGCTGACATGAAGTGTGTCAAAGTAGAAGAATTAGCAGACTCTTATAAATGTTATTTTGATACAGAAGATGGAACTAAACATAATCAATTTATAGCTAATGATTTAGCAATATGTCAAAAATTTGATGGACACAATGTAAAGAGATACTGGCGTAAAGTTAATGCTACAGGAACAGACTGTATTTATTTATCTAAAGATGTATGTGAGCCAGGTAGTGGTAAACCTGAAGCAGATGACGAAATATTGCAATTAGGCCATATGTACGAATCTGATCCAGACTACAATTTACAAATGGATGAGAGACGTAATGCAATCTTTATTAGTGCTAAAGGTGAAAATGCTCCTAGAATCTCTTACTATAAGAATATTGATACTTTTTCTCTAGCTGATGAGGATGGTGTAGTTCGTGAAAGAGTTGTAATTGGTGGTGATCAAACTAAATTTGTAGGTACAATTTATCAAACTTCTGACACAGGAATCGTTAGAGTACCTGTATATAGAGGTATTTGGGTTTCTGGCAACACTTACTATTATTATGACCAAGTAAGTCACAAAGGTAGTTTATGGATCTGTATGGACCCTAATGGTACTAAAGATGAACCAAATGAGAATGATGATCAATGGCAAAAGCAAGTTTCAAAAGGTGAAGATGGTAAGTCAGGGGATGACAAAGCTAAATGGGTAGAAATTGTAGGCGATCGGTTATTTTTATTTGATACTCCCGATTTCTCAGGAACTCCTACTCCAAGAACTATTCATTTAACTGCAAATGTATATGGGATGGAAAATCCTACATATGAATGGAAGATGCTTAATGCAGAAGGAACCAAATTGTCTGCACAAAGTTCTATAGACTTTCCATATACAGCAATGCCGACAGATTCCCGTACATTAAGTATTCGTTGTACTGTTACAAATTCTGATGGTACTACTTACTATGATGATACCCAATTAGCTAAACTATCTAATGGTGCAGAAGGTCTTGATGCGTATTACATTGATTTAAGCAACGGTACTGTTGCAGTACCATTTGATGCAGATGGGGTTACACCATTAGTAGATCTGTCTACTATTACTACAGATGTTTATGCATATCATGGTATCAATCCAATCGCTATTAAAAGCATAACCTACTCCACTACTTCTGGTGGGGCTACTGTTAGTATAACTGGTTCCAAAGTAACACTTACTTCAATAAGTCAGAAACAGGCTAGTATAGATTTAAATGTGACGTTAGAAGATGGAGTATCTATAGTTAAGACATGGTACGTTAATAAAGTGTCTAATGGTGAAAATGGTTTTAATGGAGAAGATGCAGCATATGTATATATGTCTGGAGATCAATTCTTTCACTATAAAACAGGTAAAACCATTCCCGAAAACACCACAATTACTCTTACTGCAGATTCATTCAATATAATTAATCCGACTTATAAATGGTATTGGGCAATAGCAGGTACGTATGATTGGCAACTATTATCTAATGAGACAAATAGTACATTAGTGGTTAGTTATAATGGTATCTATTTTACCAGTACAAAAAAAGATGAAATTAGTTTTAAATGTGTAGTATCTGGAGCAGGAGCAGAATTTTCAGATTTCATGACTATTAATAATGTTCGTGATGGTGAAAATGTATATAGAGGTATCCTTACAAATGAAAATACCGGTGTGCCAGCAGATTCAAATGGAGTAGTAACAGATTATTCTACAGCTACTACTACAGCTAGATTAAAATACGGTTCTCAAGATATTACTGATTTTAAACTTACTACTTCTTTACAAACTGGTACAGGTAGTGTAACTTATACCAAAAGTACACAAACAATTAAATGTACATCATTAACTTCTGATTCTGCTATGTGGAGGGTTGATTTTATATCCCCAGCAAGTGGTAATAAAGTAGTAGATAGTGTTGATTTTGTTGTCACTAAATCTAAAGCAGGAGTAAATGGTAATGCAGGTGATAGCCCTGTACAAATATTCTGCAATACTTCAAATGCTAGTACTAAACCTACTAGGCCATCGTTTACTTATAGACCATCCTCTGGTGGTGCACAATCTGGAAATTTTGTGTGGTATCCAGATCCAAAATACAATTCAACTCAAACCACTTGGATTTGTTCAGGTAATTACGATCCAAATGTTGGTGCAATGGCTTATAATGATGAAATTAAAGGATATTGGACCGATCCATTAATACATTCTGGTAAAGATGGTGAAAAGGGTGATAAAGGAGACAAAGGTGACAAAGGAAATACTGGAGCAGCTGGTTCAGATGGATGGAATGGTCCTTCTTTAAGTTATCGTGGAGAATATAGTTCTGATAAATATTATCAATGGTCTGTAAAGCCTGATGTAAGAGATGTCGTTAAATATAATAAAGTTTATTATATGGTAGCGGAATCTAAAAGAGGTGCATCCTCTTTTAATACGGCACCTGGCAATACGTCATATTGGACACAATTTGGTGCTTCTTTTGAATCTATAGCAACTGGATTATTGTTTGCAGAAAAAGCTACTATTGCAGGTATGGATTTTTATAATAATTGTATTGCAGCCAGCAGTGGTAGATTTTTCTTAGATGGTAGATACGAATCTGACTTAACCAATGGTTGGCCAATTATGTCATTTGGTAATGATGCTGTGAAGGATGGAAAACCAAGTAATAAGGCAGCATTAAAAATCTATGGTGGTGGTACACTAACTGTAGGGGACGGAGAAGTCTCAGCTAATGCAGGTGTTACTGGTGGAGGAACTGGAAGTAATGCTATAAGATTTTGGGCTGGGAAAGATTTTAGCAATCGTGGCTCTGCTCCGTTTAGAGTAACTCAATCAGGATATGTACATGCCAGTAATGCTAGTATTACTGGTAGTATTACAGCATCTACTGCTACTTTCACAGGAAATGTATCAGTAGGTTCATTAAGTGGATGGAACATTCCAGGGGTTAAAACTATTTGTCATTATGGTAGTGGATTAAGAGGAACAATCTATTCTCAAGGAGGATGTGAAGTTAGTTCTATAAATAGAACTAGAACTGGAGAATATACAGTGTATCACAATATCGGTCATACAAATTATGTAGTTTTATGGCAAGGGCAAGCACGAAATAATTCTCCTTATTCAGATAGTGCTGGATTTAGAGGAACTATTGGAGTAACTTCCACATCTTCCAGTTCATTTAAAATAATTTGTGTGGACACAGATAACAATAGACATGATGTTGGTGATAGTGATGATGCAATTGATTTAGTAATTTTAGGTTACGCTCAATAATATGGAAGAAAAAATATATTTACTTTGTTCAAGTGGAATGATAGAAGCCCCAGAGGATTGGTATAAAGGGTTAAAAGAAAGTGAGTTTGTAGACTCTTACGAAGGATTACTTCAAGGAGGTTATATGCATCCATCTAATGAACAAATAGAATTTAATTTAGCAAATCCTAATCTAGATTTATATAACGCTTTCTATATGATTCCTAAAGATACAGCTGTGGTCAATGAGGAAATAAGAAAGCGTAGAGAGAATTTATATAATACTAGTACAGATAGATTGTATATGGCTTATGTAAAGTACAGAGAATTTGGAGATGAAGAGAAAGCTGCAGCAGCATATCAAGAATGGAGAGAAGCAGTAGAAAAAATAAAACAAGATAATCCATACTCATTATAATATGATTAAGAATAATGTATATTATGAATGGTTTGCAAGTATAACCGTACCCAATCCAGATCAGGTTGGGTACTGGATTGACTTGGGAGCAGATTCAAAAGGTAGAATAATTAAAGTTTACAATCACGATATAGAAAAATGGATTGTACTCTTTGATGTAAGTAAAGATGACTATGTACCACCATTTATTGGTTCTAATGGTAACTGGTGGGTAGACAATAGAGATACTGGAGTAAAAGCTACTGCAGAGACTCCATATATAGGTGAGAACGATCATTGGTTTACTTATGATCCTATCAACAAAGTATATGTAGATACAGGTATAGAAGCTCGTGGTCTTAGTGCTTATGATATTGCAGTTAAATTAGGTTTCAAAGGTAGTGAACAAGATTGGATTGATAGTTTAAGTAAAGCATCTGAAGATGCAGCTATTGCTGCACTAGAAGCAGCTAATAAAGCAAATGAAGCTGCAGATAAAGCTAACCAAGCTGTAGAAGAAATTGAAGGTATAGTTGATGATGCAATAGCTGCTACTGATAAAGCTGAAGAGATTGCTAGTAATCCACCAAAGATCGTAGATAATGATTGGTGGATCTATAACTACGACACTAAACAATATGTTAATACTGGTATATCTGCTATTGGTGATGCTTTCACTTACAAGAAGGAATATCCTTCAATAGAAGCAATGGAAGCTGATTGGGGTACTGCTGATGTAAAGTTAGGTGAATATGTAATTATTAATGCTAATGATGTAGAAGATCCTGATGATGCTAAAGTTTACTTAAAGACTCAAGAAGGCTGGAAGTTTATTGTTGACTTATCTGGTATGCAAGGTATTCAAGGTTGGTCAGCATATGAAGTTGCAGTACAACATGGTTTTGTAGGTACTGAAGCAGAGTGGGTTCAATCATTAAAACAACCTGCATTAGATGCAGCAGCAGAAGCATTAGATGCTAAAGCTCAAGTAGAAGCTACTGAACAAGCTGTTAAGGAAGCAGAAGCATTACGTGTTACTGCGGAACAAGGTAGGGTTGCTAATGAAAGAACTAGAACAATTGATGAAAACACAAGACGTGCTAATGAGTCAGCTAGACAAACTTGGGAAATACAGAGACGAGAAGCAGAGGATACGAGAATAGCTGCAGAGATCTCTAGAAAGTCTGAGGAGGAGATTCGTAAGACTAATGAAGCTAATCGTGTATCTGCTGAAAGTTCTAGAGCTAGTGCAGAGACATTAAGAGCTTCTGCTGAAGCTGAACGTAACACAAATGAGCAGAAAAGAATTGAGGAAGAAACAAAAAGAATCAGTTCTGAAGAGGGGAGAGTTGCAGCTGAAACAGAACGTGTAGATAATGAAGATGCTAGAATAGCAGCTGAAACTGCTCGTGATACAGCAGAACAGGAAAGGATAGCAAATGAAGCCACTAGACAGGCAAATGAAGCGATTAGAGAGACTCAAGAGGCTGCAAGGGAAAAGAATACAGCTGATGCTATAACTGCCGTAAATGAGGCTAAAACAGCTGCACAACAGGCTACTACAAATGCAACTACTGCTGCTAATAATGCTAATACTCAAGCAAACAGAGCTAAAGAATATGCAGACAATCCACCCAAAGTAGGAGAGGATGGATATTGGTATCTTTGGGATGAAGTCAATGATGTGTATGTAAACACAGGTTGGCAATCTTCAGGTATTCTCTTGAAAGGTAGTCTTGATAGTCCAGAAGATTTAAATGACATTGTAGACCCACAGCTTAGTGATTCTTATATTGTTGGTACAGACTTATACTTCTGGAATGGTACAGAATGGGTTAACATGGGTAGATTCCAAGGACCTCAAGGAGAACCCGGTAAAGATGCTGAACTTAGTAAAGCAGCTATTGAAGCTGTATTAGTAGGTGAAGTAACTACTCATACTCATGATACTAGGTACTATACTAAGGATCAAACTGATGCTAACATAAAAGTAGTAGCAGATGACCTTGCTAACAATTACTATAATAAATCCCAAGTAGATAGTAAATTTACTTCTGTATATATTTTCAAAGGATCTGTAGATACGATTGAAGATTTACCTACTGAAGGTAATATTATTGGTGATGTATGGAATGTTCGTAAAAATGATACTAACTATGCATGGACAAGTGAAGGTTGGGATGCATTAGGTGGTACTGCTGAATTAGCTTCATTAACATCTAATGGTTTGATGTCTAAAGAAGACTTTGCAAAGTTACAAGGTATTGAAGCAGGTGCACAAGTCAATAAGATTGAAACCATTACCAAAAGGGTACTTTTGAATGCTGTAGATAAGAATGTAACTATACCAGAGGATATTAAGATCTCAGATACTGAACCTACTGAGGAAGAGATCATGTGGTTAGATCCTAGTGAAAACTATGATTTTACATTTGATGGTTATAGTCAAGCACAAGCAGATGAATTATTTGTAAAGAAGGAAGCAGGTAAAGGTTTATCTACTAAAGACTATACAGCTGAGGATAAAAAGAAAGTAACTAATTTAGGTAGTTATGTATCTAATGCTACAGGTGCTACTGCTGATGCTAATGCTGTTGCTATCACTTTAGAAAAGAAAGATCCTACAACTGGTGTAGCTGATTCTAATGCATTAACTATTAATAAAGCTACTACTAGTAAAGCTGGTGTAATGTCTGCTGCTGATAAGACTAAACTTGATGGGTTGAGTAATTACGATGATTCTACTATTACTCAGGACATTACCAACCTAAAAGCAAATAAACTTGAAACAGTTGAAGTAACTGGTACAGGTAATGTAATTACTACAGCTACTAAGAATGGTACTAAGATTGCATTTGCTAAAGGTATTACTGCAATGACTCAAGATGCTAGCGATGCCAGATATGTCAAAAAGGCAGGAGATACCATGACAGGTGCTCTTAATATAACGGCTGCTGGATACAATGCTGAAGTTTCTTTAGATGGATTAAAATTAGAGACTTCTAAAACCAGTGCTAATGCAAAAGGTTTATTTTTTAGAAACTTTGATAAAACCGGTTATATTGGTGGAATTGGAATGTTTTCTACTGGAAACGGATCTATATATAGAGCTTATAATGCTTATGTAGGATGGGATAATAGTCCTTGGGATAGTGCTAATAATCTTACTGTATCTAAAGATGCATTTACTTATAAGAATAATAAAGTATGGCATGCTGGTAATGATGGTAGCGGTAGTGGACTAGATGCTGATACTTTAGATGGATACCATGGACCTGGATTAGAATTAAATTCTATTAAAAGATATTGTAAGGTAGGAAGTGTAAGTAGTAGTTTGTCTTCTTATAATGTAAAATTTGCATCTTGTACCTTACCTAATGGAGCTGTTGATTCTAATATAACATTTTATGTTGAAGATTGTTACTCTGAACTTAATAAAAATCTCTTTGTCAGGAGTGGTATACTTCAGGTGCGGATTAGGCAAAATACGAACAGTAATGAAACAATTACTGCATCTCACCCATCACTTAAGTGGTTATTAAATAACGGAGTTAATACATCTGACTTTAAGATGTATATTGATGATAATAATAAATGTGTAGAATTATGGTGTAATGTATTAGGACCTTGGAACGTTGTTAAATTTACAGTATTATCTGAAGGAGATAGGAATAGTTCAAAAGATAAAGGATTGTGGGTGCTATATAATAATTTAGGATTTACTGAGAATCAGACTACTACTCTAGTAGAGTATATTGAGTCTACTAATGCTCTAATCTACAATGTACAAAATGAGGATTCATTAGCATACTGGTATGAAAACAATGAGAATGCTTCATCCACAACGTGTCTGACAGGTGGTAATAGAAATGTAATTGAATCATTAAGAAGTAAGTTTAAGAGATGTATTGCTAAACCATATGGTGATGATGCTGCATTGATTAGTTACTTGAGTGAAAGTAATAGTTATAAGTGGCCAGATGATACTACAGCTGAATGGGGTATTACTGATAAATCAAATTTAATGGTCCATTTCCCAAAATACTACCATAAAACTATAGAAAGAAGTCCGGGCATTTGGAGAACCTATATATCTGAACAGCAAATAGATAGTGACTATATAGAAGAACCTGAAATGTTATTAGGAGCTTTTGAAGCAATCAAATTTTCAGATAGAGATTATATAAGTAGTGTTTATAATCAGGTAAGTACTGCTTCACAAACAATAGCAACATTTGTTACACAAGCCAAAGCTAATGGTTCAATGTGGGGTATTGGAGATTATAGATCTCACGCTACTATAGCTAGAATGTTCTGTGCTTACTATAAGAATACTAATATTAGTACAAGTAATAGTGCTATACCATGTTCTGGAGGTACTAAGAGATATAACTACGGTAAAACTGGTGGAACAATGACTCTTGGTAATAGAGATGGTAAAGTTGCAGTTGTAGAAGATACAGGATACTACTCAACCAACTTCTTAGGTATTGAAGACTGCTATTACAGTAAGTGGGAGTTTGTACAAGGAATAAACATTTTAAAAGGTAAATACGTTGTATATGACGGAGGTTCATTCCCAGATAAGGATGTAGCAGAGCTTGAAGCAGCAGGTGCTACTAATATCAGAGTTGTAGGATATGAACCTAATCCAGCTGCAACTGCTGGATATAATGGATGGACTAAAGCCGTAGCTCAAGGTAAATATGGTGATGTAGTTCCTACAGCACATGGTGGATCTGAAACCACTTACTATTCCGACTATAGTTGGTTTAATCCAACAGGAAATAGAATCTTTCTGCGGTCGGGTGATTCGGATAGGGGTTCTCGGTGCGGGGTCTTCGTGGCTCGTGCTAATTCTGCGTCCTCGAATTCATGGGCGGATATCGGTGCAAGATTAGCCTTTTATGGTAAGATTGTTGTAGTTGATTCAGATACATTTAAGAAAATGCAGGCATAATTATGATAGAGTTAAGAAAAGTACATGGAGATAATATTCCTGAAGTAATAGAATACTTGGGGATGAATGAATGGGCAGTTAGATGGGATATTGAAGAAGTTAATTCTGAAGATATACATGGTTATGCTTATTATGAATTAAAATTCAATGAAGAACCAACTTATGATTCTTTCGTAAGTAAGGTTATCAGAACTAGATATAGTGCAGATGAGGAAGCAGCATTAAAATCTAATATGGTTGAACAATTGCTTAGTGGCAGTCAACCTATTACCAGATATGATGAATGGCAATCTTTTCAAACACTTAGAACAGAAGCTAAAACAATTGGCAAACAAATATTTAATATTTAATTATGGTAATTAAAGTAAAATATAATGGGGAATGGGTTAAAATACCACACTTAAGTAGTGATCATGGTCGGGAACTAGTAGAAGAAGCACCTAAAGATGGTAAGCAATATGCTAGGCAGAATGGAGTATGGTCTGTGGTAAATATACCAGAAGTTGATTTTACTGATGTATATAATGCTATTGATACTAAAGTTGATAAAGTAGAAGGTAAGGGGTTAAGTACTAATGACTATGTTACTGCAGATAAAACCAAAGTTACAAACATCAATGAGGTAGTTGAAGCTGCTACTAAGAATATTACAGCAACAGGTATCTCTATTACTCTGGATAAAAGGAACTTAGTAACCAATGTAGTAGAAAATATAGAATTGAATCTTCCTGCATCTACTACAGCTTTAGCTGGTTTGATGTTACCTTCAGATAAGACAAAGTTGAATGGCATTGCTGCTGGTGCCGAAGTAAATGTTAATGCTGATTGGAATGCTACAGAAGGAGATGCATTGATATTGAATAAACCTACATTATCTACTGTAGCTACATCTGGTAGTTACAATGATCTTACTAGTAAACCTACTATACCTACTGTAGATGTTAATAAGGAATATGTAGACACTCAATTAGCTACTAAATCTGATTTACCAGATTATACAGTATTCGACATTGTTATGGAGATAACATCAAGTTACAATCCATCTATATCTCAGGAAAATTATAATAAATTATTAGAGAAGCTTCCAAGCAACGCTGTTAATACGCTTCCAGTAAGAGATAATGGGATGTATATATCAAGTCTTCTTGGTGGGTATAATATTAATGGTGATAATTCTATTTGGTTTCATCTAGAATTGAATATTGGAATACTACAAGATTATTCTGTGCAAATCTTTATATATCAAGATTTAACTGTAAATGTAGATTCTGGTACAAAATATTTAACACCAACAAGTAACGGAATTGATATACATACAAATCTAACACATAATCTTTCTGAGAGTAATACTAAGAAGTTGACAATACGTACTACAGGTGATGGTACTAAAGCTTTAATGGATGATGGAACTTACAAATCAATTCCTTCATTAGAAGATCAATACGCATATGGTGTTGAATGGGATACTGCATCATCTAGTCCTGATGGGGTTAGAGTTGGTAATATGCAACTGCATAGGGAGTTGCCGGTACAGAGCGGGATGATACGCTGTATTATCGATAACAATGGTGGAGTGATTAAATACATATATGACAGTAACGAAAGTCAAAGTTCGGTTCTCAATGAATCTATAATGACTGAAATACCACAGCATTGGTATAAGTTATATACAATGGGTACCAAATTTAGAATGATGCTATCAGCCATTCCTTTACCTGGATATAAAGAGGTTCCTAAATTTTACATCGGTACTTATGAAGCAATGATAGAAAGAATAGCTAGCACTTTAGGTTCTGCAAGACTCGTAGCTAATACCAATGTTAATTTTAGAGGCGGCGACAACACCGCCGAATGGGACGGCACCTACCGTTCCTTATTGGGTTGTCCCGTCACCAACCTCACCCGAGACCAATTCCGGCAAGCCGCGAGGAAACGTGGCAGCGGTTGGGAGATGTACACCTACAACGCCCACAAGACCCTGTTCTGGCTATTCGCCGTCGAGTACGCCACGCTGGACAGCCAGAAGCCTTTCAACGCCCAGAAGGACGCTAACGGTTTCGCCCAAGGAGGCTTAGGTCCGGGACCTACTCAAATGACGGATTGGACTAATTTCAACAACGCCAATCCACTTATCCCATGCGGCTATACCAACGAGTTCGGGAACGGCTCGGGAGAGAAGGCGTATGTCGTGAAGAACGCTTCCGGCGGTACTCACGCCACGTTGATGGCTAACAGGTATCGTGGCATAGAGAATCCGTTCGGTCACATCTGGAAATACACTGACGGGGCTAATATACAGGTCACCACGGGCGATGCCGGATTGTCTATTCTATGGACTACCGATGACCCGTCGAATTTCAGCGATACATCTTACACAGGCTATAACAAGAAAGGCAACATCTGCCGTACCAATGGTTATGCCAAGAAGATGCTCCTAGGTGAGGATGGTGATATCGTAGCTACGGAGATCGGCGGTAGTAGTTCTACCTACTGGTGCGACTACTACTACACCTACACATCGGCTAACCGCATGCAGGTGGTGCTGGTTGGCGGTTCTGCGGGCGACGGGTCGGGTGCGGGCCTCGCTCGCATGCCTTCGGATAGGGCGCCTTCCGATGCGGGTCGTTACGTCGGTTCTCGCCTTTGCTTTTTCCCAAAATATAAATCAACTGAAATAACTACAACTACAGAATAATATGAATAGAACATACAGTGATAAAATACCCACTACAATAGAAAGAGATAGTAATGGTTACTATTTGTATAGATGGGATATACAAACAGAGCAAAGAGATGAATTCATCAGTTATTCCTATTATGAAGTAACTGTATGGCCCACATTAACTGCTAATAAGATATTAGAAACATGTATTAATGAATTATGGGGTACAGATGTTGAAGCAAAGAAACTGAATGACTATAATGCTGCATTACTAGGGATACTAGATGAAAGTTATATAGATATTTACAAAGATTTCTTACAAAAGAGAAAAGAATTGAAGGAACAAGTAGATTCAGATTTCATTGCTTATGAACAAATGCAAGATGATCAAACAGTGAACAAATAACCGCTATTACTTAGGGTAGTGTCAATTTATAAATAAAGAACTTTTAAACCTTATTGACGTTTACTAAATAAACTGTCAAAAGATATCAGAACGCTAGCTAATCTTGTATTGGTTAGCGTTTTGTTTTTCAATCATCCTCTTTCAAATTATTGTAATGTTACAAAGACTAAATAATATTATATTAACGGCTCAAAGTGTAGCTACAGTGAATTACTTTAAAGAATTAGTTAATGACGGACCGATTAAATTTGTTGCCTGTTTACTATCTGGTGCAATGGGTTGGTTATCTACATTCTTTGCTCCAATATGGACAGTAATAGTTGTAGTGTGTGTATTTATACTTATAGATGCAATTCTTGGCACCAAAGTATCAATTACTCATGGTGGTAAGTTTGAATCTAGAAGATTATGGTCTACTTTAAAGAAATTCGGAAACTGTGCAATGATAATTTCTTGTTGCCATCTTATGGACACAGAAATAGTAAAGTCAATTGACATGCATTTAGTAGAAGCATTTTCTGGTATTGTTTGTGGAGTTGAGTTATGGTCAATGATCGAAAATTTACAAGCAATTGATCCTACTGGACCGTGGAAGATCTTCAGTAAGTTTATACGTAGCAAAGGAGAAAAGTATTTGGATATTACAATAGAAAAAGATGATTTACCAAAGATAAAGAAACTTGTAAAAAAGATAAAATGATATTTTCCAAAGTAAAATTAGCAATTGCTGTTATTTTTAGTTTACTATTGTTTAATAATGTCAGACTTGCTAAGAAAGTAAATGACTTAGATAAACAAGTAGGGATTGCAATGAATAATGCTCAAGTATGGGAAAATATTGCAAATCAAAATAGAAATGAAGCAAGGTTATTGGAATTGACAGTAAATGATTTTAAAAATTCTAACGATAGTCTAATAAAGGTCGCCAGGGATCAACAAAAGAAGCTAAAGATCAAAGATAAGCAACTACGTCAAGTAGCATCCACTGAGACCGTAATTAGAGATACCACAGTAAGAATAATCCCTTCGAAAGAAAAGGATTTCTGTGTAGAGCTAAAACCAAATCAATTGACAACCATCACGGTGGCTAGAAAAGATAGCGTGTTCACACATACTATGGAAATACTAAATCATCAAGATTTATTTGTATACGAAGATAAAGTCTATAGAAGACGTTATAAGAATTGGTTTCAAAGATTAATTCACTTCGATTTTAAAAAAGATAAAATCAGTAAATATCAAATTATAAACTCTAATGATTTAATTCAAGTATTAGATACTAGAGTAATACATATATCAGAATAATTGCAATACATTTCAATTTAGTGTTAATCAATAAATAAATTGAAACTATGCATTTGAACAAATTATTAGAACAAATTAAACGCCATCAATCCCCTACAGAAGCTATAGATAAGTTGGCAACAGCTTTAGAGAAGCATGAAGGTAGCCTGTTGGAGAAAGGCTTCACTATTTTAAAGTCAGAATTGGCTGCAAATATGTATGAAGCTATTAATGGCCCTCATTTTGATGAGGAACATGCTCGCTATGCTGTAGAGGGTATGGAAAATGAGGATGGTACAAAAGGTCCTCACTGGACGGTTGAAGAGACAACGTCCGTTGCCAATCAAATGGGCATAAACTTAAAATCAGAGAAACATAACAAGTGGGACTGGTTTGTTGCTATGAATATGATATATTCAGACTTTTATAAAGCAGTAGTAGCAATGACTGGTAGCGCAAATACCAAATATTTCGCAGAATTAGCTAAAGCTTGGCTTTGTGACAAAGACATTTCAGAAGGCAAGATGTGGCACTACTATGTGTACATTATGTGTGACGACGAAGAAAACGATTATAAAGCATACGAACGTATGCACAGAGATCGTGAAGAAGAATATGGTCGTTATGCAAGACGTTCTGGTAGAATGGAATATGCAAATAAAGAAAGCGATTACCGATATCCTTACTCTAAATATTATGACGAGTATGAAAGACCTGGTCGTAATAGATATTATGAACTAGAGTATGAATATGGGGATCGTGAAAAAGAAATGCGTGACCGTGATAAAGAATCCAGAGATAGACGTAACACATCTGTTAGATATTTCTAATTATCAAATTATATATAAATCAATTAAATTATAAATCATTATGTTAGAAAACGAAAGAATTATTGTACAAGACCGTGGTGGTATTGATGCTGGTATCGCTGCGTTAATGCAGAATGCTAATAAAGGTTTTGACCCCGCTGCTTTAATGGCCATGATGAACAATGGTAATGGCATGTTCGGTGGTAACGGTGGTTGGTGGTGGATCTTCATCATCGTGCTCTTCTGGATGTGGGGCGGATGGGGTGGAAATGGCTTCGGTCGTGGAAACCAAGCAGAAACAAATTCGGATTTCGCTCGTTTAGCTGCTATGGGTAATCAAAACAACAATACAGACTTATTGATGCAAGCAATCAATGGTAATAAAGATGCAATCAATACATTATCTACTAATCTGAACTGCGACGTTAAGTCAATTGACAACGCTTTGTGTTCTATCCAGAATGCAATTGGTAAAGTTGGCGGTGAAGTAGGTTTCTCTGCAGAAAGAGTAATTAATGCAGTTAACGCAGGTGACTGCAATGTTATCAAAGCTATTAGTGACTGTTGCTGCACAACTCAACGTTCAATTGATTCAGTTAATTTGAACTTAACTCAGATGAATGCTGATAACAGATTGTCTATCTGTCAGCAAACTAATACTTTGCAGAACGCTATTACTTCAGGTTTCAATACCTTGTCTAGTGAAAATGCTACAAGATTCAACATTCTTGGTGCTAAGATAGACGCTCAGACTCAGATTATCAATGACAAGTTCTGTCAATTAGAGATGAGAGAAATGCAAAATAAGATCGACACATTACGTGACGAAAAGAATGCATTACAATCTTCTGCATTGCTACAACAACAGACTTCTAATATCGTAAGTCAAATTAGACCTTGTCCAGTTCCTGCTTACTTAACATGTAATCCTTATGGATGTAATGGTGGGTTGAATGGATACGGTTACGGTTATCCTTATGGATACGGTGATAGCTGTTGCGCTTAATAAGAAAGGAGGCGATTATGTATCCTTTCGTATTTAATCCATTTGGTAGAAATAACACCGTAAATATTTTAGATCTAGTAATACCTAAAGTAAAAACTATAGCAATAGGTGAATCCACTGAAAATGTAGTATTAGGTATCTGCCCTAAAGTATGGTGTAGATTACCCAAAGAAGGTGTAATTGTTTTGGAAGTTAGACACACAGCAGAAGCTTCAGGAGCTAGTCTACCTGTATTTATCTCGGTTTCTGGTTCTGTAAGTACTGCTTCAAATACTCGCAATATACCTTTAGTAAATGCTTCAAGTGAGCCAATTACTGGTTCACAAGTTAGTGCTGGGAACAGATACATCGCATATTTTAATAAATGTGACAATGTAATACAGTTGATGAATTATACTCCTGCACCAGCTGCCTAAATATTAATCAAGATATATGGGCAGCTATGAGAGTTGCCCATATTCTTTAAATTTATAAAGATATGACATTCTCTCAGTTAACGTCGGGTACTAGAATACACGTACTCGAGATAACAGGTACTTTTAAAAAGAACACAACGTACAGTTTAGGAACGGTAGTCAGTGTATCAAAACCCTATGACGAACCAGTGCCACCGACACAATTTCCGATGCCTATGCAAAATAGACGTAAGCTCGTGGATCTAGTGATTTCGTGTGATGGTGAACAAAGAAAACTGTCAGTATCTGAAGATAAAACAATGATGACCGATTCATCCATCGGTCTTACTATAGCCACAGAAAAATCACAAATTGTTAACATGGTTAGACAGTCTCTTGATGATTGTAGAATTAAGAAAGAGAGCCTGAGTAAGATTGATGAGGAGATGAGGAGATGTGAAGACATCTTAAAAATACTTAATGTAAATTCGGACATAACAACCAATGTGACAAAAGATTTCAAAGAACTTGATGACTTAAAAGCTGAAGTGAAAGAGCTTAAACAACTTTTACAAAACGTATCTGCTGTTCGTCCGGAAGTAATAAAAAATACTCCACCTAATTCTACTGAAGACAAAAAAGTAGAACCAGAAGGAGAAATAAAAAAAGAAATCTAAAACACAAAGGTTGGCTATTTAGTCAACCTTTTTTTATTTTAAACAATATGAGCACATTATACAATAACAAATACGATATCCTAGCTAGTACAATTCAACCCAACCCTGCTTCTGTTAAATATTGGGCAGATTTATCATCTAATGCAAATGGTGGAGATTTGAAATATTTTGACGGTACCAAGTGGGTTTTGGTAAATAACAAAGCTACTGAAGACATTAGTACTTTAAAACAAGATGTGGAAACTCTTAAAGAATCCAAAGTAGACAAAGTGGAAGGTAAGCAATTATCTACTGAAGATTATACAACAGCTGAAAAATCTAAACTTGCAGGTCTATCTAATTACAACGATAAAGAAGTAAGAGAATTAATTTCTGCTTTGAGTCTTAGATTGACTACCCTAAGTGAGGATCTTGAAAGTTTGGAAGCTAGAGTTGCTGCCTTAGAAACACCTGCTGCATAATGGAACTAACTTTAAATAGGATCTTTCTAGGAACAGTAGCAACTATTGGAGAACTATGGGTTAATGATTTACATCTGTGCGACACGCTTGAAGATAGAGTAAGACCAGAAGGAGAAAAGGTTTATGGTAAAACTGCAATACCTGAAGGTACTTATGAAGTTAAGTTGACTTACTCACCAAGATTTAAGAAAATATTACCAGAGATATTAAATGTACCTAATTTTAGTGGTATACGCATACACAAAGGAAATCAGTCATCCAAAACCGAAGGATGTGTACTTGTAGGTACTTGGGATGGTAAGAAAGAAGATTGGATAAGTGATTCTAAAATAGCTTTTAACAAGCTAATGTCCTTACTTCAGGAAGCTACAGATAAGAAAGAACCAATAACAATAACTATTAAACATGCAAGTTAATACTAAAACTCACACAGATATAAGCGTAACAGACAATAGTACAGATGTTACTGTGTATGCACCAGATCCTCAAATTCGACAGAATTATGATGCATTTGTGAAGTATATTCGTGACCTTGAGTTGAAGATGAGAGGATATGACACTAACGAAGATACAGGGCCGAAGCCTATAGCTTCTTATCGAACAGCAGGAAAGACTAACGAAGATACAGATCGAGACGTGTTGAAAGACTTAACTGGAAATGGACATAATATTGTGTTGAAGAATTTTGGATTTACGCCTGGTTCTGGATATGAAGATGGTGCTCTTGTATTTGACGGTGTAGATGATTATGGCATTTGCGAGAACTTCCCTATCTTAACAAGAGAACAAGGATACACTTTGGTCGCTAAAAGAATTTATTTTGAAAAGAAAGAATCAAGTTGTTTTCTTTCTAATCGTACTGGAAATCTTCCAAATAACAATGCGTTCAATATGGAGATTACAATCCGTTCTCATTACGGTACTCGTTCATTTTCTGTAATTACCCAAAATGTTCTAAGTTATCCTGATCTTTTGACGTATCAAACGACTAAACAATTTAACGATACAATGATAACAACAAAAGAACAAAATGAAATCGGAACAAACACTGTGTACCTAGGTACACTAGGGAATAGTATTGAATATATATTTAATGGAGCTTTTTATGCTCTTGATATCTATGATAGGACTCTTGAAGGAGAAGAATTACAAACAGCTTTAAATAATATAGAAAAATGAAATATGTAATAGTCACAACAGAATGGTGTTTAAATCACGGAATTATTATTCCAATAGAAGCACGTAAATCTTTAGATGGTACTAAAGTAATATTCCATGAAGAGTTAATCACTCCAGTCATAAGAGAAAGATCAGAAATAAAATCTTATTTGTGGGATAGCAAAGAACTTCATGAAATATTGAATAGCGAAGAATGGACTATTAAAGAAAATTTAAATTATGACATTTAATTCATTGAATACAATCATTGATGATATATTTCTCATACTTAGGGATAACAACATCTCTGAATCTGAGAATTTATCACGTATACAGGTAGAACAGTGGATTCATCAATATAGGGCTTATCTTATTAAGCAAGACATTGATAAGGGTAGAGAAATAAATTCATCATATGTACAGACAATAAGTCCATTACATATATCTAAAGTTAGTAATTGTACTGGTGGATACAATTATAAATCCGATGAAGAACTACCCAAATTCATTGATTTACACTTTGGTTCTGGTTTGGTTGCTGTAAAAGACATGGATGGTAATCTCATTCAAGTTGGTACAGAAACTAAAGCAAAATACCAAGTAAGTAGAAAATATACATGTGCTGATTACATAGCATATATGAAAGGAAACTATTTGTACATATTAGGCCCAGAACATCTTGAGTATGTTAAAGTAGAAGGTATATTGGAAGATCCCACCAAAGCTGGAGAATGTTTTGATAGAGACGATACCCCATATCCCGTACCTGCAAACATGATACCCACCATTAAAGATATGATCTTTAAGAGAGAATTGAATTTAATGTTGCAAATGCCTAATGATGTTACAAATAATAGTACAAATGATGTAAAGATATCGAATGGAAACTAATTACGACAGAAAATCATATACAATAGCTGATTTCTATACCAGCTATTGTGAGTATGTGGATGGCAATCCTCTGTACCAAATTTCTTATAAAACTTTTAGAGAAATCATCTCTGATTACTTTAGATATTTGAGAGATGAGGTAATTGAAAAAGGTAAAGAAGTGAGATTACCTTGTAGAATGGGGTATTTGACCATAGTAAAGCACAAACCAAAAGAATACACTGGCAAGAGTTTACGAATAGATTATGCCGAATCTAAGAAATATGGTAAAGTGATATATCATCTTAATGAAATAACTAATGGTTTTAAATACAGGTTTTATTGGAATAAACAAAACATGATAACGCACAATAAAACAAAGTATCAATTAGTTATGACAAGAGATAACAAACGTAGATTGGCCTACATACTAAAAAATCGTATTAGAGACTATGCAATAGAAATATAAATATGATTACAAAATTAACATCAATTAAGACAGTCATTGCCAAAGTAATAGCTGACTTGGATTTAAAAGAAGATGACACCAAAATCACTGACATTCGAGAGTGGTGTGGAGAGGCTATTGAAAAGATTGGTGCTGTTACACAGTTTATTCCAAAAGTATCTGGTCAAGATGGTACTCCAATTACAAAATTGTGTGGACATCAAGCATCGTTACCATGTGATCTTCATCAATTACATCAAGTTGCATATTCTTTCAATTGTGATGGACCTTGGTTTCCTATGAGGAAAGCTACAGGTTCATTTGCTGTTTGGGGACATGGCAAATGCTGTTGCAACTGTGACTGTTATGATGAACTTGGACACAAAAAGGAATGTAGACACAACAATTGTTGTGAACATTGCGATCCAAATATGATTGTACAAGAAGATACAATGGTAAATTTAGTAGTAGATATGATTGGTAACATTGATAAAACAGAGGCTTTAGAATTGTTAAACACTAATCAAAATTTACGTACAATCATTTCAAATCTTATAAATGAACGAACATACAATGATGGATTTAATACTGCAAATCCTAGTGGAGGGCTACAATATAGTATTAAACCTGGATTTATAATGTGTAATGTTCCATCAGGTTACTTAAAACTATCCTATAGTGCAATACCTACTGATGAAGATGGATATACTTTAATACCAGATTTAACTTCTTATACTGAAGCTATATACTGGTATGTTACAATGAAACTGAAATACCCTGAGTATTTGAATGGTAAATTAAATAGAGAAGTATACTATGATATTAAAAGATCCTGGAATTTTTATAGAAACCAAGCATATGCTGAAGCATTGATGCCAAATGAAGATGGCATGGAGTCTATTAAAAATAACTGGAATAAAATTGTTCCAGAATTTAGAGATCATAATACTTTTTATTCACATACTGGGGAAAGACAAATAATTTATAACGCAAATGAACGCTACTAGACAAACAAACACATTTGCTGGTGGACTTAACATGGATGTAGACTATTCTGTGTTAAAAGACAACCAGTACATATATGCAGAGAACATTCGAATATTAACGAATGAAGGATCTTCTTTTGCAGCAATGCAGAATATAGAAGGGTTCTTAGCGTGTAGACCTTCTTCAAATTTGTCTGGTGAAACTATTATACACGTTACCACAGTAAGAGATTGGGCGATTGTTTTTACTAAGGTTAATGGTACAAATAACAATAATGTCTATAGAATTGATTTTTCTAGATCCCAAGAGGAACCAATTGTAACAAAAGTAGTAACTAATAGGCCTTTAGATATAGAAGTATCATCTAGCAACGTAGCTGCAATTAGTAGTGTATGTAGATGGGAAGCAAGTAATAATGTAAAAGTATATTGGGCAGATGGTCATTCACAAATTAAAGTAATCAATGTGGATGATGATCACATATCTAGTAATTCATCTATTACTTCGGATACTATAGTAATGCTACCAAAGGCTACATTACCTCCATTTGAATTTAATGGATTTGGAACAGGTAGTTTAGAATCTGGAATGATACAGTACTGTTATCAATTGTTTAAAGTAAGAGGTACAGAGTCTGCAATATCTCCACTTACCCCTCTTTATCATTTGAGTGATGGAGATCAAAAAACTAATTACAATGCTGTAAAAGGAAGTTCTAAAGGACAAAATACTGGTAAGTCCATAAAGTTACAAGTAAGAAACAATAGCACTGGATTTGATAGACTTAGAATAATCTCCTTATTCTATAAGGCAAAGAATGAAGTACCTGTAATATCCATAGTAGATGATATAGTTATTGGCACTGGTTCTGTAATAAACTATGAAGATAAAGGTGGTAGCTTAGTATCGGAATTAAGTATTGATGAATTTAATTCATTAGCCAATTACACATTTATACCTGAAGTAATAGAATCTAAAGATAATAGATTGTTTGCTGCTAATCTTACTGAGGAAACATGGGATGTAGAATATGATGCTAGAGCGTTTAGAGCTAATTCTTCTGGCAATGTATTATTGTTATCTAACTCTGGTTCTTCGTTAAGCTTTGCTCTATCAGCATTAACTACTACAGATATACCTAAAGATCATGATTGTATATGCCCATTTAATGTAGATGGTAGTGCATACAAGTATACTACTTCTCCAACAGGAGGATACATACAGGGTGGTAAAGGCAGGAATGTATCATATAGATTTATTACTACAGATTTACTAGAAGATGCATCTACTACATCTAGAGGAATGATAAATGAAGAATTTACATTCAATGCTTCTTCAAGATCACTTACTAGTTTAGGTATTAACTATGAAGGTAACGATAAATCAAATACAATAAGTTTATCATCTGGTAACAAAATACCAAACTATTCTAATGCCGAAATAGAGTCCAAAGTAAAAGGATATATGAGGGATGAGATTTATAGATTTGGTATTGTACTATACAATAAACAAGGTTTAGCATCTCCTGTACATTGGATAGGTGATATAAGGATGCCATCTAATAAAGATTCTGGTTATAAGTTTTTTACTTCCAATGAGGCTAGTGATTATGGATCTAATTTATCAGTTATTACCAAACCACTTGGTATTGAGTTTGAAGTAAAGAATTTACCATCAGATGTAGTAAGATACGAGATAGTTAGATGTGAAAGAACATTGTCTGATAGAACTATATTAGCTCAAGGTGTAGTAAGTTGTATTACAAATTATGACAGAGATTCTAACATCTTAACGCCATTCCCATATCTAGCTTATTCAAATAAGCATGGTTACTATGCAAAGACTCATAACGATGGAGATTTTCAATATACTTTTAACTTATCAGATACACAATCTAACAATTATTTCATGTTTGTGTCTCCAGAGATAGCGATTAACAGAGAAAATGCAGATGCGTTAATTGATAAGTTTCAAACAGTTGAAAAGGTAGGAGTTATGACATCCCCTATTACTGCAGATGGTGACTGGGGTATTACAGATGGTTCTCTAAAAGTATTAGCAAATGCTAAATCTATAAAGTATGACGGTTCTACAATAAGACCAACTAAATCATTAGGAGGTCAACCTAGTAATGGTTATGTTGCTAATGGAGCAATAGTAATAAACAATGATGATTTCTATTCAGCATTACTTGCTAAATACTATGGTTTATATGTTGAAAATGGTGTTCAATCTGCTGCAGTAGAAAGTGCAAAATATGCAGGGCCGAGCAGTCCTTGGTTAACGAATGGTGACCAGCCTTGGTATAATGCTGAAGCAGTAACCATTGGTGATAAAGTATATTATAACTGGGTATGGGATAATATTAGAACCGCAGGAGATGGTGAAGTAGATAAGACTGATGCAAACAATGTTAGAAAATATGGTCCTCATGGAATATGTGCCATATTTAAGAGTGATAACATGGTTGCTAATATACCACTAGCTGTAAGTACTTCTAGTTACAGATATGTCAATGCAGTTGTTTTGTGTAATATAAAGCAAAGCGTAAATGCATATGGCGGTAATTCATACTCTGCTATACAGAATTCTGTATATATTACTACTGGTGCTAGCGCTGAATCTAGTGTTTCCACAGTACTGTGCTATGGTGGCGATACATATCTAAACATATTTGATTATAATAACTGTATGTTTAGTTATAATACAGATGATTATTATAACAATAAAGCCAATAGATTATTCTTAGGTGCTTTTATACCATGTGAATCGAGTGTTAATCTAGCATTAACTCATGCTGATTCATCTATAAATAGAACTTATCAAGCTGGTGATGGATATGCTAATCATTTTGTAGAAGACGATATAATTACTGTTGGTGATTTATATACTCAGAATACTCCATCGTATGCATACAATGATGCTTATTCTGCTCAACCTAATGCAAAGAAGTTTGTATCTAAATCTATTTATAACATAGATAATCTATTAACAGATACTCGTATCATATCTTCAGAGCTTAAAACAAATAATGAAGTTACTGATTCATGGACAAAATTCAAAGTAGCCAATTATCTTGATGTAGATACTAGATTTGGACCAATTAATGATATGAAGTTATTTAAAAACAATTTAGTATTCTGGCAAACAGACGCTTTTGGCACAGTTGCAGTGAATGAACGTTCTATTATAACTGATAATAATCCAGGTGCTCTTACTCTAGGTGTTGGTGGTATACTAGATAGATATGACTATTTTACTACAATGAATGGTGAAAGTCCAAACCAGTTAAGAGCAAATACTCAATCAGATAGCACTGTGTACTGGTATGATAGTAAACGTAATGAGATATGTGGGTTTAATGGTCAATTACAAACAGTATCTAAATTAAAAGGAGTTCAATCTTATTTGAATAAGAATAAAGACTTGTTTAAAAAAGATCCTATTGCAGTTTATGATAAGAAATATAATGAAGTTCTGTTTACTCTGGGAGATAAAACTTTAGCTTTTAATGAGCAATTAGGAGTATTCACTTCATTTTATAATTACAACCCAGACTATTACGCAGAATTTAGTGATAAACTATACTTGTTCAAATCATTAAAATTGTTTAAGTATAATAGTGGAGATCAAGCAAATCTAGATTCTGACAAAGCAAAGGTATCTGAAATAGAATTTGTAGTTAACAAAGATTATCCACAAACCAAAACATTTGATAATGTTGAATATAGTGGTAATTTTACTACGGATACTAACTTTGATTTGATATTATTTACTACAAAAAGACAAACTAGTGAAACATTGACTAGTGAAGATATTGATTACAGAGAGGATACTTATAAATTTGCAATCCCTCGTAATTCTTTGAAGCTTAATGAAGTAGAACAACTGGCTAACAAATCATACAAAGATAGGATGAAAGGAAAATATCTTATCTGTAATTATAAGTATGATTGTAATGGTGGTAATGAATTTAAAGTACCATATATTAGCACAGCTTATAGATACTCAATGATATAATATGAAAAAGAAAAACAATAAAAAGACTATACCAGCATATGCGTTTGGCATGGATCAGTTGTCAAACTACCTTGGTGGAGCTAATGTATTTGGCTCTGCCATTTCTGGTTTATCAGAAGAAGGTTCAACAGGTGATGTTGCAGGTAGTACTATTGGCAGTGCAGCTTCGTTAGCCGGTGCTGGTCTCACTGTAGGTGGTCCTATTGGTGCTGCTGTTGGTGGTGGATTAGGATTAGTGAGTGGACTTATTGGTTCAATTAAACGCAAGAAACAAATGCAAGCGTTAAGACGCAGAAAAGAAACTCTCAATAAAACTAAAATAGGTATGAATGCCGCAGCTGAAACTGAAGGAGAATATTGGGATGATAATGATCTTGCATATACATTTGAGAATGGTGGAATACTCCCAGACTTAGCTTACTTGGACAACAATGAAGTGGTTAGAGATGATTATGGAAATATTGTTCAAGTTCCAAATACTAAACCAGGCACAGATAATCATTTAGTCGATGCGTCTACTTTGGAATCTGTGTTATCTGACAAAATTAAAAGACCTGGTACAAAGAACACATTTGCTAAGGAAGGACAAATATTATCTAAGATGACGAAACCTAGCAAAGGCAAAGACAAGTTTGCTGAAAATACAAACAGATTAAATAAAATAAATGCTAATAAAGCTTACAATAAATTATTAGCAGAACAAGAAGCAGTTAAAGCTGCTAAAGGAGTTAAACCCAAAGTAAAAGGAATACCTGCATATGCAGATGGTAAGGGTAAAACTGTAGACGATGTTAGAAGTAAGATGAATGCAGATACATACGCTGCATATTCTGATTTCTTTGATGAACTCGGTACAGGATTAAATAAATTTGGTGAAGCATTGGGGTATTTTCCAAAACGCATATTTGGTCCTCTTATAAATAACAAGAACATAACTAAAGCTGTAGAATCTGCAAGAAATACAAAGCCTTCTGCCACTTCTATGGATTATACTGGTGACACCAACATTAGTAAAGTATTTAATAGAAGTACATCTATGAATCCTTTATCAATTGGTTCTCCTACTACTGGTGCTTGGTTTTCATATCCAACACAAACAGTAGATGCAATCACATATGCAAACGACGAGCCAATCTATGTTGACATACCTCTTCGACCGATTGAATCTGAACCAACTTTAACAAACACGTACACAAATGCATCGAATAAACAAGTTACAAAAACTCCTAGTACTACTGGTTCCGTAACCACCAAACAGACAACCAAACCCAACATTACTAAAACCACTACTCAAAGATTATCTGAACCAGCAATACCACTAGTAAACACTAGTATGGCAATAGATTGGGAGGATGTTGTTACTCCAGTAAATATACCAACGTCTGCAGATGAAGCTACTAAGAAACGTGCACTTGGTAAACCAAAAAGTGGGTATTCACCAGATTGGTTATCGTTGGCTCCTACGGTGTATAATACTTTACAATCATTAAGAGGACCAGAAGAAGAACCATTAGTATTAAACCCATATGCTGGTGCAGTTAGAAGTACAATGGCTAGACGTAGAATGAACATTGAACCAGCTAGACTAGCTAACAGTAGATCAAGGGCCATTTCAAATTATAACTTAGCAAATATTAATGCTAATACTGGTGCTAATTTAGCAGCAAGAACTCAAGCTGCTGTTGATGAGTATGCTTCTAATGCAAACATGTACGCCACTAAACAAAATGCTGACAATGCTTACTTAGGAGAATACGCAAATACTCTTAATAATTTAGGACAACAATTTGTACAAAGTGAAAATATGTACAACGATCTTAATGCTAGAAACAGAGCTGCTGCTAGAAACTTTGGAGCAACTGCAACTAGTCAACTTGGTAAATGGTCTCAAGTAAATAGACAAATGCAAAATCAATACAATAGGGATCAAATGACACTACCATTCTTAGCTGATTTCTTAAGTCAAGGATTTACTAAAGAACAAGTGGATAATTTATTAACAAGAACTAGAAATAGAGTTTAATATGGTAAATAGATATGATAATCCTGCACAAGCAGAATTCATAAATACATACGTTCCAATTCCATTTGAACAATTGTATACACTTGGGAAGCAGGCAAAAGAAAACGTAGATCAAGCATTAAAAGATTATTCAACAGCTTTGGATAAATGGGCTGAATTTCAATCTCCATCCGCTGCTGACACAAAAGCATACTATGATGAAACTTATGGTAGAGCTTTGCCTGTGGCTGAAGAATTGTCTAAAAACTTAGACATGATAAAAACTGCAGAAGGTAGATCTAAGATATATTCAGCAATAAACAATGTAGACAGAGCTAAATTAAGTATGCTTCGTCAAAGTGCTGAAGGTTTAAGAGAGAGACAAAAAGTAAATCAACGTCTAATGCTAGAAGGTAAATATAATCCCTTGTGGCACGATGTTGATTTTACTGGTTATAACACACTTACTTCAGGTATTTATAATGATGTATCTCCACTAGGTTATCAATCAATAAAAGATCTTACAGATAAATATGTAAATAATCTTAAAGATAGCTATTTGGGTAGATCCAATGGTTTTATTCATACTGGTGTAACTGGGGATCAAATTAAAAAAATATTGGATGAAAATAAAAGTGGTATACTATCTACTCCTGAGGCTCAAATGCATATGCAAGTGTACTTAAAACAGAACCCTGGAGCAACCGCTGAAGATGCTGCAAATGCTTTTATGGAAAGAGCATATATAGATAATCAAGAATACATTAGAAATAATATTACAGTAGACCCATATGCAATGCAAGCTTTGAAAGAACAACAAGCTTTAAGAGTTGCAGCTACACGAAAAGGAAAAAATGGTGAACAACCAACTGATTATCCAGATGCTTATACTAAATTGTATAATGACGCAGTAGTTCAAGAAAAGCGTCAAATGCAAAATAATCCAAATCTAACTAGAACAAGATCATTTATAGAAGGTCAAGCATCTATGATACAGACTTTGACAGACGCTGCTAATGCTCTAGAATTAGGTGCTATTACTCCAGAAGAATACAACACTATGTATAAGGCATACCGAGAATCTGCATCAAAGAACTACAGTAATGAAGCTATGGCAAATGCTTATGCAGAGGATGTTAGGGATATGTTTGCTAAACAATCTGATATATTCCCAGCTGTTGGAGTAAAACAAGAAAAGTTACCACTGTACTATGATACTGCGTCCAGGGTGTTGAACGAACTTACTTATCCTACTTCAGGATTAGTTATGAACCGTTACAATAAAATAAAATCTTCTAAAGAAGTAGAAATTAACAGTAATGATGCTATAACTAATGGATTTACTATTCCAGATACTAATGGGTTAATATTGTCCACAGACTTTGTAAACAAAGTAATGAAGGTTCCTTCTATGAAATACACTGTTCAGGACAATTCAAGACTTAATAGAAACTTTGCAGAAGACCTAAAATCTGGAGTATTCCAAGATGTTATAAAGGTACCTAGAAACAAAATAATGGTAGGTGAATCCAATGGCCAACCACAATTATTTCAAAGGGTTAGTGTTAAGATACCTATTCAGTCTATAAGAAATGCTAACTATGATGTTGACAGTTTTAAAGAAATGGTTAATAAAACTATGGGTTTAACATCTGAAGTTGGTTTAAGTGTTAAGCCAATAAAAGGTGAAAGTGTGGAAGATGCGTGGGGTCACTCTGATACCAGAGGTGGTGCAGCTCTTACTGGAGAATACTTTACATTTGATGCAATGGAACCAATTGATCCACATGGTATGACAAGAATGACTTTTGATCAAGAAGTCAATAAAGAACATGGTGGGTCTAAACTACAAAATGATTTATATGATAGTTCATATAACGAATCATATTCTTCTGATATCGAACTTTATCAAACTATGCTTAATCTGTTACAATAATATATGGAAACATCTATATTAGACAAATACAATGCTGGTTTAATTCCTTCTAAAACCAATGCCACTACTGCCGCTATACGGCAAGTAAATGCACAGCATTCCCCTTTAACAAAAATTAAAACAGGGTACGATCGTGAATTGGAACAAACTCCAATTGATGATTATGAAGAAATGTATCTATTGGACAAAGAAAATCCAGAGGAAACTCTTAAAGATAAGAGCTACTTAAAAGATGCATGGACCACTTTTATGAATAGTAGAGATCAAATCAATCTAATGTCGGAAAGAGCTAAATTAGCTAAGGATATAAATCCCGTATTAGATGATATTGATTATGAATTGAATTTTCTTAGTGATAAGCAAAAGCTTAAAAATCTTGAAAATACTATTCCTACTTTGGATGAGAATTCTGAAGAATACAAAAATGCAATATCTGAATATTTTCAACTTCAAAGAACATTAGCAGATAGACAAGAGCAATACGATAGCATCTTGTCTAAATATGGTGAAAAAGAGGGTGATAACATTGATGCGAGAATTGAATATCTAAGTAATTCTAGAAAATCGTGGGAAGAAGAAAGATCTAAAGTAAATGAAGAAATAAATAATATATATTCTAACTTACGAGATAGATCTGAAAATTATACACCGTCTTCTGAATTTAGAATAAAGGAACAAAGAGCTCAAGATAAACCTTGGTATTCCCCAGATTATTTCTTATACGCTGGTCCAGGTTTAACAGGTTCTTCTATGGCAACTGTTAATGGTTATATTGCAGATGCTTTAGCTACTGGAGCTTTATGGTTAGGTAGACATTATGCTACTACTGGAGCATTGAACGCTGTCCCTGGAATTGGTGCTGCATCTAATTTAATTGGGTGGGGTAGTGCAATTGCAGCTACTGCAGCTAGTGTTGCTGGTAATATATACAGTAGACATAGAGAGTCTCTAGCTCAAGTATATGGTGCGTATAGATCTAGAATTGAAGATAGTTTAAAGGAACAAGGTATTGACATTAAACAATATGCTGAAATTGGTAGAAACCAGTTAAAACAACAAGACCCCAATATAGATGTTTCTAAGATCTCTGATGATGAGATAATAGATAGAGTTATATCTGGAGAGATAAACATAAATGATGCAACTCTAGCAAATGCTAAAAGATCTTTAAAAGATGGATTAGAAAGAGTTTATGATAACAACATGGCATTATCTGCTATGGATGTTGCTCAATCTGCTTTAGTATTTGCACCTCTTGGTAAAGCTATGGGTAAAATAATAACAGCTCCAATTAAAACTGCTTTAAACCCATTGTTAAAAACAGGTACGAAATTAAGCGAAGCTGCAGCAAGTAAATATAACAAACTTATAGACGCTTATACTGGGTTTAATGCTAGACTTGCATACAATTCCCCAGTAAAAAACGCTAGTCTGCAAGCTGCCAAAGCACTTGGTAGATTGGGTTTTTCTGCTACTGGAGAAGCGTTTGAAGAAGCCAATCAAGATGTATTTGATTATGATTATATTTCTGGTAAGTATGATGGAAAGTCTAGCAGTATTTTTCAATCTTTAATGGGCTTAGCTGATGCAAATTACCGTACTGCAAAAATATTATCTGGAATAGATACTGAATCTGAATTAGCAAATGATCCACAATTTTGGAATGATGTAAAAGGGGGATTTGCATTAGGTTTGTACATGGGGGGACCTACGATTGCTTATCATTCTGGATTGAAAACTTACAAAGATATGACTGCCAATTCTTTTGTAAGAGACGTAGTTGCAGATCACATTGGTAAAAAAGATGCAATGATCAAAGCTATATCATACTCTGAAATGGCAAATAAAAAGTTGAATTATCAACAAAATGTACTTGATGTACTTGAAAATTATAAGTATAATTTGCCAGAAGGTATTACTGAACAAGATTTAAATGATGAAATAGCTACTGCAAATAACATTTTCAGTTTATCTAAATCTAAAGTAAACCAAAATATTGGTAAGACTATTGGATACAATCCTGGAACTACTGAATATAATACTTTAATTGGATTGCAACACTTGGCTACAATAGATGCACAAGAAGCGCTTGACAATGCCAATCAAGCACAAGAGGCAGACAATGCTTTCTATACTACTTTGGAAAATGATCAAATGTTAAATCATTATTCTCCAGAAGAGAAGCTTACTGCTGTTGCATTAACTAAGTTAAACATTCAAAAGCAAGCATTAGAACAGTTAAAAACAGCACTCGAATCTAAGCCAGAAGAAAATCAACAAAAGTTTGGTATAACGAATGAGTCAAATGCTGTTGGTAAATCTATTTCAAAAGAAATACCTAATATATTAAAAGACATAGATGCTAAACTAAATCAATTATCAGAAGGTACTAGATTCAGTTCAAACTTCATAGCCACTCCAAATTTGGTTAACAAAGGTATTGATAGTTATGTCAACACAATGATTGCAAACCATGACCTTTTGGTAGCTGAGCATAAGATGAATGAAATATTCGGCAATACTTTGGAAGATGGTAAACTTATAAACTTCAACAACGCTTCTAATGAATCAAAAAAGAAGATAGGTAAAAAGATAAAAGAAAGAATTGATAATTATATAAACAATTCAGATGAATCATCAAAAATAGTAGAAGAAAATGCAAAGGATGTTGTTGAAGCAGAATCTGCAAAAGAAATGTCTAGAGAAGCAGCTAATCAAAGTGATGATCAACAACCTATTACTAACAACGAAACTCAAGTAGATAATCAAGTAGCTACTGAAGTAGAGCAAGAAAAGGCAACGTCTCCAAAAACTCCTATTATGGATGACAGGGCTACTTCTGACATTGATACTAAAATACCAGTAGCAGAGAAGGAAGTAAAAGAAGATGAAGAATTTCCTACTAAAGGCTTAGAAGAGTTAAGTAAGGAGTTTGAAGAAACCTTAGCCAAAGTAAAAGAAAAAAAACAAGAAGATACTGAGAGGAAACCTAAACCTGAGCCTAAACCAGTTGTTGAAACTCAAGAAGACGAAGAAGATGAAATAGAATTTGAGCGAGCTGATGAAAAAGCTCTGATAGATCTTGCAAATTCTGAAGCTGTTTCAGACGAGGATGATAAAAAAGTATCTGAAACTTATGAAACTTCTAATCCTGAAGTAACTGAAGAATCTCAAGTAAAATGGGCCCGTAAGAAGATTGCTACAGAATCTAAAATGAACAGAAGAGCAGATATGGACTCTGAGACTAGAGATTTGGATGAATCTTTAGAAATTGAGGAAATGGTACAAGATAAAGTATCTCATACACTGTTCTTTAATCCTGATGCTACAACGCCTATTTATCCTGGTGCCAAGCCAGGCAAGGAATTAGCAGAGAGAATAAAAGATCCAAACTTTTTTAATGATAGTTTCTGTGAGTTTGTTATAAATAAAGATTATACAGAAAAGGGGCATAAACCATATAAAGAAAATGATCCTAGTACATATGATTCTGCATCTATAATAATGTTAATTCATCATGGCACTGGCGATTATGCAATGGCTTTGAAAACTCCTTCTGGAGCTAGAACTTTCTTAGCAGCAAAATTAGCTAGCATACCTAAAGAAAGGCTTACAGAAGAGGATATTAATCTTATTAATAATGCTAATGATTTATCTATAGCAGATTTACGTAGATTTAGAAATGCAGTAATTTCTACAATAGAGTCTGCAACAAATGATGAAGCTGTAGTACCTAGCACAATAGTTAGAACTAAAGGAATACCTAATGTTGTTAGAAAAGATGGTAGAGCTGTATTCAGACCAATACATGAAGTAAAGGGCTTACAAATACCAACAGAAATTACTGATATTACTCCAGAAAATGTAACATTTGGTATAAGTGATGGTATTGTAAAAGATTCCGATATAATAGGAGCCAATGGTGAAATGTTGCCAGGTAAAGGGGGTAGTGGACAATTGTTTATTTATCCACCAAAATCTAGTACTTTATCAAATCAAATGTTGCCATTACAATTAACTCTTCAAAGATTTGACAGGAAACAAGCTGAGTTTTTAGCTGACTTGTTAATCAATTATGGCACTAATACTAACTCTGAATATAGAGATACAGGAGTTATTGCTGGAGAATTAATTGACTTTATGGTTAGATTTGGAGATGCTACCAAAGTAACCACTGCAGATAAAACATTTGATTGGTTAAAAGAAAAGCAATTGTATATTGATGATAAATCCAATCTAATAGTTGGTGAAAAAACATTCAATATAGGCAATTTATCTACTCAGGATAAAAAAGACATAGTTGAAGCTTTAATGGGATTCCATTGGCGTGTAGCTAGAAAGAATTTCTTCAGCCCAATAAAAGAAGCATTACCTTCTGTATATGATTATTTTAACAATAATTCTGTTGATTTGCTTGATATCATTCCAGGTATATCTCTTACTAAGGATGATTTCATTTCTTCTACCCCAGTTTATACTATGGGTGTGTTAGAAAAAGCTGGTATAATAAGAAGTGACTTAGATGATCAACTATTTAAAGATTCTTTCGCATATGCTGAAGATGTTCAAAAGATACCAAGAAAGATCAATAATCCTGAAGTAAAAGAAGCTGTTGAAAATAAAGCCAGTTCGTTACCAAATATTCCTAGCACCCCAGAACCACAGACAGAGGTTACTGAAGATGTTACGACTTCTGAAGTTACAACTCAAGATGATTCTTACATAAAGGAAATAACTAATGATGGAGAAATAGATCCTTTGAGTTTGGGAATTGATGAAGATTTTGATGTACCTTTTCGTAAAGTTGCAGGAAATATATCAGAAGTAGTAACTCCAGAAGAAATTCAATGGTTTAGAAATAAATTAGGATTACCAGAAGATTCTTTACATATCGTTGAAGATGCTATTGCACTTGGTGGTAATGAATATGCTATGGGTCTTGTTAGAAAAGATTCTACCATACTGTGGAAAGGTGCAGAACGTGGTACATTGTATCATGAAGCATTCCATAGAGTATCATTATTAACTATTTCTCCAAAGGAAAGAAAGAAAATTTATGAATTCTATAGAAATAGAACTGGTTTTGTTGGAAGTGATAAACAAGTAGAGGAAGCTTTAGCAGAAGACTTTAGGCAGTATATGCTAAATAAAGTAGATCCTGAATTAAATCTTCTTAAAAGAGCTTGGAAAGCTATTAAGAATTTCATAAGTAAATGGGTTTGGAGAACCGATACTAGTATTGATAATATTTTTAATAGAATCGATTCTGGTTATTATAATAGATCTAAACAAGATTCGGCTGCTGTAAATGAATTTCTTGCTGCATATAAAGGTGCAGGTGCTCCATTTAAAATAAGAAACCACAAATTTAAAAACATTACTAACACACAATTCAAAGAAACTGTAAATTCACTTGTAGGTGCTTTATTCACATTAAATAACATAAGACTACGTGATGATTTGCAAAATCTTAATTATGGAGTGTTAAAAGCTGCATTAAAACCAGATATAACAGCTAAATTAGTTGAAAAAGGAACTATTACTAAGGAACAAGGAGAAGTTAGAGATGAAATCTACAATACGTTCGATACTGTATTTAAACCTGAAATCATAAATAAATTAAATGAGTATCAAATAAGAGCAGTAGATAAACAAGAAAACATTGATGCAGAAATTGATGAAAAAGCAGTTGGTAATAGCGTAGGAGATCAAATGGCTAACTACATTCAAGAACAACTGTCTGTTTCAGTTAAAGATAATGCTCTTGCATCTATAAAAATTTTCATTGCGACAATGCCTAGAACAGAATTTGTAATGAAACAAAAAACAAATCCTGATGGCACTGTAACCCAAGTACAGGGTGTTGCTGTAATAAAGAGCCCTGTTACAGGTTTACCTCTAATGGTAGATTTTGATAAATCTTGGAATACTATTATTAATGAGATCCACTCTGAAAACACATTCAAAGGGATGATGGACAAGAGTGCAAAACTTGCTAAAGTAGCACCGTTATTTAAAACTCTGTATAACGAGTTATACAAGGTTACAAACGAATACGTGCAGAAGAAAGGTATTCAAGAGGATGAAGCTCAAAAAATAGCAAGAGAGAACTTACAAACTCAGTTTAGAAATACGTTCCGTAAAGCTAGACATAAGTTAGTTGGTATTTTATCAGAAAAAGTTGAAGATGAAAATGGTAATGAACAAACTAACTTATATGTTAAAGATGAAAATGCAAATAAGGTATCTAAAAACATATTAGAAGGTTGGAACTATAGTTTAATAACAAATGGAAGCGTATTAGACACTTCTGATAACTTATTCAAAGCAAAAGTTAGTGAATCTGAAGAATTCATAGCTAGAGAAATCAACAATGAGTTTAATAAAATAATAAAGGTTGTAGAGAAATATAAAACTACACCTAACAAAAAATTAGTAAATGGTCAAACTTACAAAGAATATGTACCAGAAAAGCTAATTACTATTAAGAATAAGATAGTTGATTTACTCAATAAAGTTGGAGTAGGAATTGATTTAGAGTCACTAAATTCTTTCCTTACTAAGGAATATTACAATTCAGATCCTACTGAAGCATTAGTTTCAATGTTATCAGATAGATCCAATAAGAGTATATACTTCTTCTTTAATTCCAAAGTAAAGGATTTGGCAAAGATTCAAGAAAGTGGCGTAGTTCCTGGTCAATATAATAGAAGTATTACAAAATATTATGATGACTCTAAATTCTTAGGAAGACTTGCTGAGACATATGCTATGTTACATCCTTCTTCTGATGAATTATCAGTATTATCTACTGATGGTAAATTGTTGTATCCTATATCAGAACACAATTATTTGTCTGACATGGTTCAAAGATTGGATAATGACCCAGCAACAGTAGAAGCACTTACCAAAGTATTATACAATACTGGTAATAATACCAATCCTAATTACTTCAAGGGTTCTGTATTGTTAACAAATTTATATAATAATGCAGATGCTAAAGGTAAAATAGGATTTGAAACTCTTGTTTATTTTAAAGAACAAGGTAGTGCAGATAAAGGACGTAAGTACACAGAAATATCCCCTCTTGAAGACTATATTGCTAAGATGACATTCACTAGAGCAGGTAGAATTATCTTACCTACTATGGGTGATTCTCAAACATATAATACATTATATGGTACTGCAATAAACAACTTTAAAAATCCATTTGACGTAAGTAATGGTGAAATAAAATTCGATGCTCAAATTCTTAAAAGATTTATTAATTACTTTGAAACTGAATTAGATACCATTGAATTTAATTACAAGAATGAAAATAATTTAACTGAGGAACAAAAAGTAAAGAACTATGATACAGGAAATAGAAATGGTTATAGATTCAGATACTTCAATGGATTCTTTAAATTGAAAGAAAGACCTACGTTAAATGGTATTGAATTTGAAAAAGATTTTTCGAACTTTAACGAAGCATTAGACCTAGCAGAAGATCTTGGTGGTAATGAATATGGAACTTCTATTATTTCTCAAATAAGAAATAATTGGAATAAGTTCAGTAATGCTGAAAAAGCAAATCTAATGAATAACTACCTGTGGGATGCATTTAAAGATGAGTTAAATTATGCACAAGAATTAGGTATAATTAAATGGGATGGTAATAAAATAGCTAGTGTAACGAGTTTAGCATTACCACAGAAGGCATTAGAAGAAGCATCATCACATTATAAAAAATCTGCAACAGTTTCTAATTATAGCGAAAATCTTGGTGCTGCTGAAATGATTGGTAATTATTTTGCTAATACCATTTCTTCAGTAATTGAATTTGAGAAACTTTTTATAAAAGATCCAGCCTACTACAAAAATCCTGTAGATAAAATTAAACGTTTACGTGAGGTATTATCCACTGGCGTTACTCCAAGAATAGACTACGAAGAAGGAAATCCAATGGCAGATCTCACTGAAGTGAACGTAGGTACACTATCAGATAATGTTATCGTAAGTAGACAAGCTGATCAAATTGCAGAGTATGCTAAAAGATCTGCGGCTATACGATTACTTCAGGAAATGCATGACATGACATTAGATGAAGCAATTAGAACTTATGATAGATCTGAAGCTTTACCCAATGATGTAGAAGATGCAGCTAATCTTATAGTAAGAGATAAATTTGATGGCTATCTTAACCCTAAAGGCAAAGTAAATCAAACTGATGCTACAGTATTAATATCCCCAGAGTTTTACAAAGAACTAGTACGTAGAGTAGATGGATGGACACCACAAGTAGCAAAAGCATTTGATTTACTTAATAATCCAAATGCAGATCTTGAAGCAGATATGGATACGTATGCAGAAGCATTGGCGGTTACATTGAAACCTTTGAAATTCATGTATTTTGGCGATCATTACGATGTAGGTGCTAAAAGGGATATACCAATATTTGATAAGATGGCTATGTTCCCTGTGCATCGTATTTTCTCTACTGGGGATATGGGTAAAGTATTGGAAGTTATGCAATCACGTAATATCCATATGCTTGCTTTTGATTCCGCAGTAAAAGTAGGACAAAGGGCTAAAGAGGTTAAATCAAGAATTTATAAAGATAAGACTAATAAAGAAATAGACATGGACAGTTTAATGTCAATGCCTACTCATAAACAGTCTTTAACTAACTTTAGACGTCAGTTAATTACTGATCCTCATCATGCAGAAAGACAGATGTTTGTATCTCAAGCACAAAAAGCTGCTATGGGTAATATCAGAAGTGCATGGAAATATACCACACCAGATGGTAAAGTGTACAGTGGTGATGAATTAATTAACAATTTTAATGGTGCTCATAATGCGATTACTGAGGCTGGTAGAAAAGAGATAGAAAGAGATTTTGGTATTACTCCAGATAAACCCCAAGTAAGTGTACAAAGGTTTGCTGAAATTATGCAACGCAAAGCTCTAAGTTCAAACATGAATGACAATGTTATTAATGGTTTGGATGTCGAAAATGGTGAAACTGTTGCACCAATTTCTGGTTTATCTGATAACTCTTGGATAGAAAGCGGTCTTATATCAATGTTGAATAAATCAATTGTTGATACCAACTTACCTGGTGGTATGTTTATTCAAATGTCTTCGATATTGTACAATAGAATTGCTGTAACTTCAGATGTACAAAATGAAAGAAAGTTAAGATTCGCAAATACCGATGGTACTATGGATTGTGTTATTTCAATCAACTTATTGAAACACATAATTCCAGATTATGACAAAAAGACTTTTAGTGAAGCTAAAAAGTGGTTAATAGATCATGGTATAGTTGGTCCAAATTCTAAGGCTATTGCAATGGGTTATCGTATTCCTGCTCAAGGTCAAGCATCAACTGCAGCTCTTAAAGTAGTAGATTTGTATCCTGAGCAAATTGGTGATACTATCACATTACCTGATGAATTTACATCTCTTACTGGTTCGGATAGACACATCATTGTTCGAACCAGTATAATCTAAAAAACTCCTTTAATTGCTGGAAACCCCTTAGAGCCTGAGGTACTAAGCGTAGTAAAAATCCAAAGGATTGGGCAACCAGCAGCCAAGCCGATCGTTATCTATATAACTAATCGGAAGGTTCAACGACTAATACTCAACTGAAGCTTCCTAAATGGATAGCAAATATGAAAACAAAAATAACAAAAGAATCTAGAAATTTGTTAATCGCTCTTTTACTTGGTGATGGAACAATAAGCAACAACAATGTATTTAAATTGAGTCATTGTGAAGAACAACGTGATTATCTTGAATGGAAAATAAAACAACTCAAAGATGCGGGACTTAGAAACAATGGTTTGAAAGAATACATTAGTGCAAGAGGTTTTAATATTAATAAAAAAGTATATTATACTCAATTAAGTATCATACCTTTTATAAAAGTCTTAAGAAGAGTTTTTTATAAACCTTATAAAAAACTAGGAAATAGAAAACTATTAAATAGACTTGATGCTAGAGGAATTGCAATTTGGTATATGGATGATGGTCATATAAACTATAGAAAAACCAATGGTAAAATTCATGGGTTTTATATAAAAATTGCAACTTGTTTACCAAAAGAAGAATTACAAATAATAATAGATTATTTTAAAGATGTTTGGAATATTGAATTTTATATGTTTCACGAAGGTAGAAAAAAAGATAGTTACTCTTTGTGTTGTGGAACAAAAGAAGGAATAAAATTTATAAACATAGTAAAACCATATGTAGAACAGGTTCCTTCGATGGCACACAAAATTCAATATGATTTGAGTCAGCGTACACACGCTGTGTAGCCGAAAGGCGAAATGGGGAGCACCGTAAGGTGAAGATATAGTCTAGTCTTTTATGAAAGTAAAAGTAGATCGTTTGATATTGATAAATTGTTCGTTGCTAGATATAACTATGATAAAAACGGTAATAGAATCAAATTTGAGACTAAAGAAGATTACACTAACAGACTCAGAGAAGCTGGCTTAGATGATGAAACCATAGTTCGTAAAGTCTACGAAAGATATAATGGTAAAACTGATTTTGAAGCTAATTCAAAGGAAGCAAATGAAAATATGCTTCTTGATATGTATATATCAGTTATTTCTAACCCACTGAACTTTGCAGAAGCTAGACAACCACTAGATACAGTAACCGATTACTTAAAAGATACTATTCTTAAAGAAGTAGATACAATAACTGGTCAAGGTAAACGTACAAGCAAATCCCAACTGTATTATGCCACTCCAGCATTTCAGAGTAGAACTAAAGCGGAGTTGAATGGTGGTAAATTTGGTATTGGTCCATTTGCATTAGCAAATGCTCATCAAGTTCTTACTCAATTGGTCAAATTAAGATTTAAACCAAATAAAATTTTAAGAGACTACGGTATAAGTAATTTGTATGGTATCCAGAGTAATGATAGAAATAAGATTAATATCCTTGACTGGTTATCAGCATTAATCAATGCTCATGTGGACGTTGCAAAAGATCCATACATCATTCGATTGAATGTAAGGAAGTTAACATTTAATATGACTAACTTCTTGATTAGATCTGGTAAAGGCGAAAGTACATTTTATTTCTTGCCTCAACAGATATTAAAAGACTTTGCAATAGAATACGATAAATACTCTGGCTTTTATAATGTAGATACACAAAACAAAAATCCTGAAAGTCTAGCATATAGAACCATCTGGAATACATATTTTGAGAAAGCAAAATCTTTATCTAAAGGTAAATATGATCAACTTTTAGACTTTTTAAATGACAAAGGTGTAGGTGTTAAACAAAGAGCAACGATGTTTGATGTCAATTACTTGAAGAAGCAGTTGAAAAAAGAAGAAACATTTGACTGGTATTACAATCAGTTGCTTATTATGAAGACTTATCAAGAACTTAATCCGTTCTCAAGATCTTTGTCTGAATTAACTACATTGTCTCAAATTGATACTAAGCGCTTTGGCAATAATTTTGGTTTACAAAGTGCATTCTTGGATAAATGGAAACAATTCATGGTAGAGCAACAAGTATTTGAAGATCCTATAAAGGTATTCTCAAATACATTCTTAGGTAAGAAAATGCAAGATGCATTAATATTCCCTAGAATTGCCTTCCAAAACACAATGATTAGACTTACTCCAGAATTTGAAAACTTAAGAACATTAATAGAATTCTATACTAAAGGTTATGCAATTAGTGATGATACGTACATTAATAATATTACCAGAAGTATGGAAGCTACATATAAAGCTGGTTTCTTTAATAAGTATTTAGCTGAAAATGGAATAAAGCTCAGTAGTTTGTTAGGTGGTCCAAATAGTATCTCTAAGAGATTGGATAGAATTAAATCTGATGTAAGAAGTGGCAAATATCCAGATTTATTAAGTAGTGATGGTTCATTTGAAAATGTACTTATTAATAACATCTTTAGTAGACCAAAGGAAGATACAACTGAATTAAATGGTCCTGATTTTATTGCTTACAAACCAAACAAGAGTGGTGATAATAACTTAGAAAATGAGATCATTAGAGCTTGGGAGGAATTGTGGGATAGTGATTATCAGGAAATAAGAGATTTTGCAAAAGATCTTGCATTGTATGCTTTCTATACTTCTGGGGATGCATTTGGTAAGAACAATATCTTTAGATATGTACCTAATTCAATTAGAGAAGAAATAGGTTATTTTGATTACATTAGAGATTTAGAACGAAATCCTGATGATGCGGTTAAAGATATTAAAGTATTCCAAGTAATAAAAGACTTGTGGTGGAACGACCACGTAGTTCCTACTATTGATTATTACGTATTAGACTCTAGTAGAGAAACTATTGAAGAAGAAGGTAGACCTGTATACAGGGCGTTACCTCACGAAGATAGTGGTTTTACTGTAGTAAACAAGAAAGGAGTAGAAGTACAAATTCCTGGCATCATATATGATAAAAAGTCTCAATCTATAATTTCATTCAATCAAAATGGTCAACCTATATTTCCACCATTTAAAAAAGTAAAATTAGATAGAAACAATGATCCTAGAACTACGTTCCTGTATGAGTACATAGGCATTAATGAAGATGATGCCCCAGTGTACAGATTGATTAACAAGAAGGGAATGAGTTATAGAGGAAACATATTAATTGAGAGTGGTAGAAATAGATCTGTTCTTAAATACAACAATGTTGTACCAAAGGGTTATGAAATTATGCCAGAAGAACAAATAACCTGGGTTACTGATCTTACTCCGGTAAAAGCTAGTTTACAAGCAAAGGCATTTAATCAAGCTGGTGAATTTAACACAGACATGTTTGCTAATATACAGCAAACGGTTAAAACTCAACAAGCAACTGAACCATTATCTTATCAAGAATGGGTTAAAGACTATCAAACTCAAAAAGGTGAAGCTGATGCAGAAGCGGCATATCAACAATATCTAGATAACTTTGAGTATAGTAAATCACAAGGTACACACACAGTACCTACTACAAAGATAATTTCTGGTGGTCAAACTGGTATAGATCGTTTAGGTTTAGAAGTTGGTAAAGAACTTGGGCTAGAAACAGGCGGAACAACTACTCCAGGATATTATACTGAAAACGGTCGTGATGAATCTTTAAAGGATTTCGGAGTAACTGAAATATCTCCAGAATTACAAGCAGGTAGAAAAGGTAGAGAATTTTATTTACCTAGAACAGAACAAAATGTATTGAATTCTGATGGTACGGTGTACTTTAGTACAGATGAAGATAGTGCTGGTAGAATTGCTACACAAAGATTTGCTAAACAACATAACAAACCATTTTTATTAAATCCTACTAGTCAAGAATTAGCACAATGGTTGGTAGATAACAATATTGGTACATTAAATGTAGCAGGTAATCGTGGTTCTAAAGTATCTCCAGAATTTGACTCTCAAGTAAGAAATACTATTAGAAATGCTTTTAGCTCTCCAATTCAACAAGATCTATTTGCATCTGAACAACCTTCAGAAACAATTAATATATATGCTGGTACTGGTGAAAATGCAGACTTAAGTAATTTCGCAATTAGACCTTTTACTATATCTGGTGATAAACCAGAATCTTCTATACGCATTGGTGGTAATTTTCAAACAGTAGAAGGAGCATTTCAAGCTCAAAAATTAGTATTTTCTTCTATGTCAGATGACGAAAAAGAAGCAGTTAAGAAACGACTAGAAACTGCTTCAGGTAGTCAAGCAAAATCTATTGGTAGAAAAATTAAAGATTTAAATACAGTTTCTTGGGATAAAGCATCCAGTGATATTATGAAAGATTTATTGTTAGAATCTTTCAGTCAAAATCCAGAAGCTTTAAATAAATTATTATCCACAGGTGATGCAACTCTTACTCATACTCAAGATAAAGGTAAATGGGGTACAGAATTCCCAAAAATTTTGATGGAAGTAAGAGAGTTATTAAGGAACCGATCAAACATCAAACAACCAGCAATTACTGATACTACTAAGGAATTCCTAGATTATGCTAATCAATTTGGTTTTACTGATGAAGCTGCTTTACTTGCAAAGGATTTACCAAAAGCATCCGAAGAGGCTAAGAAAGTAGAAGAAGAGTATGTATTTACATTTAATGACGGGTTTAAGATCAATTTACCATTCTCATTAAATGATCAACAGAAATCAGCTTTATATGAACTAGAGAAGTTCATTGAAGACTATGGAACTGAAATTACTTTATCTGGTTATGCTGGTACAGGTAAATCTACTATCATTGGTATATTTAGTAAGTGGTTAGATCACAGAATTGGTAGAGGCAACATTGTATATACTGCTCCTATTCATAGAGCAAATGTTATAACTAAACAAAACAATCCTAATGCTAATGTATATACGCTTTCTGCTCTATTTGGGTTTACTCCAGATACAGATGAAGCAATGGAACGTGAATCATTGGATTTAAGAGAACTAGAGTTTAGAGCTAAGAATCAAGTGAAATATGAACCAGGTCAATTAATTATTATTGATGAAGCTTCAATGGTGCAAGACGGTTTGTATGAATACATTCAGAAAATCGTAGCTAAAGATGGTGTTAGTGTGATATATGTTGGGGATTCTGCACAATTAAGACCTGTAAAATCAGATCATATTTCTAAAGTATTTACATCTGATGGAGTACCTCAAATAACTTTAACCAAAGTAGAAAGAACGGGTGATAATCCTATTTTAAAAGAAGCCACCAGACTTAGACGAGGTGAAGGATTGAGTTACCAAACTGATATAAATGATAAAGGTCAAGGGGTGTTGTATACTTCTAATGATACAGTTATAAATGAAAACTTAAAACAAATTATATCTTCTGAAGAGTTTAATGCTGATCCTTTGCATTTTAGAGTTATTACTGCTACAAATGCTGCAGCAGCTACATATAATTCAAAGATTAGATCTTTAAGATACGGAAAATTTGCTAAGCCCTTTGTAAAAGGCGACATTCTAATGGGGTACTCAAACAAACTTAGAAAACCAGATGGGTCTTATAGATTAATAAATTCTATGGATTATATAGTACAGAATGTTAGAGATACTACTGTCAAGTTTAAAACTGATAAAGGTGATATAGAATTTAAAGCATTCAAATTATCAATCAGACCTACTGGCAGTACTATTATGGATGACTTCCAGATTACTGTAATTGATAAAAATGAACCAGATTCTAAGCTATTTGAAATAGTAGAATATAAAGACAGATTGTGGAGAATGGCTAAAGAAGCCAAACAGGATAAGCAAATATCTAAATATAGAGATTTGGTTCAAATGGCGTTTAACATTGATAATGAATTAAACATTACCAAGAATTTAGAAGACAATCAAGGTAGGTTAAAAATTAGAAAAGCAATTGATTATGGGTACGCACAAACTGTTTGGAAATCGCAAGGTAGTACATACAGTAAAGTTTTAATACTCTCTAATGAAATTGATACGTTTGGTTATGGTAAAGATGCAATGCAATTAAGAAACGAGTTGAGATATGTAGCTGTGTCACGTGCTAAAAACTTTGTTATAATAAATTCAGAAGCTGAAAATAAAAAGAAAGTTTCTATGAGAAACGAAATAGCTGAAGAGGATTTATTAGATGATATAGAATTTGAACCAGCTACAGAAGAACAAGCAATAAAAGCATCTTTACAGGATTCAATTGATGAGTTAACAGCAAATGGTAAACAACGTAGAAAAGAATGTGAATAATTATGCAGTGTTTAAATATTAAAAATAAAGAGGTTGCAGCTTTACTCAAGAAATATACAAAGATATTGGGTAATGAAAACGCTGCATATTATGTATTATCAGAAAATAATGGTTATGGTTTAGATAAGGCTCCCAATGGGGAGCCATCTAAGCTATTTTCAGATTTAGTTAACCATTTTAATGGTAATAAGAAAGAAGCTATACGAACAAAGTCATTAATATATTCTGCACAATTTAGACAGATAAGAAACATTGTATTAAATAATGATGGGGAAGTATCTATAGATGTATTATTAAATAATTCAGATAAAATAAATAACCCATCATACGTTCCAAAAAAAATACATGAAACGTATAATAAACTTATTCAAGCCTTGACAAGGCGAATAAAAGACATTCAATATGCTAAATATAGTGACAGTAAGAAAGTAGATGAATTAAGAGCATTGGAATTTAAATTAAACCAGTTGGAAAACGATCAAGCTACTTTCGAATTTGTGGACTATATGGCAAGTGACGTAATATCCGCATTAAATGAAGTAAAGGCTTTACAAACTAAAGTAAATGAAAATCAAAAGTACAATAACCCGCTAGATATAACTTCTGCAGAATTAGATATGATAAAAAAAGGTTATATTGGTTTTTATGGTAACATTGCTACTAATATCCAGAACATGTTGGATGATGAATCTACGTTTGACTATTTAAATGATCCTCAATTAGTTGAGGATACAAAACAAAACTTAAAAAGGACTGTAGGTGACTACTATGAATTAGTAAGAAACTATAACAATTTAGCAGACATTGTTGCTAAAGATAATTTTATTAGAGAAGCAACTAAAGCTGGTTCATTTACTATAGATCATCTTAAAAAAATATTAGATGAAGGTGATGTGGATATAAATCTATGGGATCAGTGGGCAGGTAATACACAATATTCTAATAGTGAGTTAGTACGTATAATTCTTAACAAGATAGTTAATACTAAAAATAATGTTGCTGAAAAAGAACTAGAAGTAGGTAAAGAGCTTGTAGAAATACTATCACATGTAGATAAATCTAAGTTAGCTTATATGCATGAAAAAAATAAAGATGGTCATAAAACAGGCTTTATAACAAGAGACTTAAATTACGGTCAACACTATCAAGATTACTTGGAACATCAAAAAAAGTTAGCCGAAAAGTTAGGATTTGGAGATAAAGATATTGCTGAAGTGCCTGGTTTATTGAATCCAGAGCAACTAAAGAAATGGAATAAAGCAAATAATGATTGGGAAGCTAAGCATACAATTCGTAAGTTTACTCCAGAGTATTACGAGCTAACTAACAGTCTTAGTGAAGAAGCAAGATCTCGTAGAGATTCCATAAATATGGAAATAAACCTATTGTTAAGTACTACCGTTGATAAGAACGGAGATTACCACAGAGAAGATTTATCCGATGAAGATTATCTAAAATTACAAGAGTTAGAAACTAGACGTAGAAATTTAGCTAATCCATATTATCCAGATGGTTCAGTAAAAGTTGGATTAGATAAAGAAATAGCAATAGAAATGAGAGAGTATAATGAAAAATTAAGAGAGAAATTACATTATACTCCAAATATGGAAAAGTTTAATAAAGCTCTACAAAAGGCAAAGAAAAATTTAAGTCCAGAGAAATTTGCTAAGTGGGAACAACGCAATACAGTTGATCAAATAATTGAAGAATTCTGGGACGATATTAAAACTCTTTCATCAAACACAAATAAATCTGATGATCAAATACTATATGAAACGGCTAGAAAGAACATGTTAAGACTTTACACCAGAGAAGATGGTAAAGTAGATGTTGATAGCATGCCTGACCAAGTAAAGTCGTGGATTAATACTTATGATGAATTGATTTCTGAGGAAAGTTTGAAAACTCGTGATAAATCAAAGAAATCCAAAGTAATGGACATAGCTGAATGGGAAGTAAACCCTAGATTCTATGAAGAATTAGAAAGAGTTGAAAAATTAGGTCAAGCTGAATATAATGCGTGGGTTTCTATAAATGCTAGATATGACTATGAAGGAAATCTTGTACCAGCTTCCTTTTGGAAGAAATTAGTTCCGAAGAAAGAGTTAAGATCTAAATACATGCGCAAAGTACCTAATAGATCTTGGTCTGAAATCGATAAAGAATCACCTTTCTACGATAAAAGATTTACTAAATATGCAGATCGTGGAGAAACAAGAATTCCAAATCCTGAATTGTATGACAACAGTGCAAATTATCGTAAAATAACTTCTGATTCAAACTTAAAGAAGCTTTATGATAAACTTGTTGATGTAATGGAATTATCAAATTCTAAGATTCAATTCTTAAAGTATGAAAATAAATATAGACTACCACAAATAGAAGGTGGGGCATGGACACAAATCCGAAGTAAGGACAATATTTTAAAGGGGTTAGCGTATGCAATAGAAGATACTTACACTGTAAAGGATGATGATAATGCATATATGTTGGAAAATGCTAAACGATCAGATGGGTCACTTGTTAAACTTATACCTACTAGGTATATTAAGATGTTATCAAATCCAGACGCTTTAACAAACGATATAGTAGGATCTGTCATTGCTTATTACAAAATGGCAGAAAATTATGAACAAATGAGTGAAATTGCCCCAGAATTAGAAGTAGCTCTTGATTTTGTTAGTCGTACAGATTTTACCGATAAGAAGGGTGGTAGAATACAAGGTTTGGAAAGTAAGACATATGATAAATTAAAATCTGTACTAGATCAATTGGTATATGGTATGGAAAAGAATGCATTAGAATTAGATGTTCCTTTACCAAAAGGCAAACATGTGACAGTAAGTGTTGGTAAGTTAGCTGCTAATTTAGCTGCATACACTAGAATACAAGGCATATCTCAAAATATGAATGTGATTCTTACTGGTCTTATTACAAACAAAATACAAAATAGACTCGAAGCAATTTCTGGTATATACTTTGGAAATAAGGAACTTGCACAAGCAACAAAATTAATCATACCGTCATATGCAAATGCAATAAAGAACATAGGTCATTCAAACAACAAAGACAAGGTTCTATGTTATATGGAGTATTTAGGTGTAGTAAGAGAAAATGCTCAAACCTTTAGTAAACTTAATCAATCTAGATTTTTAAGAGCATTAAATCAGCACTTTTGGTATTTTGGACATGAAATGTCGGATTATGTAACAAAAGGTAAAACGGCATTGGCAATTGGTCTATACTATAAATATGATCCTGAATCTGGTAAATTCTTAAATAAAAACGAATTCCTAAGAAGATTTAAGAGTAAAAAGGAAGGCAATGCCAAATGGAATACTCTAAGTGTAACTTTTTATGATGCATTTGAAGTTAAAAACAACAAACTAGTAATAAAACCAGAGTATGCTAAATCTCTCGATGAAGCTACTATAAACAAAGTTAGAAATACGGCAAAACAAGTAGGTACCAGAATTGACACGCAATTAACAGACTTGGATAGAAGTAAATTACATGCAACTGTAATTGGACAATTATTACTTATCTTCCGTAACTTTATTTTGGTTAACTTACAAACTAAGTTCTTAACTAAACGTCAATTTAACTATTCTACAGGCATGTGGAGCGAAGCTCAAGTACCAGCTGCAGTTAAATATGTATATAGACATTACTTTAATCAGAATAAAATAGATCAATTAAAGGAACTATATCAAAATCATTATGATGAATTGGACGATTTCGAAAAAGGATGTCTTAAAAGAGTTACTTATGAAGTTTTATTTTCCACAGTAGGTTTTATGATCATTTCTTCTTTAGTAAGAGCGATGGCAGATGATGACAAACGTAATTGGTGGAAACAAGAAGCAGCTTATCTTACTCTAAGAGCTTCATTAGAGACACGTGGTAACATATTACCTATTGAAGTAATTAACTTACTTAATACTCCTACTGCTGCATGGTCTACTTTACAATATTGGGGTGACTTAACTACAATGATGTTGAATGATCCTACACAGGAGATAAAAAAAGGTCCATACAAGGGTATGAACCGATTCCAACGATCCTTAATTAAGGCTACTCCTTTAAGAAGTATATGGGAAGCACAAGATCCAAGATCAAAAATGGAGTATTACGATAACATGATTTCAATATTTAACTTTTAAAGCCACAAAAATTTTAACGGCCATTACAATAAAGCCCCTTCAGTTTTTACTGTTGGGGCTTTTCTGTATTTTAAATCTTGTAGTGATATATTTTCACCTACCGGTTTTGTTACTTTCGCAAGAGGATTAAACAGGTATTCATGAACTTTACTATCAACACTAATATTCCAAAAGTTTAATATTTGTAATTTAGCTTGATATCCTAAACGTTCATATAAACCAAGATCTATCTTGTTTACGATGGAATGAATTGAATAAGCCTTATTAAAGGCAAATACTCTATAATTAATTCTATCTATTGTTAAAGTATAATCACAATAATATAGTCTATGTTTCTTTAATCTCTCTATTAAGTAAGCTTTAGTATTATGAAATACTAAAAAAATATGATTTGAAAGTAGTGGATTATTCATATCACTTGTGTACATATTTACAAATTCACTATTTTTCAAATCATATTTTGTAAAGATATCATAAAATATTTGAGGAAGTGAAAATATACTATGTTTTGTATATTTATTAATAATCATAGTAGTTCTGCTCCATCTCCTTCATAATATTCTTTTACATGATCCCATAAGTCATTATCTCTATGCCAAGCAATACGTTTGATAGCATCTTCAATAACACACACTTTGGCTTCAATGTATTGATTTTCAATATTAAAAACCTTTACTTCATAACCGTCATGACTTTGAACAGCTATTATATATGTTTCTCGTGTATATTCTTCTAAATCTAGTTTTAATTCATTTTTAAAATACCAATAAATTGCAAACCAGTAATAAGCTAATTGTCTACAATAGTCAAATTCTTCTATAGAATGTCTGAAATTATACACATCAGCTGTAGTTTTAATATCAACGAGTACTACTTTCTTATTTGTATGATCAATCATTACTCTATCGAGTAAAGATTTACAAGGAAAATCTCCTAATTTAGAAGCATTTGGAAATTCCCAATTTATATGAAATTCATTGTGAACTTCAAATGTTTTTGGATAAGCAAATAAAATCTCATTTGCTTTTTTATGCTCTTGCATATTTTGCTTTATGGTCTTTAGAAGAGCCAAATCAGCAAAAGAAATAACTTTCTTACTATCTTTATTTCTAAAGTATTCAATGTAGTTTTTGTATAATTCTACTAATTCTCTTGCTTCTTGAATTCTTTTATCGATAGATTTATTATTACTATAAGCTGCATTATAACTCATTAATAATATATCTTCTTCAGTAGCAAAAGGATCGGTTAATCTTGCAGTAGAATAAAATTCTAGAAGATCTTTTTGTTGTTTTACTTTAGGTACTGCAAAATCTAAAATAATATAATCATTCCAGAATTCTTCTGGCTGAAGGATATATTCATGAATCATAGTTCCTTTATCCAAGAAACTTGCTTTTAATCCTTCAATTTTTCCATCTAGCATATCCTTTAGATATCGGGGTCCCTTTTTTAGGAACCATCCGATATTACTATTACTTATACGAGTGTTATCTTCGTAATAAGGTATACTTATATCCATAATTACTCTTCTAATTTACTTAAACGATCTGCTTCCATTAACTCATTAACGAATGCAATGTCATTTAGTTCATCTGCTTCAAAATAAATATCTTGTTCAGTCTGAGACATTATATCATTATTCATATTTTGCTCGTCTAATTGTAAATTAACTAATTCGTAATTCTTCATAATCGTAAATTTTTTAAGTTATAGTTCAAATGTTGTTGGTCTAAAATAAATCGAATAAGATTCATCAAGTATGCTTACGTTCGCTACACGTACATTAGTCCATTCTGTTTCCTCTTGAAATACATAATCATATATAGGACATGCTGTAATATTATGATTTCCAGTATGAACGTGTCCACATAATGCATACTTTGGTTTCTTTCGTCTAATTTCATCAGTTAATGCAGCACAACAATATTGGATTTCAGTTCCATTATCGTGTGTAGTTCCTACTTCTGCAAGATTAGATGCTTCGTGAGTTATCAATATATCTAAATCTTTTGGTATTTTTTCGTATTTCTTAGCTAATTCAGCATGATTAGCCATAAACGCCCATGGTCCACATTGTTTACACCAAGGTGTTCCATAGATTTTATACCATTTATCATCAGTACTGTTATATACTTTTTCCTCTCCGTCAATCAATATAGTTAACTTGTTAAATAGATAAGTGTTTGATTGATTAATCATTTTCTCAAACCAAAAGTCATGATTACCTGGAGTAAGTATAACAGTAGAACAATCTATCTTCATTATCCATTCTCGAAATTCATTAAATATCCATTTTGTCATTTGGATATAATCTCTTTGAATATCTAATGGAGATATATCACCACATATTAATAACAGATCACATGGTTCTATATCAATAAGGTTACCATGTAAATCACTAATTGCTGTTACTTTCATTTAGTTTCAATTTTTGTACTCTATCTTCGTGCTCTTTTAACATTTCATTGCATTTATCTCTTAAACATTCTACAAAGTAGAGATTTTCATGTCCTTCAAATTGTTTAAAAAACTGATCTGCAGCTTCTTTGTATATGTTTATATTATGATTTTGTTTATAATATTCTTCGTGATCACTTAGAATTATATCCTCAAAATCATCATCAGATTTCTCAAAGATGTGCATTAATATTGCAGTTCGATGAGATATCTGTATGAACTTTCTTTTATAGTTCTTGAATTCGTCTAATACATTCATCTGTCTCTTTATGATTATGTACTACAAATAACTTATACTTCTCAGCTAATCCTTTATTTAATAATGACCACATAAACCATTTCCATTTATATGGCCATACATCGTTAGGTCTTCCTTTAGCCTCTATGATAAAATTATCTCCAACAAAATCTGGAGTATAAGTCATTGCTCGAATCTTCTTACCACAAAATGTAAATGCTGGTATTAATTCAAATTTAATAGGCTCATATTCTGCTTTGAGATTATGAGCCTTTAATTGTTTATAAACATATGTTTCAAGTTTACTTTTAAATTCAATACCATCATATATATTTGGTGTGGCATTTTTAACTTTCTGATTTGTCGTTTTCTTTCTTTTTGTTTTTCTTTGCTTCATAACGATCAATATATGTACAAAGTAAACTTCCACAAAGATTTCCAATAAAACTAATCAGAATTAATTGTAACCATGTTAAGTCTGGTGTACTATTTAACCATTCCATGTTCATTGTCTTTTTCTATTTTTGTAAGATGATTTGCAAGTTTTTCTAAAGATATTAGATCATAATTAGCTAGATTTCCATCTATACCTACATCTACTCTTAATTCTTTAGAATCTGTATTTATTTTATCTACTTTTCCATGACAATGACCGTGTATCATAACAGATCCTTTATCTTTGTGTTCCCAACTTAACATCGGAAAATGACACATTATTACTTCTAGATCTTTATGTAAGAAATTATATACAGATTTCTTAAATTTAATATTCTTGATCTGAGTAATATGATTGAAATAGCATTTTAAATGATCTGGTACTTTATCATGATTACCAAGTATTAATACTTTATTTCCATTTAGTCTTTGAAATAGTTTCCTTTTATCTTCTACTTCACCAAATGCAAGATCACCTAAAATATATACAGTATCTTTCTTGTTTACTCTAGAATTCCATAACTGTATCATAGCTTCTTTAGCTTTTTCAACAGTACTTCCAAATATCTCTTTTCGCTTAGGATGAAATTCTAATATACGGTCGTGAAAGAAATGTAGATCTGAAGTAAACCATATCATAATGTTTCTTTTAACCAATTTTTAATTACTTCAAAGCCATTTAGTTTCACCGCATCAGATATATCTTTAGCTTTCCATTTTTTATGAATTAGAAAGCCATTTAAACCTGTTTTAAGGCTTATCTTACGCATATTTTTAACTCCAGGAACATCTCTATCAAAACATATTAAAATACGCTTAAATCGAAGTTTAAGTGCATCTATAACATCTGGAGTAAGAAATGTGCTTTCTGAAGCTGGTGATATCGCAGTATAACCCATTTCATATAAACACATAACATCCTTCATAGATTTAGTAATAATTAGTAAATCACCTTTTTTAGGTAATTGTTCATATCCCTGAATATCATATGGGGTTAAATTATTACGCCATTTAGTATATTTATCTGCTAAAGGTCTATAAATCTTGAATCTATCATATACTTTATATGCATACATAGGATTATTTTCCTTATACACTCCCTTTACTACACCATCACATAAATAATATTTTATACTACTTACACCAAATTTCTTTAAAGTCTTTAGAGAAATTCCAAATTGTGACCAATATTGTTTATCTATATCTGTCCAGTCTTGTCTAACTACTCCGATAACTGTTTCAGTAGATTTCTCTACTTCTTTATTACTATGCAATACCGTATTATTAGTAATTTGCATATCCTTTACTATTTGATTTAGTAGATCATTATAATTAGTTATACCAGTATATAACTCTACGAATTTAATTACATCTCCGCATTCTCCATTACCATGATCTTTAAATAGTAATTTTCCAGTCTTCTTACTTCGGAATATTCCAAATGAAGGATTCTTATCCTTTCTGAATGGACTATTATAGATAAATCCAACTTTAAATTGTCCTAGATATCTAGCATAAATATCATATTCTGTGACTTTTGATAAGATGTAATCCAGAGTAATAGGATTATCTTGTTTTTTAATTCTTTTAGAGTCATACATATGATATAAATTTGAATAAGTGCAATGTGGGGTAACGATCCCCACGAATCTAACCATTAGACATTGCTCCACCTTTAAAATACCCCCTGTGTGGTCAGTGCCAGCCTACGATCTGGTTCTCTTGGTGCGCTATTATTGAAGTATTTATCAATATGCTAAGCGTGAGAAGTCTTCGTTCTATCGTACGAATAGAATTATATTTTAAAATGGTAATCCATTAGGATTATCATTGTTTGTGTTATCTAAAGTTCCATCTACTACGGTAAATGATTCATTAGATAATAGTGGATTTGGATTCGATTGTTCAAAATCAGCAATTACCGGTTTCTCAAATTGATCAATATTCAACTTAACAATAACAGACTCATTCTTATCAACAATCGTCATCGGTTCAATAAATCTATATTTTGCATACTTTGGTAGAGTAGTATAACCACTATTATTATATACTACTTTAATACGAAGTAATGTAGACTTATCTGCATTGTTAAGCTTTTCAGCTACCCAAGTAATAAATTCCTTAAAGCTTTCGCCGTTAAAGACTCTATCTTCAGGATTTGGATAATAGCATTCAAGAATCTGGTCAATTCTTGCAAACTGATTATCACATTTTCTTTGCAAATCTTCATCGGACATATTGTCTGATTTAGACGGTTCCCACTCTGTATGAGTCATAAATTTACCATCTTTTGCAACGAATTTAAACTCAATAAAATTATTACCATTAAGAGACTTATCTACTCTAATTGATTCTAATACTACATTGTCATGGATACCAGCTGCTAAATATGCAATATCTTTTTTCTGGATAGCTTGTGCTCTTTGTGAACTATAAATCATCTTCTTCTATGTTTTGGTTATTCTTGGTCTGGCAAATAAATTTTATCCCAATATACTGAGATTTTTCCTTCGTCATCACTTTCTGCGATAACAATATTTTGACCTCTTAGGTGTGGAGCTCTTGCTTCAATAGTAATATTCTCCCCACCTTTAAAGGATGCAATGGTTTGGTTCTTCTTTCTAGAAATATATGCGATAGCATCTGCTTCTCCACATATAATATTACTTAGCTTTCCAGCTAAATCTAATTCCATTTCTGAAAGTTCTTCACCGTCTTTGTTTACAAGTTTATCCTTAGTATGACCTATCAGGATAAAATTTTCGCAAAGTTCTCTAAACATATCTAATACTTTACGTACGGCTTGTCTTACATAAAACCAGCCACCGCCTTGCGGCAGTAATCGTACATCTCCCTTATAACTCTTCCCCATCGGAGTTTGATTATATAAAGTGAGAGCATATGATAACGTAATTTCTTCCAAACGTGTTGCGTTATCGATCGTGATATATTTGTAGAAATATCCATTACATTCTTTATTCTTTTGTCTAATGGCATTAGCTATTTCACCTAAATCATTAATATTTCTAGCTTGTACTGCTAAGCAATCAATAAATTCAGATCCACCCTCTAGATCGATAATTAAATTATTTTCTAAATGAGCTGCTAATGTTGTTTTACCAGATTTCGGTTTACCAAAAAAGATAAGAAATCTTGGATTTCTCACCTTTGCTTTAATTTTCTCAGTAGGTAATACTATCATAATGTTAGTCTATCTACTTCTCAGAAAAATTTGAAAGAATTTGATATAGTTTTTGAAAAGTTTTGTAAAAATTCTGAAAAGATTTGTTATAAGTTAGTTACGCTGCAATTTCTAATGAATTAATGTTCATTGAGATATTGTAAAGAATAATACGATCCTTCTTAGGAAGATCATTAAAGAATGACGAACTTGTAAACTTCGGAATCAATCGAGAACCTACTTGAATATAATTACCATGGATCTTAACTGGAATATCTCCAATCTTAAAATCATAGGAGGGATTCTCTGTATAGTAAATATAATCAAACAAGCGAGAAGCCGCTTTGTTCCATTCCAGATTCAATGCTTCCGGAGTAATATCCAAAATTGTATAATTCTCATACGGAGCATTATCCAATGTCAGAATTGTGTACTTGTTATCATTCTTGTTAGCCCACGGGAAAATAGATTTAATCTTATCCAAAATGCTAATCGTATAATCACTCTTCTTAGAAGAAGTAGTTGTCGTAAAATACTTACTCAAATCAATCGTATAGTCAAGATTTGTGTTATTCTTTGCCGTGTTGTTTACTGTATTATATTTGTATGTCATAATTCGCCTTTATTTAACCAAGATTAATAAAAATCCTATCTATAACTCAATTAGGTTGTTATATTTCAGGTCATTCTCAAATTCAAGTATTGCCAATTCTCCTTCTCTTACTTTAAGAAAATGGAGATATACTTTATTTTGTACAGGTAGTCGTTGAGGACCATAAGCGGTGATACCTAAAGTTTCAGGTCGAGATAAAACCGCTATAACATCACTTCCTTGAAATACAGAATCAGATGATGATAAATCGCTTCGCATCGGATAGTGACTCGATGGATTATTAATTCTATCAATATTTTCTATATTACGATTCATCTGAGATAATTGTATGATACTTGTCATACCAACTTTCTTTGCTTTGATAAATACTCTTTCAAGTTCAGATATAATCATTCTTTCATCTTTATAGTTATCACTATTTACTAATAAAGTATGATCTAAAATGACTATTAACCATTTATCCTTAGCAATCGTATTTTGAAAATATGTAATTGTATCGTCTATCTTTTGTACTGTAGCTGCATCGTCCACATAATATATTGGATAATCTTTTAAAGATTCTGCAGTCTCCTCAACTAAGTTAAGTTCTTTATCAGAAAGATCTTCTGATGCTGAGTACAATTGTGTAGTTGTTTGACGCAACTTATTAGATAGTTTTCTTCCTACTTGTGCACGGCTAAGCATTTCAAATGAGAAAGAAAGTACGATCAATTCTTTGTTAGAATTAAGTTCAATTAAATCAGTTTCGAGTGTATTTACAAACGAAGACTTACCAGTTCCTGATGCTCCTACAATTGTATAAACACAACCAGGTTCAATCCCACCACAACACATTTCATTGAATTTATTCCATCTACTTTTAAGTGGTTCAATTTCATGATTTTTACGTCTTCGTATATATGTAACAGCTTCACTTGCAGCTGTAGATATATGTTTAAACGGTAGTGGATTAACGTAATTTTGTTCCATACAACATAGTAGTTTCAGGTTGGTTAATGTTCATTTGCTCTTCAATTAATTCCCATTCATGTGAAGTAAGCCATTTCCACATAGTTTTCATATAACCAAGCTTACCGGTCATTGCCTTATCGGAAAGTTCAAAGTTCAAAGCGGTTATGATCCTATTATGAAGATCAGGATTGCCTTTAACCAATTTGTTATAATACTCTCTACATTTCTTAACATTACTTCTAAGAAAGCCTTTAGTTCCATCTGGTCTATTAACCATTATTGGATATAATGTATAAAATTGCTCAAAAAGTACGTCTTTAGGAGTCAATTTATCTACTAATTCCTTAGTAGGTTTATACACTAATTTTTTACTATCATCTTTCTTCTGAATAAGATTTCTGTCGATTAAGTCTTGTATTTCACTATCACTGACCAGGCGAATAAGTGGTGTGATACCTTGATGGGATTTTTGATTCTTATCTAATACAAGACTTAAAAATACTAACTGATTAATTGATATATTGTCTATTATTTCTAATAAACTTGTATCTAGTTCAATGATCATGCTCTTAAAAATTTTAAAAGCTTGTCAAAGATTTGTTATTTTCTGCCAATTTTTGTTAAAAGTTAAACAAGCTTAACTGTCTAGGTTTTAACTGTTCAATCACTTTAACACATTGAGTAATATAATATTGATAATCAACATCATATATACTCTGGAATGTTTCTCCTTGAGAATATTTCCATTGAAGATCTTCATCAGAATATAATCGATTATGAAGTTTTACTCCATGACCTTTTAGCATATTATGATATGATCTTTTTCCAGTTTCATCTAATTTCCATTTCCATAAGTAATATCCACTATTACTAACGTAAAATCGATTAGTTCTCTGTTGAATTTGTTCATTATACTCAACTGTCCACTGTTTACCAGTCTTCTCAGCTTGTAAGAATTTACGTATATCTCTACATGATTTAATTGTATCTTCTACTGGAGTATTATAAACAAAATAGTTAATAATTGCTTCGGGTATTATTTTAGGTTGTAATCCTCTTCCTAATTCAATATCAGTCAGAAAGAATCCTTTCTTCTTAATATTTCCATCAGATTCTACTCCAAAATAATCATTTATTGCTAACTGATAAAATGAAGTAAACTGTTCTGTTTCTAGAGTAAGCTTAGTAAGCTCTTCCCATTCTTTTAGTACTTGTTGTAATTTATCATATTTGTCCTTTTTTATCTTATATAAGATACCATCAGTATTAATCTGATATAACTTACATCCTAGATCTAAAAGTCTCTCAGCAAGCATTAAAAGTAGCAATTGACCGTTAATTCGTACTTGCATAATAGAAAATGGTGCATATAACCAAGATACTTCTTGTTGCATTTTCCCAGTTACTCCATTAAGCATATACTTATACGTTTCATTTTTATTTTTTTGTTTTGTTCTCTTAAATTCTAGTCTTTCCTGAATAATTTCAGGATATACCTCTTTAAGAATGGATTTTAATTTGGGTGGATATAGTTCATATACTGCAATTAAACTTGGGTATAGTGAATTAACATCAGAATCTAATAATAATTCATCTTCATTACATTTAATTGAACAGCAACCATTGTCACCATGTATACCTCCGACTCCAATAGTTACTTCCATTCCACCAAATATAAAAGTATTAATATAACCTTTTCTACCTGGAGACACATTGTGTTGATTTTTCATATCTTGCAATGCTTTCTGAAGTACTGGAGTATTAAACTTTATAAAAGGAAATATAACTTTTTCTAGATCTATACGATCCATAGGAGATTTCATATTCTCTAACTGATCTCTAGTGAAACCAGATTTTTGCATTACCTTTAATTGTAATAATTTATCTCCTAAATTTACTCTATCCAGACTTAAACATGGTAATCCAAAATCTCTTTCAGTTTCTACTCGTATATCTAATAGTTTTTCACATCGATATAAAAGTTCTTCAGTAGATTCCACATCATTAATATTATATGATATTAATCTATCCATATCCTTCTCTGGGAGATCTTGTTTCCAATCGACTACAAATTCTTCTACGTTTTTGTATTGCATGGTTACTTGCATCTCTTTTAAAGATACACGTAATGCTTTAGAGAACAACATTGTTAATAAGTCAATTGATAGAAAATTCTTAGTATATTTATACTCTTTCCATAATTCAAAATTAGAGTTTTTGTCTATTACAATTTGACTCATTCTGAATATAGATTCTGTTATTTCTCTTGTACTGAAAAACTCAAAATATCTTTTTCTATATAATGAGAAGATATAATTCAATACTGGATTATCATAGTGATGATTATTATAACCAACAAAATAACAATCCTGAGTAAAGTAATTAAGGAGATCTTGAATATCTACTTTTCTAGAAGATATTTCAAATACTTTAATTACTCCTGTTTCTGTATTCTTACAAGTACAAGTAAATATGTTCTTAAGAACTTCAATATCAAAGACTATACAGGTTTTGTCTTTAATTTTCATAGCTATAATTTGTGTAACACGTCTTGGATTCGAACCAAGTTCCTATATAAGCGCTTATATAGACTACCAACTTTTCCCTTATAGTTTCGGATTATTTACGTGTCATATTGTGCGTTGAACAGACGCACCCCTGTTTCATAGACGAATATCAGCTTACGCTGCAGTTTTATCCTGTTTTTGTAAACGAGTAATAGTAACTCCGTCAATCTCTCGATATTTAGAGTTAACCATCTCCATGATACATACTTCAGGATTATCTGAATCATAAATAAAGTATCCTACCACTTTATCAGATTCTTTTTCCATCATTTTGTTGAAAGAATATTTTACGATATCCTTTAACTTATCTGGAAGACAGACAATAGCACCAACTCTATCTCCAGTAAGAGATGGTTGGTCGATGTATTGGGTTCTCACAATATAACGATGTTTACTACTATCTTGTTTTTTTGGTTGTTCGACAATAGGTCGAATTTCCACTTTGTTCTTTACTTTGGGTAATTGTATACCACCCTTAGAAAGGTACATTTGACGTCGTTCAAGTTTCTTTTTATTACGACGTTCTTGTGCCAGTTTAAAATGCTCAAGATCTTTCAATGTCTTTTGTTTCTGAGTAAGTTCTACTCGTTGAAGTTTATCCATACGAGCTTTACGTTTCTCAGCAAGCATATTTAAACGCTCTTGTTCTGATTTCTTTCTTTTCTCCTGTCGTGCTTGATACGCTTTAGGATCTGCTGCTATTTCAGAAGCTTGTTTTTGCATCTCTGCTTTGTAAGCTAGATAACCAGCTTTTCTAGCTTCTGCGACAATTCTCTCTCTTTCTTCTTTAGTTATATGCTTTGTCTTATCCTTAATTTCTTTATGGTGAATAAGTTTAATTACACGTTTTTTGTTACGCTCAATTCGCTCTTCTTTAGTAAGCTTTTGTCGCTTAGGATTGAAATCTTCGAATTTTGTCTCCTTAGCAATTATTTTCTTATCGTGTTTTTCCTCGATTGCTTTATCGATAGCTTTCTGCTTCTTAGAGGTATCCTTAGTAGGAATACTAGAATGAATCTGAGAAAGTTTCTTTGCTTTCTCTTCTCGCTTCTTTAAAGCTGCCTCTTTACGCTTTTTAGCAGCTTCTGCTTTAAGTTCTTCTTTTCTAGTCTCCCAAGCTTTCTCTTGTTCTTCTTTAGCAATTGCTTTACTAAGAATACGATCAGCAAGTGCATTTGCATTTGCAATAATTTTCTCTTTAAGTGCTTTTACTTTATCTAAAGAGGATATTTTCTTTTCTGTAGATTTGATATCTTTAGTTTTCATAAATTTTGATAATTTTAATGTTAGTAAATAAGTTTTCGAGACTTGTGATTCGTCCGGGATTCGAACCCGACTTGCCAAACTCTTGTTCCTACTTAAAGGGAGCGACAAATCTTCCTTTTTATGCTGCCAAATACATGTATGCTCCGCTAGTATCTAACTCAGCTGCATCATTAAAGTCAGCAAGTTTCTTTTTTAAGCCATTAATCTCCAATTGAAGATTATTACGAAGTTTGTTTAGATAATCACGAGTAAGTTCCTCATTCTGCTTAAGATTCTTCTTACCCTTCTTCATCTTTAGGGTAGGATTAATCGTTGACTTCTCAATAATAATGCCTAATTGAACAAACTGTTCATTTTTCTCTGATAACTCAAAGATAATAGGATAAATACTATCTTTCGGAAAATCGCTACGTGATTTAAAACCGATATTGATACAAAACTGATCTAGCTTTGTCTGAATACGATCTATAGCTTTTTTATTAATATCATCTAATAATGCTTTCATATCATAATGACGTTTGAACCCATTCTCAACTAAGTTCTCTGTTCGAATGATCATCCAGTTATTAGTGATATCTTTATTTAACTTCTCTAGCTTTGCCTTAATTTCTGTTGATTTAATTTTCATATACAAATTGATTTTAAATTGTTAAACATCTATTTATATACTTGAATTATCAACTACCTGTGAGGGCGTATTCATCATCGATAATGACATCCTCTTCTTATTCTCGAGGCTAGCCAACCCACTTAGCATGTTATTATACATACCGTATTACGCCCATGTTATGGTAGAGAAATTAACTCATCTCTTTCTCTACCAGGAAATATCTTGAGTAATGTGTAATATCTATTCATCATTCATCACAGAATATAATTACCATTACTTATGATTTTCGATTTTATGGACGACGGAATAATACTTGCGATGGATTTGAAAAATCCACTACAACAGCTTGACCAGAATTGTCTTTTACTAATACTCCATTTATTAAAACATTTTTTCGATTAGGAACTCCTTTCTCAACTGTAGAGTTCTCTTCAGTCATTGTTTTAATATCTGAAGCTAATACAAAACGATATGCAACAAAAATTGCAGATATAGCCAAACTATAATTTCCATCTTTATAATAATTTGAGAAACGATCACACATATCTTTATATGCATCATCATTTCGACCACTACCCATACCGGTTATTATCTTAATTAATCTAAGACAAATTGTCTCAGGATTAAGTACATATTCTCCACCAAATAGGCGATTTAACCATGAAATACTCGTTTTACCAAGTGTTATCGATCCATCTTTATTGACTTTCTTATATTTTGCTACTTGCTTTTCATCTGTAAGTAGCAATTGATCTACAAGAATAGGATCACTAAACATGTAAGTTAAATCTCTAAACGCCCACGGACTTATAGTAAATCCCTGCTCGGACATAGTAATTAGATATTAACGTCAATACCTAACTCTTTCATCCGAGTCCGACAAGCTGTAGCCTCAAGCTCATTTGCCTCGGCTAAAGTTCCACAGAACTTCATCTGAGCATTCAAGAAGCTCTGAAGTACGTTCTTCTCATCCCGGTTAAGGGCCATAACTTCCGGTACTAATTTAACATAATCTACAAAGATAGTAATTTCTTCTTTGTTAGACCGTTCATATTTCTCAATCGCTGCTTTAACAGTAGAAGCTGATGGTACTGGAATAACTTTAGTAATGTCGTCAATGTTGGCGATATCTAGCCGTAATTTCGGATCTTTGTTGAACTGAACTTTACGTTCGTTACTCATTGACTCTACTAACTCGACTGAAGTTACCTCTATCGGTCGAATTGAATACAAATAAATAGGCCGACTTAAAGTCAAAGCACCATTTTTCTTATCCTCTGAATAATTTGTATCTACTGGGTTCCGTTCTACTACTAAAATATATTTACCCAGAGTTGCGCCACATTGTGCGGCATTAATACGCATATAATCCATAATTTGTTTCCTCCTTGATTTCGTGGTTGATTCCACCAACGAAACATTTTAAATTGTTTTTAAAAGATTAATAAACTCAAATAAAATAAAAAGAACTTCTTTACTGGAGTATTTCCTAAATAGGGGATGTTGTTGCCCAGGTGCCTGTTATCTTATCGCCTACGTCAATTCAATGACTACTCCTTGAAATTATTCTTTATACTTGATAAGCTTATTGGATTCTATTTCACTCTGTAATTCTGCTATTGCTATTACTCTAGCACTCCATAGAGACACATTTAAATAGATACTTCCTCTTCTTAAATGACACTTTTTCATCTAGTGCATTATGGAACTAGTCTTACTCTAGAATTATCCAATTATACTTTTCATATTAACTAATGAAGGTTCGTGTCATGACTAACTGTCCCTTACGCTTGCCCAACATCAGACTAATGAGATCTTACGACATTAATTAATAAGTCACAAGATCAATACGTTTTTTACTATCTTCTACCGCTGTATATTGATAGGGATATGCACATGCTACTGTTCTTATACATTTCTAGGCTTCTCTAGCAAACGTTATATCTTTGTCAATACAAATATACTATTACTAGTATGTGTGTCTTAAATTGGCTTAAACACACTGATAAGATATAATAAACTACATAGGATTACTTTATCGAATATTCCACATATACGGTCGTTTTAGGAACGTTACCAAACCCAACACTTCTAGTCTTTTCACCCTAAAGTGGTTGCCACTCTATTCTTTCATATGCAGTATACTGCCCATATGACCTTTTCGAGGATTTTTCTGTTTTACAAGCTCGAATATTGAGGACTTTCACCTACTTTCCATTTACTCTTACTTATAAATAGGTCTATAAGTATTAGTTCATTTTCAGTCACTCTTAAAGATTTATAAGTTTCAATGAAACGCTTTATACCGATCATATGATTTATCATCATACTCTAGTATTCATGCACGAAGCAATAACGGTTGGCTTGTTGAGGGCGCAGTCAGAAAATGGTTTACCTTATCCTACAAATGATAGGCTTTTCCTAGCGAGGACTTCCTCAAATTTTATTTTAACTCGGGATTTTGGCCCCTACGGTGTTAAACATGTTAATACTCTCTAATATTCTTTATTTAAGAGGAAATATGACTCTCGGGCCAGTGGTGAATCTTTGGATTCAGTAGCTCTATGTTAATAGACTTGAACTTAGCCCATTGACTTTACAAAAGCCCTACTTTCGTTATATATTTTAAAGAAAGCATACTAAACTTTGCAGGTTTCTCGGATATCAACCGACGGACTCTGTTAGCCGACGTCAAAAACTTTATATTAGGTAAGTCAAACCTGTTTTAGATGCATACAGTGTTACTGTATTACAATCTTGCCAAGAATTGTTCTAAAACTTGGATTAACGTTTTGGTACGCTTCACCAAACCTCTGCGTTTCCATTTATTATCGTGATATAACTCATGCAGTAAACACAATCACGTTGATACTAATAGTTCTATAAAGTATAGGTTTGGCACCTAATCCGGATAATCTGTCATACTATTTATAGAAATAAGTCTCGAATTCATTTCTATTTCCTAGTATGGATCATAGCCACTCAGCCATATGAATCCTTAGTAATAACACCAACTGTTGACCTTTACTTCTAAGAGTAAAAGTTGTAGTAATTGATTCTACTTTCTTTGGATTCGTAGCACCTTATAGCACCCTCTATTAAATATCTAATCTCCTTCATAACTACACTTCCCCTATATTCTTTCATATAGGTGTTTCAGCACTAATGTAGTGAACACTGAGATAGCAAATTTATTTAACCTATCCAAATTAATTAAAGTGGATTTAGTAAGGTAGCTTTGGACACTACCCGGAACTTAGTCAGTTCTTTGTTGAGTAATTCTATCACCCTTTGTGATAGTTGCAGTTGCTGTTTAAAGTCCCTTCTTGATTTCAGGATTGGTTTCCTCCACGGACTTCTAATGAAGTTTACTATTGTCTTTACTCTAAGACTTAATAATTACATTGTCACCTATAATTATTGATAGCTGCTGAAGCAGACTCCATATATCGTTTATCTTCTACGTTTCCCTACTTTATCGGTAAGCGTATCGAAGTGTCTTCTCTTAGTATATTCGCCAGACGGTTCTCAATATCTATAGAATGGATTGATATCTACACTATTCCATTTTCTTATTAACTTTTCTAGAGTAAAAGGATATACTCATTAATAAGTTATCATATTACCTTTTGAATTGCGTGTTAGCGCTATCATATTCTCATATCCTGTTTTCCTTGTCTATATTATGCGATTCGTTGATCAGACTTGTCCAAACATAATATACGCTGTCTTATTGCTTTTTAAGTGTACAGCTACAATACCACTCTCCTTCTTCTTACTACGGGTAAGGAGTCGTTTGACCCGACAGCTTTTATCTTTAACTGTTATATTATACACCATGCAAAAAGTAAACACATTATAAAGAAGATAATTAAGCCTACAAATGCTAATTTATCTAATGTATTATTATTTGCTTTCATCTCTCTACGCTTTTAGGAATCTGAACATCTGGTACGTGAAAGCGAGGAGTAGGTAGAGTAAACATCACTACTTTCTCCAGATATTCAGTTTTTATTTCATATTCTTTCCTTTCTTTAACTGGTTTCTTTACTACCTTTTCCACGATTTTCGTGGGGTGATTAATGGTGACATCAATGTTAGCGATCGGCATATCGCTTTTTACATTGGAAACACCTTTATTAAGATCAATCTCTAAGGACAAATTGCCCTTAGGATCGAACTTTAATGCGGGCAAGTCAAGTGGTTTTACTTGGTCTGCCCGAACCTCTTCTACTTGAAAGAAGTTCGTATTATAGGATAATAATATACCTACAATAGCAAATGACACGTATGTAAGTAAATTGCCATGTCTACTCATTTTGATAATGATTTATAGTTATTTACTTCTTCTCTTCCACCGGTTTCTCGTCTTTCTTAGGATCTGCAGTTTCCTCAGATTTCGGAGTTTCCTTAGGATATTCGCTTTCTGTATATAGAGCGAAGGCTGCATCCTTGTCTACGTACATGTTACGAATTTCGATCATTTTATTTGTTGCATTGAGCATGAACTTCGGATCTGCCATAGAAACTTCGGTCTTATAGGCTTCATAGAATTTGTTCATGATCTTCTTGGCGAGTCCTACTTCATATGATTTAGGATCGTCAGTATTAACAACTAATTTACTTAGTTGCGGTACTTGTAAGAAGAAATCTCGAGTAGGCTCAAGAATTCCATTCTTAACTGCTGTAGTTTCGTCAATTGGCTGTTTAGAATCCGCATTACGAACACGAATAAACGCTTTAATTAAATCAACTACTTCATCCTCACTCAGAACTGGAAGATTATATTTTACAGTCGAATGAGCGAAAATTGGATTATGATCTGCTATAAGAGAACTAACAGTTCCCTGACATAGACCACGTACTAATGCTGTAGATTTATTACCTAACAGGGTAACAGCATCTTCGAATAATGCACCTAATCCAATCTTGTTCCAAGTTTCCTTTTTTGCTTCGTCTGGTTCTTGATTCTGTCGATATAATCGTACTTTCATCAATGCCTCGCTGAAACGATTTGGAAAAGGGGAGTTCTGTTGTGATAAGATATAGGATAATCCATTCTTTGCATCATTCTCATCCTTCCACTTAGCAGCATCTAGCTCAGGAACTACAGGAGCTTTTTTCTCTTGTTTAATTTCCTCTTTAGCTTCTTTCTCTGTTTCTGGAGTAATGTCCTTAAATGCTAAGGTCATTTGTTTACCATCCTCAGATACATGATGCGGCAACATTGTAACACCAATATTATTAAATGTATTAATAACATCTTGAACAATGACATCATCATTTGGAACTGCAAGACCTAATTCAAGTTTCTCTTCACGAGCTTGAATAGAAGCCTTAGTCATACCCCAAGCAAGATTATATGTGAAGGCTTGCTCCATCTTAATCGTTGCTGGTTCACCAGATTTCATTCCGGCTATATGACGCTGAGCTACTTCTAATAGTCGAGCATAACCATCGCCAGACATTCTCTGATGTGGTTGTAACTTAATGTTGTTTAAGTCGATTTTTGAAGGAATCTCTTCCTTTGGCTCCGGCTTAACCTCTTCGGTTGCAACTGTTTCTATAGTGGGATCTACAGGTGGTGGAGTTTGTTTTCTCTCCTCTTTTTCTACCTCAGGCTTCTTTACTTCCTTTGGTTTTTGTGGATTATTTACTTGAGTTTGTTTTGCACTCTTGTTATCCTTTACTTCAGTATCCTTTACAGGAGCTTGCTGAGTTGTTTTATTTTTCTTAGACATGATTCAATTGATTTGTTTACTGTCCTTTACAGTTTTAAATTATTAAAATAACTAATGATAGAAATAGTAATGATCCCGAAAATAGTTAGTAAGCTAACTTGAATCCTCGTGATCTGGTGACGCTCTGGTTCTAGTATGAACTAGAAGATTTTCTCCTTGTTGTTGGTCTCCTTGGTCTCTAATAAACCACATATAAGCCTTACTTATAGACTCAATTGTTGCAGTAATCATTGGTGTCACTCCAACGATTTGCAAAGCCTGTATGGGCATGTGGTTTACTACAGAGACCTTTTCTATTTGGTCCTTTTTAGGCTCGATATGATGAGTCTTACTCTGGATGCCAAATCCAACAACAATCGCAAACGCTAGGGTCAATATCAAATTAATACCTAGCTTTGGGCTACCTTGTACTCTAGCGATTGCTACAATCACTAGAATTAAAGCAACAATCATAGAAATGAAAGTCATTGTTGTCATGTTCTGTTAATTTTTTGAAAGTTTATGAAAAATTTCTCTCAACCTACGTTTTGCCTTATTCAAATCGGATTTTACAGTTCCGATAGGAATTCCAAGCTTAACACTCAGTTGATCATAACTAAGACCTTGATAGTATCTTAACTCGAGTAAATTTCGATACTTAGATCTTAGGCGAGATAATGCTATTCTTAGAAGTTTAATATTCTCCGTTTTAATCATATCTGACTCGGGATCTGGAGCTGTTTCTTCTAACTGAATAGTATTTGTCTCATTATCTATGCTGAAGTTCTTACATAAATCCTTTGTGGCTCTTATATGGTCAATAGTAGTATTAACTGCTATTGTCTTAAGCCACGCTTCGAAGCTAATAGGATTTACATAAGAACTGAGTTTACTAAAGGCTTTTATAAATGTGTTACTCAATAGATCTTGAGTAAGTTCGTCATCTTTAACTATATCAAAGATGATATATCTTATCAATCTATGATACCGATCATATAATTGATTAAAAGCCTTATTATCACCGTGTTTTGCTTGTTCAATTAAGATTTTTTCTTCTTCTTTCATATAACAAGCATTAATTAGTGGAAACTAGGGGAGTCGAACCCCTAGAATCCTTTGTTTAGAACGCCCTCTGCGACGACACAGCTATCTCGTCTGAAAGTAGGCAAGTCTTATTACACTTCCTTATTTCTAAACTAAAATGGAATACCTAATATATATCTATAATAATATGTATCATATACATATTTACGTATCCAATAACATTGAATTAAGTTATCAAATATTTCATCAGAATATATCCTAGGTAATTCTATTTTGTCTAACATTGCTACAGCAATTCTTAGTCTTACTAAGTCTGTAGTATGTTTGCTCCCTATCATCTTATTAGGATGAAAAAGACGTTGAGATATCCAAGTAATCCATTTCTTAATTTTTGCTTTTATCTCAATCCAAGTACGCCAATCCATATTATCTGGACATACTGAACAAAATTTCCCATCTGGAGTTTTAATCCAACCAAAATATTTTTCATATTCTGATCCAATTATTCCCCAATCCATACAATAACCTTCATCTTCTCTAAATACTGGTAAAAAGTTTTCACATTTGCTAGTATTTTTAAAAAGATCTTTTATTGTATTACAGAGTTCGCCTCGTTGATCGAAGATTTTATCTCTATTTTCTTCCATTTATCGTCTTCTAAATAACGAATATTTATTATATCAAATAATTTTTCTGCTTCTTCCCAAGATATATGTAATTTACCTTGAATATCTGCAGTAACAGCAATTTTATTTAAATTACCATCTGGTTGAATATTCTTTATACTTATGAATTCTTTATATTGTTCATCAGTATATTGAATACTACTAGATTCTGTGTTTCTTTCTTCTATTTTACTTGATTCAATTTCTTTAGATAGAAGAGTAAATTCAAATTTAGTAGGATCTTCTAAAATCTGTTCAACTATTTTATGATCTCTTTCGATAAGACCATTAGCAAATGAACTTAGTGAAATACTATTTGTGATTCTTATAAATGGTTCCTTACCATTTAAAGACAAAATATATTTCTGTTCACTGAATAAGTCTTTAACAATATATACTCCTGCTTTCATTTCTTAATTGATTTATAATATGTGTCAATAACTCGACTTGCTGTAAGCAAATCAACTCCAAACTCTTCTTGGATTAGACGATTCTTTTCAAAATCATCATATGGTTCATCCATTATCTTCTTTAATTTCTCCTTTTCACCGGGATTATCAAAGTATATCCAAAATGTTAGTCTCATATTACTCAGGAATTAAGAATGGAATATTTTCAAGTTTTAGTATCTCATTATATACTTTATTCCATTGTTTTGGAATATTGTATGTTTTGTAAGAACTTCTATGCTTTTTGGGATTGTGGTAATAATCCCACCAAGACCTACTTAATACAGTGATTTGAGGAAATTTCTTACTTTTTCCTTCATTCTTAAGTAGTAATACAATGTTCGATTTACTGGTTATTAAACTCTTTGCAGATGTTGCTTTTGTTACATCTGCTCCTAAGTTCATTAACATTTTAAGGAAACTAACGACGCTTTGTCGTGGTCCTGCTAGTATACATTCTTTATTGAATGATACTAATCTTTTTTCAGCTATTTTCTCATCCATAAGCTTTTTAAAATAATTAAATAAATTGTTATCTAGGTGGGATTTGAACCCACAATCTCCTGATAAAATCCAGGGCTTTATCCAGTTAAGCTACTAGACACCCTCACTTTCGTAGTTAGCACGTTGATTTACGCTGCTCCTAGAGTAGTGTAATCAGTGACAAAATTATTGCCATTTAAACACATAATGAACCTATTTTACCTTTCACTTATGATCAAATCCAAGTATTCCCCTTATTTTTATAATCGAAGTGGAGAATGAGGGATTCGAACCCTCGTCTCATAAGTTTCCAATAAACCTAATAAGATATATCACAGTCCTTATGATATAAATATAGTAGATAAAGAGAAATCGCTTTCTCTTTACCTTAAAACTATAGTAATAGTAAGAATTATTTTTTATGCGAGTGTATTCCTCTAAGAGTGCGCAATGCGACTTATGTCTTACCTATAATACATGTTTATCTCTTAAAAAAGAATGATCTTAGGTACGTGACTCTCTACTACTATAGGAAAATGCCTTTGATAGATCTACAGAATTTGAAGTTTATCTTATCATCAAAAGATCATAAGCATCAACTTCGGCATATAGCTCTAATTCTGTGTGTGATTTGATATCATTACTATACTTAACTTACTTACGTAAGCCTATCACTAGGTCTCGACTCAAGGTTCTAGCGATTCAGCAGTACTTACGGTGTACTTTTCAAGTGATAGTAATGATCTCAGGCACGTGATCAGTGGCTCAGAATTTTCCACTCTGGCTCAAGGCTCTTGAGTATCTTGTTAATTCAAGATAATTTTATTCTACTCTAATTCGAATAATTAAATCGTGGTATTAATCTCTTTCTAGAACTAAATATACGGAAAGAGATTGGGAGGCCTCTCGGACACTCCCAACTCTGATTTCGGAGTTAAATTACTGGATTAATATCTCCAATAATCCTCACCGTAGATAGCACGCTTAGCGTCACTGACGGCTTTATCACGCTTCTCTTCGGCTTCCTCGACAGCCTTATCGTATTTACGATAATCTCCGTCGGACTCAAAATTTGTTTTGGCTGTAGATACAGCTGTCAAAAATGCTTTTTGAGCTTCTTCTTTTTTACGAGCCATACGAAGTTCTTTTAATGCTCGATCTTCTGTAGACTCTGCGTTTGATAAACGACGTTCAACTTCACGGGTCTCTTGTTCTAACTTCTTTGCAGCAATGTTCTCTTTTGCTTTGTCTACTGCAGAAGTATTTACTTTACCCTGATTGTTCTCTTGCTCTTGCATTTTTGCATCTAAATTAAAATCTGCCATAATTTTTAAAATTTTGATAAGTTAATAAAATTGATTTTTAAATTAAAATTGTTATTATTTACTTTTTAGTATTAACATATAATCCAAACCAATAATCGCTACCTTCTGATGTACTACTCCAGTTAATAGTGCCGTTAATAATCTCTCTATTACTATAATTACTATGAGCGATTCTATGTACACATTTAATTAGTTTATCAGAGATATCTCTACTTCGCAATATTTGATTGGTGACATTTTTTACATATCTACCATAAGCATTATTCTCTTCAAGAAATTGCTTAAAACTAGGATTCTCACTAATTGCGCTCTTTATTGATCCTTTTATATCTTTTTTACAAAGTGTAGAAGTAATAGGTTGTCCTCTAGTGGAAACATTACTAATACCAGCGGTATTACTTCGATAAATAAATTCTTCAAGCGCCATTATTTTTTATTTTTTAGTTTTTCGTATACTTTTTGGTATGCTACTTGAAATTCTTCTTTAAATATCTCTTTAAAGATATTACATTGAGAAGGATACATATTAACAAATTCTTCATCTGTTAATCGCCGACCTACAGTACCGTTGTCAATAACGGTCTTTCTGATAACTCTACCTTTTTCTTCTTTAGGTATTTTTATCACATTGTATCTTGTTCCAACTTTTCCATTGGAGCCACAAATTACTTTGTAGCGAGTAATTTCAGGTACAAAGGCTACTGTTACTTTTCCATCAGCCCCCTTCGTTTCTTTCTTTACTCCGGATTTTGTCTGCCCTACAGATAGTATCGCAAGTATGCGAGTGCTTACGTCTCTATCCTGTACAAAACATACTACTTTTTCTTTTTTGATTGTAGCATTCGCCTTGCGAATACGTACAGTCTCCATTTTTCTTTTGCTTCGCATTTTAAATAAAATTGATTTTTATTACTAGATAGTAGAATTGTATATTCTTTGTATTTTATTATATACTTCTTCTACTGATTCAATTACTCTTATACTAAAACCGCATTTAAGTAGTACACAAGTGTACAATTCTTCTCTTACTTCATCATTATTATAAGAAGATAAACCTACTTTCTTAGGTAAATCCTCTCTTTCTGAAGATGGAGTTATTGCAGCAATTTGTTCTATATCAATAAGTATACGTTCTTTATGATTTAAGTACGTAATCTTTTTTGATAGAGATTTGCTAAATGCGGAGAGTTCTATAACGTTTCTTATTTCCATGTTCTTAAATAATGAATCGTGGCATAGTCTTTGTTTTCTTATCGTATGCTGCCCCCTTTACTTTATTAGCGTACTATGCATCTTCACATAGCTTTGATTTGCTGTAGGACTCTGGGCTTATTCACGATTCGGGGATAACCACCATATTAATAAAAAATTAAATTATATGATAACTGGCGAGTAATCAATAAATTTTTTTTTATTCTTAGTACCCTTTTTATAGGGTTCCATTTTAGGCTTAGGACGTCCTTTTTCAGAACGTCCTTGTTTTACTGCTTTACTTTCTTTCCACGTTTTAGACATAGCTCTTAAAAACTTTAACAATTTCAGGTAGTGCTTCAATGTAGTGATTACAAAGATACTCTTTCTCCTCTTTTTTAAGAGGATTGTTAAATAAGAGAACTAAGTTTTTAGTAAAAGTAGGATTACGTAATAAGTAATTCTGTACTTCTACTTGCCATGTAAGACCTCCTCCTGTAGATATTGGTGTACCTACATTCTGAAGTAAAACAGAAACTTGCTCGATTAACTTAGAATCGAATTTAGGAAATTGATGTTTCAGTTCTTCTTCGTTTAATGAAGAAAGAAATTCTGGATTATCTTTTTCCTGCATGAAAACAAGAAGTGCTCTTTCAAGCATTTCTTTTGCTTCTTGTTGGGACCAAGAAGTTGGAATCTGTACAAGACATAAATTATTTCCTGTAGTTCCAATAAGATGTAACTGTTTCATTTTTGATAAATTTAAGTTATAACTTTTAATGACGTCTCCGCATGTACAACTACGGAGAGGGTTTTGATTGAACGATTGTTGATTAACAACAACTCATATTGTACTATGAGTAACTAATAACAAGTGTCATCGTGAAGTTTTACGTCTGCAAAATAAATATTAAAAAACTCTTACGTAAAACTTCTTAAAATCGGCTATCTAACATATTTTACGTTATAGCAGAATTGTATTGCCAGTACAATTCTTATTAACGGCATGATTTTAACGTCCGCACTAATGCTATCTAAAAGTTGGCCACCCTTTTGATAAGACATAAGCCCCACATGCTTATTACTGATTCTCACAGTAATACTTTCTTGCTTCTTTAGCTTCTTTTTCTGTATTAAAATATCCTATAGTTTTTAATTTATAATTTATTCCAATATAAGCCATCCATTTATTTCTATCTTTTCTAAAACAATAACCTTTTCCTTTTTGTATTCTATCTGTATTTAAGTTATTTTCTAAATGAGATATTATTCTTAGATTCTCTTTTCTATTATCTAATTTATTTCTATTAATATGATCGCAAGTAATCTTTTGATTACTAGTATCTCTTTCTAATATAAAATTATGTAATTTTATAGTTTTGTGTTTTTTAGTTGACGCTATAACATAACCTTTTTCATTTAATCTCCAATGAAGTTTTTGTACTTTTGGTATATCTTCTTTATCTAATAATATATTTGCTAGTATTTTATTAGTATTCTTATCAAATATACTAAGAGTATCATTATCATAATAATTTATATATCTCATAATTTATTTAAGTTTGTCATCTTCTGATGATCTAATAATAAAAATATGCACTACCTTCACAGGCAATGCATATAAATGAATTATAAGTCAGAAATTCAAAAAAGTTATTGCAATCATGATCATTTAATACTATCTATTACCGTAATTGGTACTTTGACAGCTTTCTCACTTTCTTTTTCCGGCCTATTTACTTCAGTCTTTATTTCCACTTTAGCATTCTTAGCATCTGGACCTGTTATTCCCGGCATAACTTCTTTTAACTGCATACTAATATAATAGTTTGTATTACGGAGATACTCTTCAGCAATCTCTTCATACGTTGCAGTTGTACCTATTCTATTAAGAATAGTACGTACGATTTGTTCTGGAAGTTCCATACACAAATCGTACAATTCCATGTCATGCTTTTCAACATTCCAGTCGTTAAGTCTTTCTTCCAAAGTAGGAATAATGACCTCAGTTTTAGTTGATTCTGAAGCTTCTTTAGCTTCTGTACCATGGTACTTATCGTACCCATACCATAGGATTCCTCCCAATAGTACGATGCAAAGTAGCCCAATCGCTACGTCTCGAAACTTGTTCATAGAAATAATTGATTTATTAATAAAACTGTGCAATATTGCCTTATTGATTGATGACCATTGCTTGAATATCTAATTCAATTTTAATTGGTTCATTCTTCCAAGATATCATAGGAATATTTAATTGTATTCTATCTTCTTCAGATATCTGCGTATAATTAAAATTTCCTGCAAACTCATCCTCATTAGGACAGTTTAAATTAATCCAGTAATTTGAATCACCTTCAACATATCTTTTTGGCTTACTTGTAAAAAGATATTGTCCTCCATCTTCATCTACTGCGTACCAAACTTCTACTTTCATAAATCTTGTTGTTTTTGTTCTTCTTCGTATAAATATTTTTCTATTCTTTGAGATTCTTTATTAATTAAAATAAAGAACAAACCTAGTATAACACCCATACCTAATGAGGTTATTATTAACTCTCCTGTAATAGCTATGGTGTAGATACCCCCAGCTACTACTACCAATAGTAGTAACACATATAAAAGACATTTTAATGAAGATTTATTTAAAGGATTCATAAGCTTGTAGAAATTGTTTATATGTATCTAACATATCCATTAATAAACCACGACATTTACAAAGATGGTTGTATTCTTCTTCAGTAAGAATATATACTGAACCCACTTTTACTACATTTGGAGTAATTTCTTGTATATTACGAGAATTATTTGTAGTATTTATATTTTTTGTACTTTGTGATTCTATTTGTGGTTCTACAATAGACATCACATTTTTGATTTCTTCTTCTGAGAAAAAGGATTCACCTATAGTTCCACATACTTCTGCTACTTTAATACAAATAGCTTCATAAGTTTCATTATCTCTGAGTGTGTAGTAAAATTCTCCAGAATCTACAGCAATTTTAGCTGTTTGTAATTCAAGACCAAAAATTACCTTTAATGCTTTTAACCAAGCTATTTTAAATTTCGCTTTTTTAAAGTTGAATTTAATTTTTGTTGCCATATTGATTATATTTAATGTTAATAGTTTTCATAAATAATCCTAAGTAGACCATAAGCCACTAGCGCCGCCAAGCTGTTACATGTATCTACTTAGGATTTCAATTTAATCAGTATGTGTTTCACAACAGATACATGAATAGAGTTCTATAATTCAACAAGTTTGTTCATTTTTAAAAGGGAGAAATAAATCTCCCTTACCTGATTATGGATAGATCTGTAAGAAATGATCTATATAACCGGGTTTTGTTGCAATATATACCCTATATCCTCCACCTAATTTAAATAGATCGAAGTCTTTTTTGGGTATTTGCATAGCAACAGTTTCTACATCTTGTTTCCAATTTGCATCAAATACACGATGTAGTTGATTATGGAGATTATCCATATAACCGTACATACACTGTTGCTTGGATGCGATAGCAGTATTGATTACTATACCGTATCCTTTACTTAATTTATAAGCTAACTTAATTGCATCAAGCCAACTTAAATTAAGCTCTTTTTTAAGAGTCACAATTCTCTTATATAGAGATATACTACGACTCTTTTTTTTCTGAATTATTATTCTTATCATATTATTAAGTATTAATGATTCAGATTTAAAGACATTAGCTTCGGTAGCCGTTGGCATTCGTTCAGCCCGGCAATTTAAACCTACTAGACCCTAAAACCCGCTAATTTATGTATTAATTAAATGAAGTATAATAATTAGCTACGATGAGGTTGTCTTTACTCTAGGGAATTGTATGCGTATTTCACAATAGGCATACAACAGTTCTGTCGTGACTTCGTTGTTTTTAGAAGGCTATAATCAATGTTTGTAAAAATCTTTTAAATGACACACACGTGTTTCACAACAGATGTGTGTCTTACATTTTAACCAAAAGAATGTTACTGCTTTAATTCTTTTCTAACTTCATCTATAATACCATGAAAAACACTAACATTTACTTTATCCTTAAATTCAATATATGCAAATAATATCACACATATTGGATATAGGATGGGATCGTCCAACAGTATTAATAATATTATCATGTAGATAAGTATTCTTAATACTAACCAAATGAATGATATTATCTTTTTCATATATTGAAATTTTAATAGACTCTGCATTCTTAATTAGGCTTGTCACTAACTTTGGCTGCATTATATTAAATTAAAAAGAGAGTTGTGTATCACTTCATACACTGGGTAGTTTGTTATTCATGTTTAATAACTTTAACACCAAAATAGATACCAATTAGAGTTGGTATTATGTATAGTAATATGTTAGTTACTGCGTAACGTGGCTGACTTATTGTCATTACTATATAAAATAATAATACTAACAATAGTATACCAAATAGAATGTAATTGAGTGCTTTCATTTTCTTCTATATTTATTGTTAAATGTATCTATTGCTTTTTCTCTATTAGGAAAGGTAGTTATTACTAATTTCCCTTCTTTTTCGAGAATAATAGACCACTCGAAAGCGTGCTTTCCAACTAGGATAACTTTACGTCCTAGTGCATCTTCGACTATTGCCCTAACTGTAGCATCACAATTTGATTTGTGATATTTTCTTTTGCTCATGATGTTATTTATTAAATGAGTTTATTGCTAAAAAACATATTCCAACAAATATCCAATAAGCTAATGACCATTCGAGTATCATATCTAATATTGCTGATAATTTCGCTTTTGGATCTAATCCCATTGATAATAGGTATAAACATGACATTATGTAAAATCCTATTGTTGCTTTTGTTCCGTTACTCATTTGTTTCTATTTTTGAATCATTTATAACTGCAACACAAGAAAGATCAATGAGTACTTTATACTCACACTTATTCTTCCTACTTAGGATAGATGCTAACTCATTAGCATCTTTTTGTGTTTGTTCATCATGACCTTCAAATACCTCTACTACTAATGGTTTTATGTTGTGCTTATAGCACTTTACTACTGCTATCATAATATATAATTTTATTGATTAATAATCAAATTAGACCATGTAGTGATAGCCTTCCTGTATTTTTTCAGTTCTTTGATACAGTATCACTACATGGTTGGGTTGGCTCCCGTTAATATTACACACAACAGTAACTTTCAGTGATGTTACATTGCTGAACCAACATAACAAAGTACCGAAGCGTGGCATAGCATATATGTTTAATATACTTTTCCGCTATAGAGTGTTGCACTGACAACATTATCTATAGTAAGCTATGGCTTCTTTTGTTAAAATAGATAATATGCATTTTACACCTAAAACTTACAAATAGGGATTCTCTACTCTGGCGTTATGATTCTGAAATCAATATTGTAGTAGCTAAGTATTTACAAGGATAGTCCTAAACCTATTTGTAAGAAACTGGTGCCCTCAATGTCTTGGGAAGTTATTGAGTTTTTTGTTGTTTAAAATCTTATAATCCTCCTGAAAGATAACTTAGATTTTTAGGTCTAGATTTGTACTTCATCTATCTAAGTTTGTACTGTGCGAATACTTCGGATTATAAAGTGTATAGCACAATCCTCTAAAGTTTAGAGTATACATAGTCTTTTAGACTTTATTATACTATTCTTGTCTAAGGAATAGCGTTAACTACTATATTAGAGCCCGAATCTATTATCCGTAGTACTTAATAGGAGCTTTTATTATTTACGCTATATATTATATAAATTACTAATGGGTTTGTTGTGAAAAAGAGAGAAAATGAGGGGAGAGAGGATGGTGTTTACCACTCCCTCCCACTTACTCATTACAACTCATCGTCATCCACTATTTCACCCTCCAACAACGGATTAGACTTCTTCTCCTCAGCTGCCTTAGCTGCTTCTTTAGCTGCCTTAGCTGCTTTACGCTTAGTATCATACTCAACATAATCAACAATGCGCTGAGAATTGTTGTACAAGTTCTCACCACGCTTGATAAGACTTGCATCAGACTTGATACATTCGCCTTCGTCAGTACACAGTGCATAGATGAAGACAGAGTTATAGATGGAAGCTACTTTTACTTGCTTACCGTCTCTTTCCTTAGTCTCAGTGATGATTTTACCATCATTGTCCTTGCGGATGAAGTCAGGAAAACCTGTTACTTCAACACGACAGATTGGCATAACTTCACCAACAGTCTCCTCTAACAGCTTGAAGTATACATCTTCATGCTCTTTGGTACTACCATATGCAGCCATTAACTGCATCACAACAGGTCTAGTTTGCTCTTGCAGCACCTTTCTTAGACCTGCTTGTCTGAACTCGCACACTGCATAGCGTGCTTTGCCGTCTTTGGAGGTTTTTACCTCTACTTTCGTAAGTTCGTAGTTCTTTACGTCTTTATCCTTGATAGACAAATCCATAGCATTTTACGGTTACCTATACACCATAAGGTTCCATTGACACATTAACTCTTTGACGGGGGATTTCCCCTACTTGTTAGGAGAGGGGACTTGATATTGTACTGGTCCTCACTCTCAATTGCACACTATCAAAATTTTTATAATATTTTATTTTGGTCCTCGCTTTCAATTATACCCACAAAAATATTTTTTATAAAAAATTTTTACAACACTTATTATTCATTTTCGTTCTCTAATTAGAATTTAAATAACAGCAATATGATATTTGAACAAGAATTAAAAGATAAAGGATTTGAAATTAAAGATAATCAACTCTATTATGAATTTAGTGACTTTGAGCTATTAAGAGCTAGAGTAAGTGAATGGGATTGCGCTGATGGTACTAAAGCTTTGAAAGTATCAGATCTTAGGTTAATGAATCCTATGGAGGAAGGTATGGCTCATATGATGATTTCATATTCACTTTACTTTAGGGATATTAACAAATTTTATGAATTATTAACACTTTTAGGTTATAAGATACGTTAAAAATAGTTAAATTATGTTAAAAGAATTAACAGTTAAAGAGGTAGAAGCTATCCTAAGTAAAGATAATAATGCGTATGGTATAGATAGTATTGGTGATCATGTATATAAAATACCAGGTTTAGGGTATACTGGACCTAAAGGAGCTACTAGATTTGTAAATGAATTAAGGCAACAAGTTAATGAATTGTCTACGAAACTCTCGTAGATATGTTAAATAATCATAAATAATGTTAAAATGACACGTTGTGAATGGCTAGAAGAACATGGTTTTATTAAGATAAAAGACCATTGGAATGGTAATTGGAACTATAGAACTTACCAAAAAATATACGAAAATGATGATCTCATAGAAGTAGATATTGAAATAGATTCAGAAAATGATTTTATGGATGAGTATTTGGTAAATTGTGAGTTATTCTGTAAGAATAAAAATGGTACTCACGATAGCTTTACTCTAAAATAAAAATTTATTATTAAAGAAAATGGAACAAAATTAGATTATAATACGTTCCTACATCCAGAGTAGGATATAGTAGTAGTTTAAAATGCAATTAGTAGTAATATAAACCATTACTCTTACTCTAGATAACTGCAGTATATAATATAATATTATCAAACTATATCATGATGAATGAGCCAAGATACTTAGAAATGATTAGACAAGGAGTTGTTAACATAAATGGTGATGATTTTAAAATAATCAGAGCATATGATGGATGCAGAGGGTGTTATTTTAGACAATTTGAAAACTTTAGTGGGTGTCTAAATAATGTTGCACAAGGTATTTGTTGTAGTGCTGGTGGTCATATTCTAAGAAAAATTTCATAGTAATAGAACAAAAATTAATTAAGCACGTTTAGTTAGCATGGAAAATCAACATGACATATTAAAGACCGTTATAGACGGTTTAGTGTATATCCCTACTAAGGATATGATAGTTAAACCCTTAGAGGATGAATACGTAGAGAAAGAAATTATTAAGCCAGTAGAAACTGGTAAAAAGGACGAAAATGGTTATGATATCAATGACACTGAAACAGTTAAAGAAAAAGTGTTAACTACATTCAGAAAAGGTATTGTGTTACGTCTGCCATCTGGGTATCAATGGCAAGATGAAAACAATCATCCTGAAGTAGGTGATGTGGTAGCATATCCTAGGAAAGCATCAATTGATTTTGATTTGTTCAAAGATAGTCAATTAATAAATCCTTATAATGTAGTAGCCTTTATTAAAGGAGAAAAATATTTTAAAGACTAAGCGTAGTCTTAATTAATCGTGGTTGTAGTTGGATGTACTAGGGGTTAGCATAAAGTTAACCCCTTTTTTATTGTATAAAATATGCAACTTTTTTTGAATATTTGCGTTATGTGGGTATGATTAAAGAAATGATAAATAATATGTTGGGTGAGTACTCAAAGTTCATTCAAATACAAGATGATGGTATAATTAAAGTATTTGTTCCAGAAGACGTTAATAATCCTTCCATGGAAAATGCTACAGAATTAACATTATCCAAGAATGAAGCAATTAGTCTAATGGGTTTAGTAACCCAACCCAAACAATACGAAGTATGTGATTCTTCAAACAATTGCAGAATCATATCTGAAAAAGATCCTGATTTTGACGTAAACAAGTGGATTAAATTAGCACTTGGAACTATTAAAAAATAAATACTATGTCAGATTACCGAGTTACTATTACAACAGTCAGGGAAAAATGCCCATTTGATGCTAAACGGAAAAGCAAAGAATACTGCAAAGTATGTAAAGCTTGGAAAGATCCTTGTTCAGGATTAGGTATAGAAACTACGATTTCTTCAAGAAAAATTGGAGAAGATAAAATGAAACAAATAATAAATATCATTAAATAATTATGATTACAGAATATAAAGTTATTAAACCTTTTGGTGTATTAAAATCAGGTGATATCCTTACTTTGGATAATGATATGTATACGTTCTCTGATGAGAAATCTTCTGACTCACAAAATTATTATTCCCAAGTAAACGTAGCTGTATCATGTGATATGATTGAGGAATATGCTAAAAGTGGTTTAGTTGAGCCAATTGAAAATGTTACTGTTGAATCTAATGATGAGAAGAAAATCAGACAGATTCGTACTATTATTGCTCAATTGAAGAATACTTACAATCAACGTAAGAACAATATTGAGAAAAAGTATCAGGAAGGTAAAATTCAAACTTGTGTGAAAGTAGAGCATGATACTGTATATTTCAATATGATGAAATTGTTAAATAAACTCGAGGCAATCATAAATGAATAAACTAGTAAAAACCGTATCAAATGAAGAATTGATACCAGAGTTTTTACAAGCGCTTAATGGAATACTTAGGTTAACTGATAGGGAACTTGAATTAATGGCTACACTTATTAAAATGGATATGGAATACGTTAAGGAACCTAATACAAATAAGAATGTAGCAAACAGATATAATAGAAAATATATCATTGAGAATTTAGGTATTACTAAGGATAACCTAAGTAGATACATTAAGTCTTTCAAAGAGAAGGGTATTTTAATAGCTGGACCTGCTGAAGACGAACTTAGCGTAAATAAGGCTCTGATACCAGTTGTTATTGGAGATCGTTTGCAACTAACGATAATACTGAGAATAAAATGAAATGTTTAGATATAAAAACAGGTTCCATTCTTATCTATAAGAAATATGGTTTACTAAAATGTTGGTGGAATAAATTAATGAGAAAAGAATTACCATTTAATAAGTATACTCTTTACTTTGGAAATTCTTCTATGTTTGTAGAAACCACGAACATCAAAGTAAAAGAAAAAGATAGATATATAATTTTAGAACCTATCAAACCATATAGTAAAAAGGAAGAAAAAGCTCTTAAGTTAGAAGTAGTAGAACACGTTATGATGAACAATGACACAAAGGATGTGTTTAGTGTGATAAATATAATTAGACCTTCTACAATAGACGTAGAATCATTTACAATCGATGGTTTGCTTAAAAATAAATACTATAGAATAGTATATGATTCAAAAGGAAAAAACTTCTAATATCTATATACAGTTAGCAAATAAATATAATATTCCACATCAAGTAATAGAAGTAATATGTAACCATCCTTTTAGATTTGCAAATAGAATAATATCCAACGAAGATGATATGAAAACTATAATGTTTGGTTACTTGTTCAAAATCAAACCTAAGAAAAAATATGAAAAAACAAAAGACAAAAGCATTTCTATATCAGAATCTGTATCCAATTAATTTATATGTAGCTTTGATTGATGATTGGGATGATGTAAGTAATTTCTTTGACTTTTTTATAAATACAGATAATCTTAAAAATGATAAAGTAAGTGGTGGACCAAGTAAACCAGTAAATGCATCAGCTGCAACTTACTTGGTAAGAGAAAAGAATACAAGAGCCATTGGTATACTAATATTAATTGGTGATTACTCTAGTTCAACGTTAGCTCATGAATCTATACACTATGCAGATGCTGTATATGACTTCTTAAAAATGAATGCTGAAGGATATAATGAAGGAAATGAACAATATGCTTACTTAGTTACATGGTGTGTAGAACAATTGGATGATTATATACAATATAGAAACAAAAGGAAAGTCAAATGAAATTAATTAAGTCTGAAGTAAAAATACTTGATAAGTTGAATGGTGAGGAAATAATCAATCGTATTGCTGCTGTTGCTAGAACTTGCTACAAGTCAGAAGCTTCTAGTACTCCAGAATCCGACAAAGCTTTAGTAGAAAGATTAATTAATTCTAACCATTTTGCAATGATTGAATTTGCTGACGTTACTGTGAAATTTATCTGTAGTAGATCAATAAGTCACGAAATAGTTAGACACAGATTGATGTCATTTGCGATGGAAAGTCAAAGGTATTGTAATTATAGTAAAGATAAATTTAACAATGAAATTACTTTTATATTACCTACTTGGTATAATCAATCAGAGGATGAAATAGACAAAGAAGATTTTAGAAAGTATTTAGCAGATTGTGAGAGTTATTACAATAACTTAATAAACAAAAGAGGTTTCTTAGCACAGGAAGCTAGAGAAATATTACCAAATGCTACTAAGACTGAAATTAATTGTAAAGCAAATTTAAGGGAGTGGCTACATTTCTTAACTCTTAGATGTTCTACTGCAGCTCATCCAGATATTAGAGTATTGGCTCTGGATTTACTTAAACAATTACATGAACAAATACCCGTCATTTTTGACAAACTTTATGATAAGTACTATGGAAGATAAAGCAAGAAAGAACGATCGTATAGATGATAAAACAAGATGGGAGTTAATACCACTGGATTGTCTGGAGGATATCGCTAGAGTGTATACAGAGGGTGCTAAGAAATATGGTGACAATACATGGCAGAATTTAGAAAACGGTTACGAACGTTACAAAGGTGCTCTTCTTAGACATTTGTATGCTGCAGAAACTAAAGAATTTGATGAGGAAACCAAAGTGAGACATGAAGCCGCAATGTGTTTTAATGCAATAGCTATGTTATATTATGCAAAGCATGGAAGAAAAATTAGATCAAATACTAGCAAATCAAGCACTAATAGTAAAGTTATTACTACAGATTCAATCAAAGGTAAATGAAAGTCAATTTGTAGAAGATTATGCCGCAAATCTAGCAGCTCAAATGACAGAAATAATATTAGGAAACAATATAGTAAGAAAATAATATGGAATTAAAATTTAAGAAATTACAAGAAGATGCAGTATTACCTAGTTATGCTAACCCTAATGATGCTGGTTTAGATTTAACAGCAATTTCCTTTACTCAGGAATTTGATAAGAGTGGTAAGTTAGTATTAGTATATCATACAGGTTTGTCAGTAGAGATTCCTGAAGGTCATGTGGGTTTGATCTTTATGAGATCGTCTATTTCTCAGAGATCTATGTCAATGTGTAATGCAGTAGGTGTTATAGATTGCGATTATAAAGGTGAGATTCTTGTTAAATTCAAGATTACTACAGATGCTCTTCCTACAATCTATCAACCAGGTGAAAAGATTGCTCAGTTAGTAGTAATGCCTTATCCGAAGATGGAGCCTGTAATTGTAGAGGAATTAGCAGGCGAAGATCGTGGTGGTGGATTTGGTTCAACTGATAATAAAGAAGAAAATGAGAATGCAGAACAGGGACGAGAAAGCGGAGCAACTGAAGGAGATAATCAATCAGTACAGTAAAAATCCAGAGTATGTTAATGCATTTTATACTAAACAAGAAGCAGTAGATGCATTGAATAGACATTATAAAAACAGATACATTAAAATAAATTTAGATTAATATGAATACGTATATTTATACATGTGGCGGCTCATTGTTAACAATGAAGGATAACGATATTAAGAATTTTGATACTATTAGTAATCACTACTTAAATATTGATTGGGCTTGGGTAATTGAGGAAGATGGTACCTTTGTAGCTAATGAAAAAGAGTATGATGTAAAAGCTGGTGATGTAATCATGGTTCTCTATGCTGGTTATAGAGAAAAAGAAGTACCAGTTGAAGATAGAAGAAAAGTTAGAGATTTTGTTATTATAAGAAATGAAGATTTTTATAATAATTATAAATTGAATAAAGAATACGATCAAAATCGTAATATGAAGGGTTGCGATTGTTGCGAAGCTTGTGTTAAGGAAGCCTAAAAATGAATTTAGCAGATATAGTTGGTGGACAAGTAGTCATACATCCAGATATGTTGGCTATCCCACCATTCAAAAAACTTTGGGATTCATTCAAAGATAAAGATTTAGCAACAAAATACTTATGGTACATAGTACTTAAAAACAAATATGATTCTCCTTATGTAGAGACTATGGAAAGAGATCTAATAGAACCTACATTAAAAAAGGAGTTATTTGGAGATGAAAACTATGAATTACCAGAGATAGTAACACAAGCAGAAGATAGTTGGAAAAGCAGAACATATTCCTTACTTGAGTATATGTTAGATGGATTACTATTGAAACTTGAAGGTGCTGCTAAATACTATCACTTATCTAAAGATGACGAAATGGATTTAGATTCTATTAAAAAGCTTACAGATGGTGCTAAGAATATGGCTGGAGTAATAGAATCAATTGTGAAACTTAAATCTCAAGTAAGAGCAGAAGAGATTAAGAATAGCAAAGTTAGAGGCGGTGGAGAAATGAACCCATTTGAATTACCAAAAAAGAAGTTGTAGAAACTACGACACAATAAAAGACATTATAAAAACCTGCCCGTTAAGGGCTTAAAGAAATTGCAATTATGGCTAAGACTAAAACTAGTAAAAAGAATACTAAACCGACAATGATTATTTTTGATTTTACTGAAGTATATAACAACATGAAAGCAGAGCAAGAAAGAGATTTGGCTGAAGCTGCTGCTTATGCTATATCACACATGGATGAAAAAACAGAAAATAATCACACTACTAAAACTAGTTTATGGCAGAAAATTAAGAACCTGTTTAAACGAAGAAAGTAATTTATGATTGATTTCACAAAGAAAATCAAAAATTCTAATAAATTCAGAACCCCGGCGCTAACTTATATAGAGTCGGGGTCTTATTGTTCCTTCCCAAAAGGTACATCAGAGTATTTCAATTTTTGGGAAACAGAGGCCGATAGATGCATTAATGGTTATACTGCAGATGATGGGGACTACATCACTGGGTATAACTATTTTTATTTAAACTATTGCCCAATTCAAAGAATTGTATACAAAAATAAAAAGAATAAACAAGGTCAAGAAGAGCTAATTAAAGTAAGAGAGTTAGCATTTCCTGACTTTTATGATTATGACTATTACTATTTTCAAGCTATTGAAAGCGCACAGGATCAAGGCAAACACTTATGTGTAGCAAAAGCTAGACGTAAAGGTTATGAACAACCCTACTCTGAACCAGTACTTACCCCAACAGGTTATGTTCCAATGGGAAGTTTGAAGGTTGGTGACTTGGTTATGAATCCAAATGGAAGCCCAGTTAGAATTGGTGATATAGTAGAGCAAGGTACTACAGAAATTTATGAAGTGGAATTTCAAGATGGAAGAAAAGTGAGATGTGGCGCAAATCATTTATGGGCAACGTGTCGTAATGGAAAGAAATTCTACATAATGCGTACTGTGGATTACATGAAACGCAAATTGAAACAAGGTAGTCCTGGCAAAGAACATTATCCATATAAGATACCAGAATTAAATCCATTGAATTTTGATGAAAGACCTGTTACAGTAGATCCTTATGTATTAGGTGTATTACTTGGGGACGGTTATATATGTGGTGATCAAGTAAGATTCAGCACAGCTGACGAATTTATAGTAGAGGAACTGCAAAGAAGATTACCAAATTATATTATTGAACATAAAGAACAGTACAATTATGTAATCAAATCTAAAGTACAAGGTGTAAATGAACTTAACCGACAATTAAAAGATTTAAAAGTAAAAGTAAAATCATACAATAAGTTTATACCTGAAAATTATAAATTTACAAGTATTGAAAACCGTTTTGAATTGATTAGAGGATTAATGGATACAGATGGTTCTATAACTAATGGAGCATGTAGTTTTGTATCAACTTCTGAACAATTAATAGACGATATGGTATTTGTATTAAGAAGTCTTGGTATAAGATGTAAAAAGTCTAAAGAAATACCAGGTAGAAATAATGTAGATTTTAATAATGGCAATTGTTCTGATACTCGTCCACATTGGGAACTTACTGTAACTACAGAAGAAGATATATTTAAATTACCAAGAAAACTTGAAAAGATACGCAAAGACAGAAAATATAATTACAAAGGGATAGGTATCAAATCTATACGTAAAACAGGAGAGTTTGAAAAACAAAGATGTTTGTGTATAGATAATGAAAACCATTTGTATATCACAAAGGATTTTATTCCTACCCATAATAGTTATAAAGGTGGTTCTATGCTTTGTCGTAATTTCTTTTTAATACCCGGTTCTAAGTCTTATGTGTATGCCTCAAATAAACAGTATCTTACTGATGATGGTATCCTTACTAAGGCCTGGGATTACATGGACTTTATAGATGAAAACACGGCGTGGGGTAAGAAACGACAAGCTGTAAATACTAGTATGCGTCGTAGAGCTTCTATGATTGTAACTGATAATTTTGGTAATAAAATTGAAGTTGGTTATAAATCAGAGATAATAGGTGTATCATTGAAAGATAACCCAGATGCTGTACGTGGTAAAGCAGGTATGTTAATACTCTGGGAAGAGGCAGGTACTTTCCCAGAACTTAAAGCTGCGTGGCAAATTGCTAGACCATCCGTAGAACAAGATGGTGTTGCCTTTGGTCTGATGATTATGTTTGGTACTGGTGGTGATGAAGGTCCTGCAGTAATGACATTACGTGAAGCATTTTACAATCCCAAATCATATAACTGTATAGGTTTTGAGAATATATGGGACGATGGTATCCAGAGTAAAGAATGTGGGTTCTTTATACCTCAACATACTAATTTGGATATACGTGATGAGAATGGTAAGCGATTGTACATGGATGAAGATGGTAACACTCTTCATGATAAAGCAAGGCAGTTTATTTTAAATTTACGTGAAGAAGAGTTAAAAGAAGCCACTAGTTCTCAACAAATAGATAGATACGTAGCAGAACACTCTGAATCTCCTGCAGAAGCATTTACTGAATTATCTGGTAACATATTCCCAAAGAAAGAATTACAAAAACAATTAGCAAGGATAAGAACTAACACTAAGTTACAGAATCATAAACAAGTAGGTACTCTTACTCTAGTTAATGGAGAGATAATTTGGAATATACAGAAAACAGGAGACATAACCGAATTCCCATTACCAAAGAATTCTGATCCTACTGGTAAAATAGTTATATGGGAACACCCAGTTAAAGATGCACCATTTGGTTTATATATAGCTGGTATTGACCCATATGATCACGATCAATCAGGTACTAATTCATTAGGTTCTTGTTTTATATATAAACGTTTTCAAGACTTTGAATCATATTCAGATATCATTGTAGCAGAATATACAGGTAGGCCAAAAACTGCTGAAGAGTTTTATGAAAATGTTCGTAAGTTACTTATTTACTATAATGCAAAAGCAATGGTAGAAAACCAGAACACTGGTTTATTTACTTATTTCAATAACAAACATTGTAGTCATTTACTTGCTGATCAACCAGACATTATTAAAGATATTGTTAATAATTCTACAGTAAATAGACGAAAAGGATGTCATATGAATAGAGAAATCAAACTTTGGGGAGAAGGTAAGATTAAAGAATGGCTAGAAGAACTTAGGGATCAAAAACAATTAGGTTTAAATACTGTATTGTCTGAACCATTTCTAGAGGAACTTATTCAATACAATGACAAAGGAAATTTCGATAGAGTTATGGCATTTATGCAGGTAATGGTCTATAGAGAACAATTGTATAATATACAAGTAAAAAAGAAAGAGGATGTTGAAAAGAAAATGAGATTGTTTGATAAACCATTGTTTAAGAATACAGATGATTCATTTACATTCATGCCTTTAAATAATAATACAACCACATTTATGTTTACTAATTAATATGGAAAGAACAGTCAACTCGTTTCCTATCCAAAGATTACCGCTCAGCAAGAAAACTGAAGAATGGCGTAAAGATTGCGTAGATTATATCATTGGAATATCCGGTATAGCTTCATCTGATAGTATACCAGACGAAGAAGAAATGCAAAGCTATTATGATTTATATAATAGCATTTATAATGAAAAAGATCTAAAGTATGTTACTAATCCTTTTAATCAGGATGATGGTTTTCCAGCAATGGCACAGGATTATAATATAATACGACCAAAAGTAGACTTACTATTAGGTGAAGAAACAAAACGTCCATTTAACTTTAGAGTGTGTCGTACTAGTGATATTGCTAGTAGTGAAGTACAGGATAAAGCTAAACAGATGTTATTAAATTATATGCAAGCTGCTATGCTTGCTAAATTAAGTCCAGAGGATCAAGCTAGATTTCAAGAAGGATTACAGACTGGAGAAATTCAAACACCAGAGCAAATACAAAAGTATTTAACAAAGGATTATAAAGATGCAGCAGAAACAACAGCATATCAAAGTCTATTGTTCTTACTTAAGAAAGAAAACATTTCCCATGAATTTATGAAAGGCTTTAAAGATGCACTTGTTGCAGGACTTGAAGAGTACTATATAGGAATTAGAAATGGTGAACCAGTTATTAAAAGAATTAATCCTAAAGATTTTAAATATCCTGCAGAAGAAGGAATTGAATTCATTCACGATGCATCTTGGTGTTGTTATAGATCATTAATGTCCTGGAGTCAAATATATGATCAGTTTTATGATAAACTGGATGAAAAGCAATTAAATGAATTGTTAGAAATAGTAGATCAAAAGCCTACAGCAGGATTTGGTCCAGACAAAAGTCCAGTAGATGATTTTGTTCATTATAACTTAAAATCATACAATAAATTACCAGACCATAATCCTTATGGAGATCCAGATAACATTGTAGTTTATCATGTATGCTGGAAATCACTTAAAAAGATAGGGTTTGTTACAATAATAGATCCTGAGACAGGTATGCCGGATGAAATACAGGTAGATGAATATTATAAACCTACTGGTGAAGAAATCAATGTTGAATGGAAATGGATTATTGAAGCATGGGAAGGATACAGAGCAGGCGATGATCTTTACTTTGGTATGCAACCACTAGAATATCAGTTCCGTAGAGGTGATAATTTAAATAGTGCCAAATTGCCATATACTGGTGCAGCTTATAGTAACACAAATACTAAAGCTAAATCGTTAGTTGCTATCATGAAACCGCTACAATACATGTATATTATACTTTGGTATCGTCTTGAAATGGCAATAGCTAGAGATAAAGGAAAAATACCTGTAATAGATGTTACTCAAATACCAAAAAGTATGGGTATAGATGTTGACAAGTGGATGCATTACTTAGGAGCACTTGGTGTAGCATTTGTTAATCCATATGAAGAAGGTTGGGATATTCCTGGTAGAGAAGGTGGTAAACCATCACCATATAATCAATGGACTTCTATTGATGCAAGTATGTCTAATACCATTAATACATATATTCAATTACTTGCAAAGATTGAAGAAATGGTATCAGAATTATCTGGAGTAACAAAACAAAGACAAGGTTCTATTTCTAGCAATGAATTAGTAGGTAACGTAGAAAGATCTGTAGTTCAATCTGCTCATATTACTGAACCGTGGTTTTGGTTACATAATCAAATTAAAACACATGTATTATCAATGTTATTAGATAGTGCTAAATTTGCATGGAAAGATGACAAGAAATACTTAAACTATATATTTGATGAAGGTACCAGAACATTCTTACGGATGGATGACAGTTGGTCATATGAAGACTTTGATATTTTTGTAACTGATAGTACTAAAGAAAGTCAAGCTATTGAACAACTTAAGAGTCTTGTACAGCCGGCTATGCAAAATGGTGCATCATTGTTAGATGCTGCTGAAATATTTACTAGTGACAATTTAAGTGTAATCAAATCTAAATTACAAGATATAGAAAACAATAGATTGGAACAGCAGCAAGCAATGCAAGAGCAAGAAAATCAACAACAGCAGCAGCTTATTGAAATGCAAAATCAAGTTAAGGAAGAAGAGCTGATGCTTAAAGAAGCTGAACTTGATCTTAATAAATATAAAATTGATCAAGATAATGCTACTAAGATTACTGTGGCTCAGTTGAATGCTTATAGAGGATCTGAGAATATGGATCAAGATATGAATGGTATACCAGATGTAATTGAGATTGGTAATCAAGAAATAGCTAGACAAAAAGCTGTATCTGATGCTATGAGCAAACAAATGGATTTAGCAAACAAAGCCAGAGCTGAAGAAAATAAGAAAGAACTTGAAAAGCGTAAAATTGCTGCACAAGAAAAAGCTGACAAATTAAAGGCCACCATCGAGAAAGAGAAAATAGCTCTTGAGAATAGAAAATTACAAGAAGCTAAAAGATTGCAGAAGATGAAAGATGATGCAGCTTATAAGAGAGAACAATTAAAAGCAAAGACTGCTTTAAAAAATAAAGTAGTTGGTGAATCTAAATCTAAAAAATAGGAGGACTAATTATGGCATGTAAAGATTACTGCGTATATAAACATACATTACCAAATAATAAAGTATACATAGGAATTACAAAACAAATTCCTTCTTTAAGATGGGCGAATGGTCGTGGATATAAACATAGTAATTACTTTTATAATGCCATTTTAAAGTACGGATGGTTAAATATACGACATGAAATATTGAGAGATTGTTTAACCATAGAAGAAGCAAATGATTTAGAAAAATACTACATTGCCTTTTATAAATCAAATGATCGTAAGTACGGTTACAATATACTCGAAGGCGGGGATTCAAAAATCGTGCCAGAAGAACGTAGAGTTAATCTTACTAAAGTTAAACACGGTAAAAATAAAGGTAAAGTAGTATTAGTGTTTAATTTAAATAAAGAATACGTTGGTGAATTTGTTTCTTCTTACCAGGCTGCAAAAATATTAAATTGTGATCAAGGTCATATTAGAAAATGTTGCCAGTGTAAAGAAGGAAGAAAACAACATAAGGGTTACATTTAAAATGGTTAAGAATCAATATGATTTGTATAGAAATAAAAACGAGTATATTGATAGACTAAATAAATTAATTCCTATGGAAATTTTAATGCCATTAGGTGGTGCTGGATTTGTAGGTAATGAACTAAATAAAGAATAATCAATATGGAAAATTTATACCCAGTATACCCAATTCCTTCTTATAAAGATGGAGGTATACACATCAAGAAAAAGAATCGTGGTAAGTTTAATGCTCTTAAAAAGAGAACAGGTAAGAGTACTGAAGAATTAACACATAGTAAAAACCCATTGACTAGGAAGAGGGCAATCTTCGCACAGAACGCCACAAAATGGAATCATAAAGGCAGAAAGAAAAAATAACAATTACAATCTAATTATAATTAATTATGGAAAACAATAGTAACGATACACTATTTGGATTTACAGCTATAACTGATATGTTTACTGAACAAGTTGGTAACACCATCTCTCAAGATGATGATATTGATGATGAAGAGTTAGAGAGACTGAAACAAGAGTCTGTTAAAGCTAGACCTGCTACTCCTGGATCTAAGAACAAGAAGACAGAAGAAGAGGAAGAAGTAGAGGAAGAGGAAACTGAAGACATCGAAGAGGAAGAAGTAGAAGAGCCTAAGAAATCTAAAAAAGCTTCTAAGAAAAAGGATAAAGAAGAGATTGAAGAAGAGGAGACTGAAGAAGAGATTGAAAAAGAATCTGAGGAGGAAACTGAAGAAGATGAGGTTGAATCTAAACAAGTATCTGCTTTATTTGATGCGATTGCTGAAGAATTAGAATGGGATTTTGATGAAGAAGAGGAAGAAGAAAAACCAAAGACTGTAGAAGAATTGGTTAAGTATTTTAAAGAAGTAATCGAAGAACAATCTACTCCAGAATATGCAAGCGAAGATGTTGCAAAATTAGATGAATTTGTTCGTAATGGTGGTAAGTTAGAAGATTATTTCTCTATTACTCCGGACATTGATGTTGACAATGTCGATATTGAAAATGAAAATGAGCAAAAGATAGTATTGAGAGAGTTACTAGCTAGAAAAGGTTACAGTGACAAACAAATTGCTAAGAAAATCGAAAGATTTGAAGATGCTGGAGTATTAGAGGATGAGGCAAAAGACGCAGTTGAGGAACTTCAAGAGATTGTTGCAAAAGAGAAAGAAGAGCTATTAGAGCAACAAAGAATCAAAAAGGAGGAAATGGTACAGCGCCAACAAAAGTTTTTTGACGACGTTGTCGGTGAAATAAAGTCCTTGGACAATATACGTGGTATTAAGATACCAGCTAAGGACAAAAAAGAATTATTGGCTTATATATTTAAAGCCGACGCTAGTGGAAAAACTCAGTACCAAAAAGACTATTCCAAGAGCGTAAAGAATTTAATAGAGTCAGCTTATTTTACAATGCGAGGTGACACTTTGTTAGATGCTGCCAAAAAACAGGGTACTAGCTCTGCTATTAAAAATCTGAAAAATAGTCTCAGATCAACAGGCGTTAGTAAAGGTACTAAGAGAATTAATACAAGTTCATCTAACTCTATTTTTAGTCGTGCAGTACAACTACTTTAATTAAAAATAAATTACTAACATTTATATGGATAACGGAATTTTAAATAATTTACAGATCGGTAGAGGTAAATGGTTCTCAGATCTTGTTGATGAGAATATGATTTCAAATGCAATGCTTACTAGACCGTATGAAGTAACTCGTGTTATTTCTTATGTATTCGGTTCTAAAGATGATGGTTATAGCACTTCTTTGGATGCAATTACTGGTGGTCTTGGTAATGTAATGACAATTGACCAAAGAGACTACGAATGGTCTGTAATGATCGATAGCGATAGAGCTGTGACAATTCGCTCTGCAAAATGGCAGGGAACAGAAATCACTGCTGCAAATGCTAGCACAGTTATGGCAGGTTTGGGTAACACACCTATCATGTTGTGGTTAGAGGACAAATGGTTTGGTCCTGGTGCAATTTTGGAATTTGATAATAGAGAGTATCAAGTACGTGTTTCTGGTGCTCCTTATCAAGATGGTAATGAATGGGTTTATACTTGTTTCATTGCAGATGGTCAATCTAACTCTTATATTCCTGGTGAATATTTGTTAGCTGGTCGTCAAGTATCTCGTTTGGCTTCTGCTTACGAAGAATACAGTGAAGAGGGTGATATCCTGAATTATAATACTCATTTCAAGATGAGAAACTTCTTGTTTACAACTCGCTTGGATTATGATATTACAGGTACAGCTTATTCTACAGTACTTTGGATTGCTTTAAAAGATCCTAAAACTGGTAAGACTTCTTACTTGTGGTCTGATTATCAGGAATGGAAGGCAATGCGTGAGTGGTCTAAGAGATGTGAGAGAATGATGGTTTACTCTAAGTCTAATGTAAATAAAGACGGTTCTACTTCATTGTTAGGTACGAATGGTCGTCCGGTTTACATTCCTGCAGGTTTGTTGCAACAGATCGCTCCGTCTAACAGACGTTACTATACTGAATTGACTCCGGAATTGTTGGAAGACTTCTTGTTTGACTTGTCTTACAATATCTTAGGTACTAACGAACGTAAGTTTGTTGCTTTGACTGGTGAAATGGGTATGAGAGAATTTGACCGTGTATTGAAACAAAAAGCAGCTACAATGAACTTGATTGATACGAAGTTTATCAGTGGTTCTGGTCAGGCTTTGGTTTTAGGTGGTCAGTTTGTAACATACAAGATGACAAATGGCATCGAGTTGACATTGAAACATTTCCCGTTGTATGATGATACTACTTATAATCGTTTATTACATCCGGTATCTGGTAAACCACTGGAATCTTATAGAATGACATTCTTGGATCTTGGTAGACGTGATGGTCAAGCTAATATCGTTAAGGTTGTTCGTAAGGACCGTGAGATGGTTATCTGGAATACTTCAGGTTCTGTAGCTCCGGGAACTGGTTACTCTAAGAATAAATCCACAGTAAGATCTAATGCAAAGGACGGCTATTCTGTACATTTCCTCGGAGAGATGGGCATAATGCTTAGGGATCCCCGTGCATGTGGTGAGTTATTGATGGAGGTCGAGGATTAATCAGTGCACCTTTTATGGAACAAATTACTAATCCTTCCGTTAAAGTGTCAAATAAAAATCTATTGACATGGAAGAAATTAGAAATTTTGATATCTATAAAGCAACCAACAAATTAAATAATAAATATTATATTGGCGTAACCACTCAAGGAGTAGGCGCTAGAATGAAAAAGCATCTTTATAAAGCTTTGAGTGGTTCACAATATAATTTTCATAAGGCGTTAGCCGAATTAGGATTAGAACAATTTACAGTAGAAGTTATAGATTCTACAGACGATATTGAAAAAGCAAAGGAATTAGAGAAATTTTGGATTGAGAAATTACATTCAAATAATTCCGAATATGGGTATAATAGTGATTGTGGTGGTGATATAATGTTTCACACAGATGAAGCAAAAGCTAAGATATCTGCAGTACACAAAGGTAAAGACATGTCTAAGTTTTATAATCCCGTACTACAGTATTCGTTAAATGGTAAATTTATTTGCGAATACAAAAGTGTAACAGAGGCAGAAGAAAAATCTAAGATTTCAAAAGCTTCTATATTGCGAGTAATACGTAAAGATATAAAAACCTATTCCAAAGTAAATCCGTATATATGGGTTTATAAAAAAGATTATCCATCAACACCTTTAGAAATAGATCCTACAGACTGGAAACCAAAAACTAGAGTAAGAACAGTATCTGAAAACTTCCTTAAAAGAAAAGCAAACTTGAAAAGAGCTGGAAAAGAATTTGGTTCTAAAATTGCTCCGAAAGCCGTAATACAATATACTAAAGACAATACGTTTATTGCGGAGTTTCATAGTATATCAGAAGCAGTAAAACAGACTGGAATTTGTGCAAATACGATAACTAAATACTGTAATGGTAGTAATGATGAAAAATTGAAAGATCCTAAATTTCTGAAAAAGATAAAATATATCTGGAAATATAAAGAATAAAATACTATGGATATTATATTAAAATTCGCCCGTACAAATCCATGGGCTGGAATAGCTAAGTATAAGAATTGTAAAGATTATATCAGTACTTACTGGACAAGATCTGGTAATAGATATACTGGTTTAACCCCAGAAGATGCTAGACGTTTGGAGAAAGAAATGGGATATGAAGAAGGACATTTATCTCCACAAAGTGGATTCTGGAAAACATATGCAATCGGTTTAGGCGCAAGAGATAAAGTTTTACATACAGAAAGGCCTGAAGATGAACTTGCATATTTATTTTTAAAAGGACACAAAAGAGTAGCAAATGGTATTAACAACCTTAAGCCTACTCATGATTATGTTCTTGTAAATAAAGAAATTGAAGCTGAAGAAGCTAACAAAAGAAATAAAGCTAAACGTGAGGCATTCTCTGAATTTAATAAGATGTCAATTGAGGAAATGCGCAAATGTTTACGCTTATATGGTCACAAGACTGATAATATCAGTAATGAGCTAGTTGAAAGTAGTTTATTTGATCTTATTGAAAATAATCCTGATAAGTTCTTCTTGATTTGGGTAAACAACAAAGTAAGAGATACTCAATACATTATTGAAGCAGCTATTTCAAAGAATGTAATTCGTAAGTCTAAAAACATCTATTACTATGGTACTGATATCATTGGTAGAAGTTTAGAAGATGCTATTGCTTCATTAAATGATAAAAAGAATCAGGATATCAAAATGACTATACTTCAAGAAATCGAATCTAAGTAAAAGTAAACATGACAGTATTAGAAGCACATATAGCATTTAAGATTGAAGCAGATAAAAATGCCGTTAATATCGGTATATCTGGTTGTCCATCTTTTTTACCTGAGGAAATTGATTATTGGTTATATACAGCATATCTAAGTAAGATAGCTACCAAAGCTACTGGGAACAATACTCTTAGAATACCATTTGAAGGTAATGTAAAAAGAGTAGCAGACTTAGAAGGTTTAGTAAAAACTGATAAAGGATTGTCTTTACTAAGTGAACCTATAAGTAATAGGCTCACTATGAATAATTTCAAATCTAGTATTACTTATGGTGATGATACTCAAGATAAGCGTATGTACTTCTTAGAAGGAATTTTACATTTTGGTAGTAATAAAATAGCTACAGTAAAACTTATTAGTCACGAACAAGCTACTAGATTCTTAGAAACTTATAATAATAAACCTTGGATTGAAGAACCTGTAGCAATACTAGAGGATAATAAGTTAATAGTGTTTATAGATAGGGATCTCATGGTAGGTCCCTACACTATAGATATTACTTATCTGGCATATCCAAGAAAGATTAATAATCAAGATATTACGTCTACTCTAGATGAAATTCCAGAGTATATGCAATATGAAGTAGTTAAACTAGCTGCTGACATGGCAATTGAGAATATTGAATCTCCAAGAACTCAAACACATCCACAGTACGTAGCACAATTATCAGAATAGGAGGTATAGATGGACGCAAAAAATATGCAAATATCTGAAGAAGAATATTATGCCACTTTGCTATCAAACCCAGATTATTCTGAGACTAAATTTTCTATTTACAGATTTAAAAATCTTATTAATGGGAAAGTGTATATAGGACAAACTACCGTTCCTGTGCGCAAGAGATTGATTCAACACATGACGTTCAGTAGACCTTGGACTAAGTGTCATAAAACATATTTCCATAACGCTATATATAAATACGGCTTAAATAATTTTGATTTTTCTGTAATTGAAATATGTAAATCTCAAGAAGAACTTGACATCAGAGAAAAACATTGGATAAGCCATTACAAATCTAATAACAAACAGTTTGGTTATAATATAGAATCTGGTGGGAAAGATGGAAGAAAAGGTATCAAATTAACTGAAGTTCATAAACAAAAGCTTCTTGAAGCTAATTTAGGACAACCAAGAAAAGAAAATACTAGAGAAGCAATAAAGAACACACATAAAGAACTTTGGAAAAATGATAAATACAGAAAAGAACATTTAAATGTTGTGAAATGTAGTTTATCTTCTTACTGGCAGAAATCTTCAAAAAAGGTTTATCAATATGATAAACATGGTAATTTTATAGCAGTTTGGAATAAATGCAAAGACGTTATAGACTTCCTTTATGGAATAGGGGCAAATGGTAATTTGTCACGCAATATTAAACTAAACAATAAACGTGGTAAATTGGGGTTCTCCAAAAATGGCTATATTTGGTCATTCTTTGCTCCCCAAGGAAAGGAGGAATTATAAACTCAAAAGAAATGCAAATGGAATTTGAGCGCAGGATACAATTAATAGATCCTACTCTTACTATAGACCAAAAGCCTAATTCTGATCTTATATTTTCGATACTAAATGAAGCTCAAGATAGATATGTAATGATGAACTATGTTGGTGATGATCAGATGGAAACTGAAACCAACATACATACTAGAAATACAGATTCTATTAAGAGTTTATTAGTAGAAAAAGAGTTAACCGCAACAGGTACTACTCTTAATGGTTTCACAAGATACAGATTACCATATGTATCTACTGAAGAATATTTCTTATATGTACATTCTTTTAGTAAAGTAAAAGGTACATATAAACAATACAAGGATTTTGTTAGAGTAGATAATCAATTAGTTAAGTATAGGGATCTTGGTAAGTTTATTAAAACTGCATACAATACACCTATTGTTAGACAACCTGCTGTTGCATTAGTATCAGATCCTACTACTAAATATAATTATATAGAAGTAGCAGTGGATTCATATACTACATTAGGTAATGTTACATTGACTTACTACAGGAAACCATTAAGATTCAATACTACTAATGGGGCTAGTAAATGTGAACTACCAGAATCAATTCATAGTGAAATTGTAGATTTAGCAGTTAATATGTTTATTACTGAAGGTAAATATAGATTACAAGTAAAACAACCAAATAATCAACAATAATGAGGTACATTGACTTACAAGAAGCATTTGAATTAGAAATAGCTCAGTTAGATAGTAATCTAACGAAACCTACTACTTCAGATATTGAATATTGGTTAACAGCTGGTTTAATTAAGTTTATTAAAACTAGATACTCTGGTATCAATTTTAAGCAAACTGGTTTTGAACAAGATCAAAAGAGAATTGATGATCTTCGTAGTTTGGTTACAAGAAAGTCTTATCAATTCACAACCTATCCAGAAGAGTATACAGTTACTCTACCAGAAGATTATATGACTACTTTAGGTGAAACAGCTGTAATATTTAGTTATGATCATTGTTGGCCTGTTGGTCCAAGTGGTCAACCAAGAACTAAGAACACAGATGTGTTAGAGGCTACTGTAGAAAACATTGATAGACAAAGACAAAATACTTTGTCAGAATATAGATTACATGGTAGATCTGCTAGACCATTAAGACTATATGAAGGTAATACTATTCATTTATATACAGATGGTAATTACCATATAAGAAATTATATTCTCACATACTTGAGAATACCCAATAAGATTAGCCTCACTGATGCTCCGTTTGAGGAGTATAAGGAAATGCCAGCATCAACTCATGATGAGATAGTAAAGTTAGCGGTTGAGTTGTATTTGGAGAATGAGGCTAATCCTAGATATCAATCGTATATTAACGAAGTAAATAGTATGGAGTAATATACGAAAAAGTTTAGTTTAACGAGGAAATGCGAAAGCAAAGTAGAAGAACTAAAATAAGTTAAACTGAGCTCAATGTTTAACTATTAAATTTAAATAAAATGTTACAACACGTAAATAAAGTACTTATCGCTAAGACAGCTCCGGCTTCTTATACTACTGTAGATGCTTTAGTTGACGGTGATATCGCATTGTTCAATGAGAACAAAGTAATTGTTAAATCTGCATCTGAGGCAGAAGCTGCCACTGCACTTTACATTGGTGTTTGTGTTGGTAAAGAAGATGTATACGATCAAGAGGGTACAAAATCTACAAAGTCGGTTATTAACTATAGTATGCCGATTCAGAAAGGTTCTAAACCGTCTATGGTATTCACTGAGTTTGTTACTAAGGCTGAAGACAAAGTAGTAATTACTGCAACTGATGTTACTCCTGAAGTGGGACATCGTTATGTATTGCGCATTGTTTATAATGACATTCACGAAGCTCCGGGTCAGTTTACTCATACTTATGAGGTAATTGCTAAAACTACTAATGCAACAGATTTGATCACTTCTTTCAAGAATAAGATCAATAGTCATAAACAAGCCAGAGTAGTAGCTACTAGTGCTGCTGCAGTATTAACATTGACTGCAAAGGAAATTCCGTACAATCAGGGAATTACTTTAGATGCTGGTTATTGCCAAGTATCTATGGATGTTTTCATGTGGAAGACAATCCCTTCTGGTTTGTTAAGCAATGTAATGTATCCTATTTCTAATTTGACGATTGCTAAGACTCAGGGTACTCCGGGTCGTGGTAATGCTTATATTGTAAGAGACCGTGAGAATTGGAATCTTGGTTACGAAGGTATTCAGTACCGTGCTAATGCTATTTATCCGTATATTGCTCCTGAATTCAGATCTGATCTGAGTGCAGAATATGATACTCTTACTTTAGAGTGGGATAACTTGTATTTAAGCAACGATAATCAGTACATCAAAACTACTCCGCTATCTGCAGAGATTTATGTTAATAAAGATAAAATTTCTGGTTCTGCTTTTGAAACAGCATTAAAAGCATTTGTTGCTAAAGCCTAACTTTTAAACTTATTAACTCACAAGGGGGCTTGGGGTATTCCCCCATGCTCCCTTTTTTATTTTAAAAAAATATGGAAGAATCATTATATTTAGCGGAAGTAAAATTACTTACCAGGTATTGCCATAATTGCCTTGATAATAAAATGAAAGAGCGTATTATGATGTTCTTATTTAAGAAGGAATTATATGACAATGCCACAAAGTTAGGTCTGACAGAGGATGCTGATATGTATTATAAAGAAATGTTAAACCTACTTGGTATGAGAACCTGTAATTGTACAATAAATTGTAATACTTGTAAAAACTGTAGTAATGGATCATGCACAATATGTAAATAAGGTAGGTAAACAGATTAATGATTCTACCAAAATGAATGTTGATATTGATAATACATCTGTTACTAATATAGTACTTATTCCTCATTTAGAAGTTATATATAATCAACTTGAATCTGACTTAAAGAAAAATGATCCAGATTTTCCTTTTACTCAGGAAGATTTGATTAAGATTGGTGGGTACATTAACTGTTTAAAAAAACAAATAAATTTCTATGAAATACAAGACATTGATAATGATTGTATTCTTACAGAAATTGAAGAACATATAATCCAAGAGTAATATGAATAAAAAG